ATGTTTTGAATAAACCGTCCATAGTTCAAAACGAAAACGTCAGTAAACTTTTGACCTGTAAAACCAACAAAAAGAGCATAAAGTAAGTTACATGAAGATTACAGGATACGCAATTACGCAAGCGATTAAGCAGCAAGAGCTCAAGCGCGACTCTGCGAAGACATCTTTTTCGTCATCGCTGAAAGCGTTTCCAGACGAAACAAAAAAGTCTCCGCTGCTGCTAGCAGATCAGCTTATGCAAGCAGAGGAAGCCATAGCAAAGTTGCAAGCACTGCAGATGCGTTATAATCTTTCTGTGAATGTCAAAGTTCAAGAAAAGAGTATGACGCTTGCAGAAGCAATCAAGCGCGTTGGTGGAGTTGGTAGACTCGAAAAACTTTGGCGTAGCGTTGCGACTCCCGCAGAGTCACACTATAGTGGTTACGATGATCGTCGTGAAAGCAACGTAGTTGTTGCTGTACCGACTGTCTCGCAAGATGATGCTGCAAAGAAAGCATCACAGCATACAAAGCTCGCTTCATCTTATCGCGCAGCGATCGCTGTTGGCAATGGAAGCGAACTAGAAGTAGAAGACTTGTACAAGTCATTTTTTGAAGAATGACTCTGTAAAGGACGCAAGATAAATACTTGCGTCGAGGCGAAGATTCATATTGAATCGAACAAAGAAATTTGTTTACCGGTTTGTGCAAAATCATTTGTTACCTAAGTGCTCCGTGTCATATTATCTCAAAGACACAAGATTACTTGTTAACTTCAATGACGCACCAATCTTATCTAGCTCCTGTATTCTTCGCCTCCTTGCCGACTTAGTTCAGCGGTAGAACGTGAGTTTCATAAGCTCAATGTTATGGGTTCGACTCCCATAGTCGGTACAACTGGATGGAGCAGCGGTTAGCTCGCGTGGTTCATAACCACGAGGTCATAGGTTCGAGTCCTATTCCAGGTAAATTTTATTGGGACGTAGCACAACGGTAATGCAATCGGCTTTGACCCGGTCAGATACGAGTTCGAATCTCGTCGTCCCTACGTGTTCGTAGCTTAATCGGAAGAGCAGCTGACTCTTAATCAGTTAGATGTGGGTTCGAGTCCCACCGGACACACTAGTTATTAAGATAAATAAGGTCGTATCGTCTAAAGGTTAGGACGGCACATTCTCAATGTGCAAATCTGAGTTCGAGTCTCAGTACGATCGTTTGCTCGTATCGTCTAAAGGTTAGGATGACACCCTTTCAAGGTGAATATGCGGGTTCGAGTCCCGCTACGAGTGCAAAATGTATTACACAAAAAGACATTTTTTGATAACTCTTGCAGCTGCTGCGGCTGCTGTAGCATGCTCAAGTAACGATGGCGAAAATTCTGTTGATAAGACAGAGCACGAACTTCGTCGCTGTAACAGTGGTTCAATGTCAGGTTCTGGTGGACATCGTAATACGGGAAGTTTGTGTTGGTAGCTCAGCGGTAGAGCGTTGGTTTGTGAAGCCAGCTTACATGGGTTCGAATCCCATCCAACACCTAAAATTTTGGAAGCTAAAGTCATTGATGGAATGGCAGTCTGATTGCTAGTCAGATTGAACCGAAAGGTCTGGGGTTCGACTCCTCTGGCTTCCGCTGGAAAACATTTTGTGCAACGGAGCAACAGTGCCGTTACTAAAAGTTTTCCTGCCGCGACCGTAATTCAGTGGTAGAATGATTGGTTTCCACCCAATTCGTCGTGGGTTCGAGTCCCACCGGTCGCTCTAACGTACGATGTAAAATTCTGTGTTGTTTTTCAATAACAGGGTGTTATGAACAAAAAATATGAATTTCGAGTTATTGTTGCAGATCCACCATGGTCGTTCAACGATAAACTAGATGGTTCTCCGTCCCTTAAAAAGGTAAAACGTGGTGCTGCTGCAAACTATCAAACTTTGACAGCAGATCAAATTGCTGCGTTGCCAGTGTCGGAGATCGCTGCTTCAAACAGTATCCTAGCGCTATGGGTACCGTCGACGTTGCTGTCAGACGGTCTTAAAGTAATGCAGGCGTGGGGGTACAAGTACAAGCAAATGTATGTTTGGGTAAAGACAAAAAAAGACGCCGTGCTCGTAGATGACTGTTTGTCTTTCGGTATGGGACGTCTCTTCAGACAAGCTCATGAAATTGCGTTGATCGGAACGAGAGGCTCAGTTACAAAACTTCTCAAAAATAAGTCGCAACGCAGCGTATCATTCGGTCTGAATGAGCGACATTCAAAGAAACCAGAACATCTTCAAGACAGTCTTGAACTCATGTTCGACTGTGATGAGCAAACGTGTCTTGAACTGTTTGCGAGACGTTCACGCAGCGGTTGGACGTGTCTTGGCAATGAAATTAACGGTCAAGACATCAGGGAAGAACTTGCGCAAATGATCGTAGAGAATGATAATGCGAACAATACTGTGTGATTGCGATGGTGTTATCGCTGACTTTGCTGGTGCGTGTCTTGAGCTAATTGAAGCTGCAACTGGTGTTCCAAGAACAAAAGAAGAAATCAAAGAACACGATATCTTCGGTTCGCTTGGACTTAAACACATGAAGCACATTCTTGACAGTGCTGTCGAATGCGGTGGATGGTGTTTGGGAATAAAACCATACAATGATGCGAAGTGCGGTATTGATATGCTACGTTCGCATGGTGAACTTATTATCGTTACGTCTCCCATGCACGCGCGGCATTGGATGTACGAACGTACTGTTTGGCTTGAACAATATTTCAACATACCCAGCGAAAAAGTTATTTTTGCTCGCGAAAAACAGCACATTGTTGGAGACGTGTTTATCGATGACAACTACACGAACGTAGTCAACTGGAGCAAAAGATTTCCAGCTGGACTTGCTGTACTGTACGGTGATCACAAATACAATGAAGAGCATAACGACTTTGGTAATATCAAGCGAGCAAAGACGTGGAAAGAAGTAGAGGAATTGCTTGAGCTATCACGGTTACATACCGATTGTTAAACAACTTATAACGCATATCGATGCACCAAATATACTTGAAGTTGGTATTGACACAGGTGCAACGCTATTTCCGCTTGTTTTTGATCTCGTACGTAGCGGTAAAAAGTTTGGTTTTACCGGAATAGACGTAAAGATACAAGATCATATCAGCGTCGTACTTGGTAACATCAACTACGAAAAAGATCAGAATGTACGCATCATCAATAATAACAGTTTGAATGTGCTACCAGCAAGCGTTGAAGCTGGCGAAAAGTACGATATTGTTCTGTTGGACGGTGATCACAACTACTACACAGTGAAGCGCGAGCTTGAGCTTATAGATAAACTTACGCATGAGTATTCATTCGTTGTCGTTGACGACTACAGCGGACGTTGGGCTGAACGCGATTTGTGGTACGCTGAACGTGATACGCATGCTGCTGTTGCTGACGTGACTGCGCGAGTAGAAACAACGAAGCACGGTGTGAAAACAGCTGTAGATGAATTCTTGGATGAACATCGTGACTGGAGCAGTTGTACGCTTATTACAGGCGAACCAATTGTGCTCACAAAACAGCTACGTGTAACAGTTGAAGGAAAAAAAGAATGATTCCTGTTTTTTACACACCGCTTATGGTAGCTGACTCACGAAGTATATCGCCTAGCGCAGCAAAACCAGCAAAAGTTGTTGACTCATGGAACAAGCAGTTCCCAATAGAGATCATCGAACCTGTTCCTGTTACAAACGATGAACTGTACAGAGCACATGAACGTGACTTTGTCGATGGTGTTCTGTCGTGCAACATTGAAAATGGGTTTGGTAACAAGTCACCGCAAGTCGCTGCTTCGTTGAAGTATACATCAGGTGCGATGCTTTCTGCTGCACGTCATGCTATTAAAACAAAGAGCGTCGCTGCTGCACCAGTTTCTGGATTTCATCACGCGGGATTTGCTTCATCTGAAGGCTTTTGCACATTCAATGGTCTCATGGTTGCCGCGCTTGCACTCGCAGCTGATGGTGTCAAGAACGTAGCGATTCTCGATCTTGATATGCACTACGGAAATGGTACTGATGATATCATCCGTAAGCGAAATGTTACGTTTGTAAAGCATTTCACGGCTGGTAAAAAATACACGGAACCAAGTCAAGCGCAAGAGTTTTTCAATGAACTAGAATCAAGACTTGAGTGGATGTCAGACAGCGATGTTATTCTTTACCAAGCTGGTGCTGATCCACACGTTGATGATCCGTACGGTGGCTTTCTTACAACAATGCAGCTGCGTAGAAGGGACGAAATCGTTTTTAAGGCAGCGAAGAAAGCAGGCGTTCCAATCGCGTGGGATCTTGCTGGCGGATATCAGACAGAACGTGATGGCTCGATTCCAAAGGTTCTTGAGATCCACGATAACACAATGCGAGAATGTGTTCACATTTACGGGAGCACAAAATGAATATCATCGATATCGATGATCACGGTTACGTAATTCATGGCGATTCAACACGAAGTGCCGCTGTTGACGCAGCGCTTCAGATCACAGATGGTGCTGTTCCGCTAATCGTTACAGATCCGCCGTACGGTAAAACGGTAAACGAAGACTGGGATAACACCCACAGTAACGACGAAGATTTCTCTGAGTGGATGGTGGAGTGGACAGAAAAGTGGCTTCGTGCACTTAAGCCGGGCGGCGCATTCTACGTCTGGGGCGGCATCGGGAAGCCACAGTTCAGACCATTCTTCAAGTACATAACGAAAGTTGAACATCGAACGAAACTTCAGCTTGCCAACCTCATCACCTGGTCGAAGAAGAGAGGCTACGGAGTCGATAACAACTATCTGTTCACGCGTGAAGAACTCGCGATGTTCATCAACGGTGATGCAAAAAAACCATTGTGTTTTAATATACCGTACCTTGAAGCTGTACGTGGTTACGCAGGTTACAACTCAAAGTATCCGGCAAAAAGCGAAAAGTACAGACGCACTAATGTTTGGACAGATGTAAACGAAATTTTTCGTGGTAAAGTTCACCCGACGCAAAAAAAGCAACGTGTTGTAGAGATACCAATAGAAGTTCATACGCAGCCAGGCGACTGGGTCATTGATCCATTCGCTGGTTCTGGAACAACAGCAGCAGCTGCAATTAAGCTTAAAAGAAAATTTATCGTATTCGAAAAAGAAGAAAAATACATCGAAACGATAATGAAGCAAATCGAAATAGCTCTAACAGCACCAGACAGCGTAAGCGAGGAAAAAGAAGATGAATGAACAGTCAGTTTCAATTCCGTATGAGCTTTTTATTGATACGATTTACGCTCTTGGTAGACGCGGTAACAAAAAAGTTGTTGAGCAGCTAAAGGCTGCTGTTGTTTTTCACGACAAACAAGAACAAGAACATAATAGTGTCAAAGCTGACATCAGCGATAAAGCAGAGCATAGCGTGCACTACGCTGTTGATGTCAACGATATCGATCATGACGTAGGAATTGATTTTTTTAGCTTCGATAAAAAAAGATATACGATACTAGCACAACAGTACAAAAGACACAGCTATGAATATGCAATTTCATCAAGCGATGATCTATATGCCTTCTTTTTTACGCATATTACGATCGAAAATTATGATATAGAAAAATACAAAGTTTGTTTCATCGAAAATGTTACATCAAAAACTATTATCGTAACAAGAACAGGACTGAAAAATCTGATTATTCGACTCTTTGGACCCAAAAATCCACTTTTCGTAGTTGACACAGTAGATGGTACAAAGCTTACTGCGAAAAAAGTTATAAATCATCTTGACGAAGATATCAAAGTTTGTTTCGGTTTCGCTGAAACAGCGACTAATGCGTTAGCAACCAAGAGCGGAAAAGAAAATGTTTATCCAAACGTTCCACGAGAGAGCTATGCTAACAGTACTGCTCAACAGCAAATCATCAGCAACTAAATTTGTTCATAAGCATATTGTAATTTTGTTCAAAAACAACAGTTCGTATGTTCGTTTCATAGATGAGAATAAGAATACTAAACCTGCTGAATTCAATGCAATTGTTATTTGTTACGAAGACGATGGCATATACAAAATAATCTTCAAATTTGAAGACGACGTGTGTAAAATAACGTATCTCTCAGCGGAGAACTACGAAACGTTTATTCGTAAGCTATTCTTGCGTAGTAAGAATGTAAGCGTAGACAATTCGGCTGCTGATACATTTACAAAGATAACTACGTATGGCGTTATTTTCTTCAGTTACAAGAATGTGGACGCTGTTAAAGACGCTGATGCGATCGAACCTACGTACGTTCAGGAATATGACGATAGGCGCGAATATGGAGTATGTTATGCATCAAAGCTGATTACTTTTTACGATGAAAATGCATGTAAGATTTTTGTAAATGTTTTTCATAATTGTTTGTTTATAACAAATGACAAACTACTAAATGAAGAATTCAAAACAATATCTGCTACAGTTCATAACGATAGTGATACAACGACTATTTCATTTGATAAACACGATTTTGTAATTTCAAATGATGCGTACAGGGAATTTCTAGAAGCGATTTTTGTGCGCAGGAATAGTCCATTCAGATTCTATTCAAAAAATGGAAAGCAACTTACGCTTGCTGCTAGCAAGAAAAGAATAGACAAAATTATGAAATGCAAGAAACAGTGCGTTTTTAGATTTTAATTTGTACACTGACGCATGATAATGTATAGTTATCATGCAAGATGCTTGTACAGGCTCCTGGTGGGGCCGGTTGATTGTCAATCAACTGCCGGGAGGGTTCGAATCCCCCTACAAGCGTAACGTGAGTTTGTCGTCTGGTGACGTCACTTGTCTTACAAACAAGCATAGAAGGGTTCGATCCCCTTACTCACGACTCTGGAAGCGTGCAAGAGTGGATTATTTGAACTGTCTTGAAAACAGTAGGCGGTGAAAGCCGTCCGTGGGTTCGAATCCCACCGCTTCCTCCAAAGTGAAATATAGAGTTACTTGTCAAAATAAGTCAGAGTTTGAACGACTAAAACAACGTGTCATGGGCATCTCGAATCTTGAAATACGAGATGAAGAAATTATTGCTGATAGCTACGCTGTTGTTGCAATTTCATCCATGACAGACACACCAACAGTAAATTTTTCATTGATGCTTGGACGCTAAACGCGTCCATTGTTGTTTAATGGCGTGTATAATTACATTTCGTGAAAAACGAAACGATTAAGCTTACACGCGGTGAATTGCGCTTTTTGATTGAAACAACCGCATTTGAAGAAGAACTGCTCGACGAAGGTTTTTTTGACACACTGTCTAGCATGGGTTCTGCTGTAAAACAACGATTCGTAAAATCTAACGAAGTAAAAGCATTTGAGTCAGCAAAACAACAGACGCTCCAAAGAGTTAAGCAGCTGACGAATGCTTACTACATGAAGAAAGACGAAGAGCAGAAACAAGGCATCCTTCAGAGCATTGATCAAACGTATACACAGCTGCTACAGTTTGCAAGATCTCAAGCAGAGCGTGCACGTGATAAAAGTGATGATCAAACAATTGCTCAGATCAAAAAACTTGTTGCAGACGTGCAGAAGCTTAAGACAAACGTTCAGATGACCATGCACGGTTCTTCACGTCTCGCTTCTGAACCGACTTTGGAAGCCATCGAGTCAGCGCAGTCGATTTTCGACCGTCAGCAGCAGGGTAGAACCAGCTACAACCCAGAAAGCTCTGAGGAGTCACAAGCAGCAGCGACTTACAAAGCGTTGAGGGCTATGGGTAAGTCTGACTCACAAGCAAAAGACTACATGAAACGTAAAGGTCTTATTTTAGACTGTGCAATCCGCCTCGTGGCCGTGGTATGATAAATCATGGCCATACGTACGATCTGTAAAGAAGTTGGTGATGCTGTTGCTATCGCGTTCAGCGGAGGAATAGGCGTTAGGATCAATGTATGCATTGCAAATCTTTATGAAAAGCATACGCCACGTAGAACTGTGCTTGTTTTGTCTATCGAACGTGATGAAACCAGTATTGAGGAACATTTGAAAGAAGAATACATCACCGACTATCACGTTTTTCTCAAACACGGTATCGACTTATTTATGTCGATATGCCGTACAAAGTACGTAAACGTAAGTGTAAAAAGTCAGATGGTACGCATGGCACGCATGTTGTGTCGTACGTAGATAAGCACGGTAAACATCACTCATCGTGCAATTCAAGCGAAGGTGGAGCGAAAGCTCAAATAGCTGCAATAGAACGTAGCAAACACGAGTCAGTTTCAGTCGATGAGCTGATTTTGTTGATACAAGAAGAGATAGAAGCGTATGATTTCAAAGATGAGTGAAGCTATCTTTGGAAACAAAATTGTTGCGTGCTACGGCAACGTTGTCTACGTATTCGATATTCAAGCATGGGAAACTGGTGTAAATGAAGCAAAAAATGTTTCGTTGCAAAACAACGAAAGAGCATTGTTTGCATCAGTATTGCATGTTCATCGATCAGCAGGAACGCAGTACTCGTGCTGGTGCACAATTATGAACGACTGGGTCGTAAAACCTGACGAATTTCTGATAGAAGAATTTGTTAACGCAGCTGATGAGATGCTATCAAGACAGAACATTGATCCAAGAGCAAAAGCATTTTTTAGGTACATCGTTGCAGAGGAATCGTGAAAAGATCGGCGTATAAGCTTTGGCAGAAGAAGCGTACGTTTACAAAATGCTCGTGTGGATGCACAGGTTATATTAGAAATAACGGTAGTATCTCCTACTGGATAGTTGAGAATAATAAATTCTGGACCAGCTGGAGGGGTCATGGAATGGGTTCTGACTATATTGGCTCGTATAAAACATTTGATGAAGCGAAGCAGTCAACTTTCAAAGACGAGCAGACGTCTTTGGCGCCGATACAGCAATGCGTCATGACGAAAGTAGACATCGTTGAAACAGACAAGGGACTAGCAGTAATTCAGTCAGATGAAGGTAGCTATAATGCTCTCGTAACCGATACTGATGCTTATCTTGTATCGAGAAAATTTCCGTTGATAAAAACATGATAAAATACGTAACACTTGGCTCTTTTATCTTTACGCTTATTGTTGGCATACACGAAGCTGTAACGCAACGTTACGGAATGGCGGCAGTTCTGTTCACATTCACATTTATTTTGTCCTTCTTTGTCAAAAATGACTTTCAAACAAAAAAATAAAATGTGCACGAAATACGTCAGAAATAATCATTGCGGCACTATCGTCTACTACAACGATATGTACTACGTTGTTATACATCCGTACAATATTTCAACTCTATGCGTTGGCGTCAACGGCGTAGAGGTCATAAACGAACGTGAGTTCGAGATTGTGAGCACGATACAATGATTGGCTGGGGTTTTGTATCAAGCATCATGGGCAACTGCGAAGACGATGATAGCATGTGCACCAAACCCGCAGATATGAGAATGATCGTTGAAGAAAATCCGATCTTCTACACCGTTGAATACACACCACGTATCTACGTTGGAAGCGTAATGATACGTGAGTACAGAAAATCAACGTGTCAACCAACAAAAGTTCAGTTGCTGCGATACGAACAAGAAACACTGAATGACACAGCTTATGAATTCAGGATCACGTCAGCTGGCGGTGACATAAAAAAAGAACGTAAAAGAGTCATAAACGCGTTGCTTGCGCTTGGAGAAATAATATGAATGTTAACTACGAGTACTCATGCGATAGCTGCGGTGCGCAGTACATGATGGAACAAAAATTCGGATCTGATGCTGTAAAGATTTGTCCATCCTGCAAAAATGAAACAGCAAAAAGATTGATATCTGGCCCGTCACCGTTTATACTAAAAGGAGGCGGATGGGCGTCGGATTTGTATTCAAATGCAAAAAAAGATCAATTACGGAAAAATACTAGAGTCAGTCGTGAAAACGATGATGAATATCATCGTTGACTACGCGCCAAAATGCAGTGGTAGCGATACATGCAACGAATTTTGTACACATGTATACGAAGTACCGCCAGGTGAAAAATACAATGTTTGTGACAGACATGCTGCCGAACTTGTTATAGCGAAAGGCACTGCGAATTTGACAGAGATGAAGTCAGCAGCTGACGTTCGTAAGATAGTGAAGATGGGTACGATACTATCAAAGATGGGCGTCGTAACACCGCTCTCACAGGTAGTTGTTGCGCAAAAAAGCAAGAAAGATTTGAATTGAACGAAGAAAAAATTACTCCATTGTTGAACGTCATCGCATCATGCGGAGACAATCAAGACAAACTAAACAAAATCTATGATATCGCATCATATGCTTTGCTTTACGGCTGTCGGTGTAAACTGATGTCGGTTTCAAATCTTGTGATCAGAAAAATTGACGGCGAAGAGTCAAAAATAAAGTGTGCCATTTGCGGTGTTGTTTACCCGAAAGTAATCTTATGAAGATCTGGACAATTTCGCATTCTGTTGGGTACGAAGAGGGCATTAACTTCGGTTTTTGGAAAACAAGCGATACTGCCACCGTAGAGATGGCAAACAAAACGATCTATGATGACTATATCGTTTTGTATGATGATTCATACGCGCTCTATCCAGGTGAGCAGATACGGCTTGAGTGGCTAGAGTCAGTGTGGATCTACAAAAGCGGATCATTCTTTGAGCTACGAAAAGTAGAGATGCAACGTGCAAGTGATGATACGAAACGCGTTGGTTATATATGTCCACAGTTGTTTGATCAAGATATCAAACAGTACTGTAACATAACAAGCGAACGTATTATCGGCCGTTTATGACGATCCAAGAGTTGATATCTCTGTACAACGTCATTGAACCGTAACTTGAGCTAATCGTAGCCTCAGTCCCACCCGAGATTCGGGTACCTTGGGGATCAACTATGTTGATCCCTCTGTTGTTTGCGACGCCATCTGCATCGTAAATAATGAGCCATTGACCCGTTTTTGCATTTCTTGGTAGCGAAGCTGTAACTCCAAGTTGGCTTCCAGAGACGAATGCAACAACATAGTCGTATTCGTAAATTTCGTATTGAGTTTCGCTCGACGATCCAATACGCCTCGAATTCGATACAACACGTCCATTTGTGTAAAATTCTTGTGGTCGTCCATCAATGCCAACTTGAAAATTTGACATCGCTGCTATGATTACGATGTTACCGTTCTGATCAAGAACGTAAGCGAATGGTGAACCAGTCGTTGAACTTTTCGTAATCATAGTTTCACTTGCTTCGTAACTGTTTTCTTCACGATAGCTGCGGCGCCTTGCGATATTCCTGGCACTGTAACTGCTGATGTGAACGGTTGCTGATCAAATTTTGGCGTAACAACGGTAAGCTGAGAGTTTCCGCTCGATACGACTGGCCTGTTGCGTAGTGTATCATCAAAAAATGGTAGTGAGCTTGTTGCTTCATTGCTCAGATTGCATGAGTCTGTAAGTACCGGGTCAACGCTTGCACCAGTTTCTGGATTTACAAAACGTATCTTCACTGGGCTATCGCTTAGATACTGAACTTTTGGTGCGCCTGGCGAGTTGTCGTTTTTCATGTATACGAATTTTGTATCATGACGTTGCTCGAGCATGTCTCTTGGATGACCGTAGTGATCTCGTCTAAATACAGCACGTGTGTAATACGGTAGACCGCTTACAAGACCATATTTCCATCCACGTACAATAGAGCCAACGCCGTAAAGACAGTTTGTCAAGTCGGTAAACCAGTAGTCGCTGTTTATGTAAGAGCTAAATCTAGAAAATCCTTGATAGTCATGCATTAGGATCTTTCTGAAACCTGTTCTGTATTTTCTAGATGCACGTAGATGTGCTCTATTCGATAGTGCAGAGTCGTAGAAAGATCCTGACAGATAGTCAAGGTTTCCTATTCCATCGCCAAAGCCGTAGATATGTTTAATCTTATCATCATATCTACCGGAGTTACTGTTTGTAATTGCGCCCATCGTGCCAGTCGAGAATGGTACGTCGATTAGCCATACAGCACTACGTGCTTCATTTGCGATGCTATGCGGATTAGAGTAGTTCGCGCCTTTCTGGTACTGCACGTAATCGTGCCAACCAATCTTGTGATCAACAGAGTCGCTTCCATCTACACCAGCGACATTGTCAAAAGACGATGTGAATAGCTGAGCTACATTCAGTGCTGACTGTGGAGACGTAAAACGTTGCGTGTCTGCATACAGTCCAGCAAAAGGAAATCCTTCTTCCCAACCACGTGTGTGATAACCGAATACTGTTCCAGGGTACTTGACTGAGCCTGTATTAACAAGCGTACCGCGGTAACCGAATATGAATCTTTCACCATAGGGCCAGCTTGGCAAACCGCGGCTATACGGCGATGAACGCTTGATAACGTCAGCGAGCCCAGGAACACAAGAGTCCCAGTAACGTTCGTAGTCGCTTGATGCTACGCTGAATCGTGGTATACCGCAGCGTTCGTAACGAGGCGTTAGTATCGTTGCGAACGAACCAGACAGCTGCGAACCTTCGCGTGAAAATACGATGCTACCGATGTATCTTCTATCGATAAGATCGTTTCTTGTTCGCAGCGTCATGCTGCCTGTTACGCACTGATCGTATATCGAGCCAGAAAGATGCTCAGTCGCTTCGACATCGAACTGATCCAGTACGTGATCGTCGCCTATCACAGTGTGTACAGCATCTGTAACTGTTGACTGTTGCAGCTGGCTATGAAATTCTGCTTCGTTTCTGATCAACGAACCGTACAACGTAACGCGTATTGGCCCTTTACCGATTCCAGCATCATGAGAAGAAGTAAATGCTGCACCAGCTCCGATGCATGGTCTACATTTCGAAAATGCAAGTATGAGTTTGTCATTCGGGTATACGATGTATGGTGACTTCTGCGTTTTTGTGTAGTTGTATGTGCAGAATGCAGTGCTTGCAGCTGCTTTTAGCGCTTCTGACGCTCCAAGCTCTGAGAGTATGTTGAAGCTTGACGTCGCGCTTGGACCGATCAAATTACGCCCATAAGATCTTCCATTCTTACGTTGTAGCCCGGCTGTTGTTCTGCCATTCGGTATAGATGTTAGAACAAGCGCATTATTCAAGTCTGTTGACGTATTTTCTGTTCCAAGCAAAAAACCTGTTGTAACTGTCGCTTCAAGATTCAACCTGACGGAACCGGTGAACGTTGAATTCGACGGTGTTATCGTTGCAGCGGCAGTGGCAACAGAAGAGAATCCGCTGTTTCTGATGTCATTGACGCCTACGCCAAAGCTGCCGATCTCGAATGTCTCAGTATCATCGTTACGCGGTATAAATGAACCAGTTACGATAATATCTCTGTAGTCATCTCGTATTTGATTGAGCAATGCAAATGTGATCGCAGGACCACCGACTTGATCATCGCGTCGTACAGTCCAGTCGTTAAACCATCCAGCGCCAGCTTCAAACGGAAATTCAACTATTAGCTTTTCAAGCAGAAATGGATGATTTATCTGTCCAACGGTAAAATATTGTGATGATGTCGCTGCAGCACTCGCTGTTAGAAATGCAGTTGATCTTCTTATATCTGGTACGATATCAAGCAAATTCGCAACAGTCGCTGTATCATCGCTTCCACCAGGAGTAACAAGATCGCCAATCTTATAACTATCGAATGGTTCAGAACCTGACAGTATCGGATACCCATATGGACTTGAGAACACGAATCCCTGAAAGTTTGCCCAGCCTTCTCCATCTGCAAATCCTCTGCGTTCAAATTTATTTGTCGATGGGCTAAAGTACACAAATTCAGATGATTGAGTTGCAAACGTGTACTTCTGAGAGTTGTAAAACTCAAGTCGTAGCTGAGTTTTTGATGCTATACTTGAATCGAAGCCAGCCGTTCCAAGCTCTGTCGGTGTTGTACCAGAAGCGTAAAATTCTGTTGACTTGATATCTTGCTCATGAAGCCCAATTTCGACAAATGGATTATTGTACCGCTTCTGTTCACGTTTAGCGATCCACTCTTCGGCGGCTGACTTTATCGTCGATCCAGAGACTTCGATATCAGTATGAACGTAGTAAATATCCTTACGTTTTCCGTTGAAATCGCTATACATGCGCGGTATCGTTGTCGGATACGTTACAACGCGTCGACGTCCAGCTGGTGACGTTACAAGCGACTCATACGTTATCGACTTACGATCATCGTAAAGTCTGCTTTCAAGCCCGCGCAGCTGATGATTACCGGTTGAAAGTTCTATTGGGTACGTCTGATATGCGTCTTGTTTTCGTAGCTCTACTCTTGGTAGTTTTTCTCTACTAGCTGGTATTGGATAGAATTCGAATCTAACTCCCGTCGTTTCATTGCCAGGCCAGTCAGAGTTGTATTTGAGAGTATTATTGTTTGAATAAATCGAACCGCCGTGCTTGTATTCGACTGTCGCTCCGTACACTTCGGCAAAAAAATCACGTTTGCGTGTATACGGAGAAGTATTACCAATTCCTATTACACCGCAAGACGCGCCAGCAACAGAGTCAGGTATACCTTTAATTGTCGATGATTTTTTACAATATCTGTACTCTATTAGACCACGTTCACGTAGCCAGCATTCGAATGTTATAACTGCACGATCGTAGCCAGATGATGGCCAAACGACCCAACGAACTATAAAAATCTTCTCATTGCGCTCTTGATCAAGAGCGTATTTGACGAATACGCCGCCGCCATCATTCGATGGTGCTAGTTCAAGCGTATCCCACCACGGTGCAACCAGAGGTTCAGTGCCAACGTTATTGTTAAATGTGTTAGTTGATATTGTTATCGACGGCATACCAACAGCAGCAGTACCAGAGTCATTCGTAAGAACGATAAAACCATACGAATTGACGTAGCAACGATGATACGTGTATGTATCAAATGGAAAGCCGAAGCCCAACGGTATTGCTGAACCTGTATGAAATCCATACGGAAACGATGCAGACGTGTACGGAGCTGTTTGAGATAGCCCATAGTAACCGTACGATCCAGTCGTATTAACATCAGCAGAGCCTGACGCGATCGATGGATGTCTGTGCGGTATTACAATTCTGTACCCGTTTTGATTAAAATCGTACAGCTGGCTCGGTGACAGCTGAGACGGTTCTGAATTCTCGTTCAGTATTTTGTGAAGAGCGTAATTTTCGAGTACAGTCATCTTACGTAAATTATCATGGTGTACCCCATTTGCTTTGCAAGTATGCTTCTACAAGCAACAAATCAGAGTCAGATAGATGCGAATTGTATATCACAATTTCGTAATAGTCTGCTTTAAGATATATTGATGCTCCTTGATAGCTAGCAATATACATCGTTCCGTTGACAGTGCCAGATCCTGGATTCGTAGCAGTTATAGTTACTTGAGATGTTTGATCTCTGTACATTTCATAGTACGGAGATGATGTATTCGTACGCCACGCATAACAGTTTTTCGTTCCCGTCGAATACGCGCTTGCATTACTTGCAGCAGCAGATGTTGCTCCTCTATAGATACCAAGCGTATGCGAGTCTGGTTTAACAGTGAACATGAACGATGTTGCGCTTTCCTCAAGATCCCACGCAACACCATATCCAGCATCGTTAACTTTTAGCACGGCAACAATTGTGCAGTTACCAAGCGCCATAAGAGCAGAAACGGTATCATCTACACCATCGAACTGAATATACGTTCCGCTTGACTTGTACGTTGGACGTACACCTCCAGCTGCTGTTAGGTGTCTGTTGTTACCAGATCTATCAGACCACGCGCCGACCGGATCACCATCAACAGCAACAGGCGTGGTTCTTCCGCTGTCTTGATAAAGCGAAGACAAAACACTAGCATCATACCAACCGTAAAGTCCAGCAATATCTGTTGGGCTAAATGATGCAGCAACAGCGATACTTGAACTTGCCTCGTACGCTACTTTATAGATCATGCCACCGTATCCAATGCTGTCGATGCCACGTATCGAGTTATCGAATACAAATCCGCATGTACTGCTAAAACTCTTTTTGTTTATGTAGTCTGAGCTGTCTACGCTTGCTGAGTTCGATGCGTAATTTTTTACGAGAGAAGATGTAAAAAATGTATCACATGTACGACTGACAGTGTCATTGAACGGTTCTTCAGCGCTGTCAGTCGTATCGATGTACGCGTACGCCGTACGATTACCGAAGTCGTAACCATCGTCGACGTATCTGTCTATTCTTGCTGTCGTACGTTTCTGATAAAACTGTGATACTAGCTGCGAACTGTTGGCTGTTACGCCGCCACCTCCCATAACCTGCCCTCTGATGGCCCTAGGATCAACTGGAAAAAATGATGTATCAAGCGTTGCAGGAGCTCTTATATCAAGTGGTTCAATTACTCCGTCCCAGTTACGTGCATCTACATCGCTATCATAAACAGCGAATGGAAAATCGCGTGATGTCTGCGGTAGATGATCGATCAGTATGTATTGACCCGCTGTCCAACGTTCTGCGTCTGAGAATGTTACGCTACCTGTCAACCGCGGTGATGTTTGCCCAAAGTTGACGGTTTCAAGTACGTGATCATCACGACCAGAATACACACGATACGTAACGGCGGCTTTATGTCGTTCTGTTACGACTTCGATGCCCTGTCTAAATCTGTCGTATTCAGCTGTATTGATGCTACCGCTTTCCGGAGCAGTATCAGCGGGCTTATGCTCTTTTAGCGTATCATTGAATGGCTTGATTGATCCGTAATCCATTAGTACTTCTTTACTATGCCGACGATCTGTTGAACTAGCAACAAGTCGCGTGTTCTAAAACGTTGACCATCAGAAAATAGATGCTCAGATGGAGAGTATCTAACTTTTGCACGTTCAAGTGCATTTGGCTCAATTACGTAGTCAATTCCTCTGTACGACGCTTTTCTGGGCATTATTTGCTTGATAAATTCGCCTATGCTTGAATTTATCCACGTATAGTAGTCAAGGTACTGCTTAAAGTCTATTTTTGACTTCAGTCGATTAAAGTAAACGGTTGCGAATTGTTCTAGCTCTGGATACGAATCGAAGTTCTGGTTACCGATAGATCCCAATGCAGTTTCGAACAACGAATAGTCTGACATTGCATTTATGATGTCTCTGTCAAGCGCATCGACGACTGACAGTTCTATTGTAACTTTCGTGCTGTCTGTCGGCGTCTCAGACTTTGGTATTTCGTTGAGCGGAGCTGTATGAACCCATGTTGATGACTCGTAGTCGATGTTGCGTTGATCGAGCATGCTGCGTATACGCACTTTATCTGCGTTTGAATTTTGATCAAACTTTGGCGTTAGACGTGATCTTACGATGTGTTCGCCGTACACAAGTTTCGATGATACATCGAAACCAGAGCCTGTTACGCCCGTTCCGTGCTCAGAGTAGTCATAAAAGCTTATCGCTCCAAGCGAGTCAGACGACGTTACTTCGTTTCTTGTAAGCGAATGTAGTCTTAGCTTACCAAAGCTACCGCTTAGATCATTGTTGTAGTTGTAATTTCTTCGTGGATCGTCGACACCAAAACTTTCGTGAGAACGTACGTGATCGTACCACTCTTCTTGCGACAAGTATTTTGACCAGAAGCGTAGTTCTCCGAGTCTTGCATTGCAAGCGATAATTCTGCTTGTGCTCGGTGAAGACGTATTGTTGAGAAACGTGTAGTCTGCTGTTGCACCGGTTTGCATTTGCTGTCCAGCGCCTACAACAAAATAACTTCCTGACGCATTAAAACTTGAAGATATGCTTTGTTGTGGGTTGAATGATGCAGATGCGTAGCTGAGAGTTTCTGCGTATAGCGAACTCGTTGCATGAGCTGCAAATACCTTACCATCGTTTGTTTTTGCAACACGCAAAAAATAAGAAGAAGTAAGCGTTGATGCGCCGTCTTGATCTCCGCGTACTCTACCAAACGATAGATACCATCGATCTCCATCAAATACATTGCATCCAGTTAGATAAAGCATATGCGTTCTTACGGTACCAGCTTCGTAAGATGCGTCTCCTGCAATGTACATTTTGACATCGTAGCTGCCAGAACCAGCCAAAACATTGCACCACACCCCACCGTTAGACGAGTTACTGCCAGTTGTGCACAAACGTGCAATAGATTCATATGCAGTCGATATACTGCTCTGATTCGTGAATGGGTACCAGAACGATAGCTCGCATGTCCATGAACCAGAAGTTTGCAGACCGTCGCTTAGCTGATTTGATGCACCATGCGGTGGATAAGACGCTGTATTCGCAAAAGTGCCTGCTATTTGCGGCCATCCAACTTCGCGTCTAGTTCCACTCAGATACTGAGATTTTAGTAGCGCATTCGAGCCAGTAACATTCACGTAATACGCGAGCGTTGTATTCGTGTCTCTAGCGCTACGGATGCTACCACCAGCTGCACCTCCGTGTTCACGTATTTTCAACGACGAATCTGGATCTATACCAACGCTACGCAAAAATGCTTTTACGCTGTGCAGTGTGCCGCGAGAAGAAATAATTTCAGGAAGCGCAGTGGCAATCCTTCTAAGTACGCTTGCTTCTATTTCTCTTATACTGTAGTCTGAGTTTGATCCGTCGTCATTTACGTTGTACCCATCAACGTACTGCTCTATTGATACATTCTCAAATATGTTTGGTACACTGAACCCTTTGCTTTCGAAGTATTTTCGAATGAAAATATCAGGTGCTGTATCGTATTCGTCATAGTCGATAAACGATAGATTTGCAAATGAATCAACATAAAGCTTCAATTCATCAAAATATTTAGCGTACGAGTACAGCAAACCGAGCAAGAGTTGAGTTGAACCCAACTTACCAGTCCCAGGAACGTTATTGCCGATATACGTGTCTACGATCGTACCATCTATTGTCTGCAAACCATCGAATGCTTGACCTTCGATGAGATAGTGCGGTGGTATGAGTCGTGTGATAAGATTTGGGTTTTGTCTATCGTATTCGCTGCCAGATGTAAGCAATGTTGAATTTAGCGTCGTAACACCGCTGTAATTTGGAAAGAGTACTGGATTGAAAAACGATTTTTCTTGACGCAGCGGTGGTGAAGAAGACGTTAGTCTCAACGACGATGTGTAGTTTGTTATCAACGCATGATGAGAATAGCCAGAACTGTCTAGCACAACTGCATTGTAAGCATCACCGCTGCTAGACATTATTTGACCGAACGGCTCATTGAATTTATAGTAAAGCACAAGTTCGGTCTCAGAGAAGACGCCACGATTCATAAATGACTTTATCTGATGCGTTGAACGTGCTGTCCTGTAAAAACGAAGTTCGTCGATTGAACCTGAGAGCGTTTCGACGGGCGTAATTGTGAATGGAGATGGATTGCCTGTACCAACAAGCGCAGTTACAGCAGATCCTGTACCTATCGTTACATCTGCTGAGAGCGTATTGATATTATCGAACGATATGACGCTCTCAGTTGAAATTTCACCGTCAGCGTATAGACGCAGCTTGCTTTCATCTTTATCGTGAACAAGCGCGATATGCGTGAATTCACCCTTCGTAAGCGTATGCGTAAGAATTGTAGACTTTGACGATGCGGCAACAGCAGCTGCAAGCGTTACTGTCGAGCCTGCGCTCTGCGATAGCATCACAGATATATTCGAACCATTTCCAAACTTCTGGAATACGCACTGAACATCGTTTGCTGCTGATGTTGGACGAATGTAGAATTCAAGCGTAAATGAACCCGTTAGCGGATCAATAACAGAATACGCATCATTTTTTTTCGATACTTCTGGTAGTAGATATCCTGGGCTATCTTTTATGACTATGTAAGAGCTTCCATCAAAATTTATGTATCCAGTATTTTTTGGAAACTGATCAAGTACGTATTTCTCGTAACCTGTCAGCGATTCGATGTAACGATCGTATTCTGCTCTTGTTCCGTCAAATGGAAATTGGTTGATTATTTTGTTAAAAGCTACGTTTGTTGCAACCTCAGCCGAACTAAAGAATACGTGATTTGAGAAGTCTGACCAGTCTACTTTTAGCTGCTGCGTAGATGTAAGAGGACCAGACGCTCTGTACAAAAATGAGTCTTTATCATCAATACTTGTATCTGAAAGCGTTTCGCTTGATTCGACAAGCGTACGATTATTCGCAACAATATTTTTCTTTGCTGCGTTTGAAAGCTGCGATATTGTTCGTCTGTATACAGCCATCTTTTCACTTTACGATTCTGAAGAGCGGTGATGAACTTCTGTAATACGATGTTGATTGAGACCACTTTACTGCGATATCAATAGCGTATGAGTGTCCTGGTATCATACCAGTTGTGTACAGATCAAAGTAGTAGTTGATCCAGTCATTAGATAGCCTTGTCGAACCATTCGTAAAGTCAAAGTCAACAACAACTTCGTTAGTAACAACATCTCTGATTGCGTAATAAACTTCATCGTATAGCACGCTTTTCGCTTCTATTGGTATACGTGATAGAAATACGATCGACTTTGACTCATCTATCAACGATACACGAACACGCGTATTTTCACCGAGCTTGACCTCAGACGGAAGATCACTGAACGATACGCGTATTCTACTCGTTTCCATGCTTACACCAGCAGCGCTTGGAAATGAGAATACGAGAGCGCTACCAGTGTAGTACGGTACTGTTCCATCGAGCGATGACCATATCGGAGTTGGAGCAAATGTACCGCTTTGAGCGACAGTATTTTTGAAATACGTATTTGACGATGAAACTGACGCTGTTACGTAGTAGATGCCAGTTTGTAGCTGACTACCTGTGTATGCGAAATTTGTTACGCCGCCAGTCGAATGAAATCTTAGCTTGAAAGCAATACAGTTTGCGCCAGTTAGTGCTGTGCTACCAGACATTACATTAGCAAGCTTTCCTCTAACGTAATTTCGTAGATAAATTACGTTAGAAGTGTCTACGTACGGTTGCATACCGTCGTCTCTGATGTAGTCACTGTACTTAACGATAAGGCGTGGCTGCAGCGCTTCGTTAAATGAATGACGAGATGCAAAGCGTTTTACGAATCTTGTGTAACCGTCAGTCTCTTCTGCAGATGAAAAACTGATTCTAAAACCGTAGTCTGGGAGCTGGGACGCAATGGTTGCTGACACAGCTGAAGTTACGTCTATATAAAGATCTTCGGTGCCTTCTGCGAATGATTGGCTATACGTTGTACTTACGATGCCCGCACCGAACGAAGCGCTACCAATGACGTCTATATTAGACGAACCGAGTAGACCGACAGAGTTTGCTCCAGTTGTATTCCACAGTCCAAGTGGATTTAGCGCAGCAGTTACCCAGTTCGCAGCGTGTAGATCTTGATACCTCGTTACGTCTTTTCCAAGCCCTTCTTCCCAGCTACGTGAGCATGGCATAACGATAGCAGTAAAATTCATTGGCGGCGGTTGACCACCGTACACGTCTTTTAGACGCATGTATACTTTAAACGAAGAGTCAGTTATAGAAACGCGACCTTCTGATACAGCAGTACGCAATGGCGCTAGATCGAATTTTACCAGTAGTCTGCTAAGCTCTGTTAGAGGCGTCGAACCGCTCATCTTGACGCCGTAAAGTTTGAACAAGTCAAGCGTACCAGCTCGTCCAACGTTTGAACCAGTTGCTAGAAAAGAAGAGATGTATCGATTGGTAATGTATGTATCAGCGCTTGCTGTAAGATGTATCTGCATTTAACACTGCCCTTCCGACAATGTCGAAGTTAGGATACTTTAGCTCGAATATGCCGCCAGCTGGTGGCGATATGATACCATTTTTTTCGTATGCATCTACGTCGAACATAACGTTAGAGTATTGACGCCCATCGTAGAAACCAGAAACGTTTTCAATTGCAAGCTTCTTTATCGATACGATACCATCCATAAGCCCAATTCTTGTTACAAGATCTGACAGTATTATTGGTTGATCGATGGTGAAGTTTTTGATCTGGAAGTTATCTTTTATCGTTTTTATAACATCTTGCACGACAAGCTGACGATTCAACGATGAATCTACAACAACTTCGAATACAACTCTAATGTTTATAACGCTTGCATCAAGTATGTCTATTGCGTCAACCATCATTCTGTACGGATTGATATACGTTCTAATATTCTTTTTCAACGTATCTGGTGATACAGTTAGATTGCTACCATTTCTCGAGATGATGTACAGTTGCGTTGCTAGAGGATTCGTGGGATTTGAATGAACGCTTGCTCTAAAAACTCTTCCAAAGTTAGATGGCAGCGTGTAGATTCTCGCAAGCAAATCCTCTCGTATGACAACGCGATTCTGCGAATTTTTGTAGGCTGGTATCAGTGCTCTTAGTTCTTCTATCGTAAGCTGATCTTCGCCACCGTCTGCCTTACGTTCATTTGTTGCTTCTACGCTTGAACGAACGAGCGCTGCAACGCTGAATGGTGGATTACGCGGGAAATTCATTCTAAGCTGTGACACTGATCTTACAGTACCAGCTTCAGAGTTGTGGTTAAGACCGCCACCGTATCTGTACGTTATCGTTAGAGTCGTATTAAGCGCAGCAACACCAAGAGTTTTTGTTTGTAGCAAGCTTTGCGGATCAATACTTGTGCGTGTAAAATTTCTTCTGTACGGCAGCGCAAGCGCAAATTCGCTTGGATCGGGTATAACATCATCTTCAAGCGTACCAGCTTCTCCACCACCAAAGATCAAAGTAGTTACACGCGTTGATAGATCAACAGTTTTTGTAAATCTGTACGGAGCTGGTACAATCTTTAGCGCATCCTTTACCTGCTCGCTGTCAGATGACACGTTCGGCATTGCTCTAAACACGACATCTTGCGTTAGATGTCCGACTTCGTAGTACTTGTTTCCAAGCGCATCTGTTACGCTAACGATTTCAGTAATATCTTTCTCTACAAGCGATATACGTCTAAACGGCACAAATGTCGATCCAACAGTTACCTCCTCAGACGTTATCTGACCTGAGAGCATTACTGACTTACGTGAGACAACGAAATTCTTTGGTGTGCCATCAGAATTTGTTTGTCCTATCCTTACTGAAGCCTTCAGCTTACCATCGTCTGTAACTTCACGAAAATCAATATCTTCTGCAAGTACAAAATTTATTCCTGAGTCGCTTTTTACGATTGTACCGCTTTCTATGATTCCAAGCGCATCTTCTCTTGGCGAGTACTGACCGTTAGTGTACGTTGCTGGTACAACGCAGCTGAATGTTTCTTCGACTATGGCTGGGCTTGCGCCCTGTATAGGAACGCCAGCTGTTTTTAGCATACGTTCGATACTTTTTGTTTCGACTGCAGTCTCTGGATCTAGTTCGTTGTATTGATGATCTAGATAGAACATCAAATTATCGCCAACGTAAGATGCTAGATCGAGAAATAGCCCACCGACACCGTTCTCAGATCTATCTTTCAACGTTGTGTCGTAATACGTTTTCCAATACTCGTTTAGTGATGATTTGAGCGAATCGAAATCTTTACCAACGAATTTTCTTGCTCTGACTTGTTTGATCGACTTTGCCATATCGCCCGCTCAAATTATGTAGAACGTAACATCAAGTTTTCTGTTGAAAACTTCTACTGATGGAACGCTAAATGATATCGTAATGATTAGTTTCGCTGTAGTTTTGTTGTCTTCACGATCGACTCTTGACTCATACGTATCAAGCTCAACAAACGGCATCCACGCTGCGACTGCGTTCTTGATTCTAACTACAGCTTCGTCATCAAAACTTTGAAGATTCGTAAATTCAGATATCAGTGGCTGCAGATTTGCGCCATAGTTGTACAAGATGACTCTATCTCCGTGATTCGTTTGAATCAAGTTTCTAAGATTATCTGCTGAGAAGTCTGCTAGGTTTGTGTGCAGTGCAAATATACCATCGTTTTCACCACCGTATCGCAGCGGCGTTTTGATGCCAAAGAAATTTACGCTACCGCTTACGTTCTCCTGCAGCTGTTGCGACTTAAGCTTACCAACATTTTTGAAGTTTATAGTCATGACGTTTTCTCAGCAAGCGCTCCCAAGTCTATGATAGCACGTACGCTTGCGTTTCCGTAAACGTTTTTGTTCGGATCTTGCTGCCCATTGTCACCTGCAACGGATACTTCGCTTGACTGATCTGCAGCACCACCGGAACGCTTCCATATCTGTATTTCGCCTGTTTTTGATATTGCGTAGATAGCAGATGAAATCATATTGTTGTTATCTTTTTTTACGCCAGCTTCAGCGCCGTAATACCATACATATTTGTTTTCTGCATCTTGCTGCGGCGTTTGTGTCTTCTCAGAGAGCAACAGCTTCGTTGGAACAAACGCTCTGTTGCTACCGTCATCAAGCTTTGCGAGCACAACAACGCATTTCGAATCATATCCGCTTGCGTCAATTTCACCAGCGCCTTCTTCAACAAGCAGAACACCGTGCTTTTTTGCAAGCTCAATCGTGCTGACGATAAACTGCTCTGTTTTATCGGGTTGCGTAAACTTGCTTATCACTGTAGCGTAAGGATCAACAGCAATGCTTTCCTTGCTTTCACCTGCTCTAAGAAGCGCTGCAATAAACGGACCTGTGGATGGCACAGACTCACCAAATTTTATTTTATCACTTTGCTCATCCTTCGCAAAAAGAAAGTCAACGTATTTTTTTCTTGATGTTCCATCGTTGACAGTTTCTTCGCTGCCGTCTTGCTTCGTTATCTTGACAGACGTGATAGCGTAAGATGAGCCAACAGAGTCGTTGGCAGCTTTTTTCATGCGATCTGGCTTGCTTCCACCGCCACCTGACTTTTTCTGTTTTGGTGGAAAATAACCGTATGCCGTACCAAGAAGACCGGCGATACCAGCCGGTGTTGGGTTACCATCTGCATCGAAGCATGATGCAGCGCCAACAGTAAGAGAGATCATGGCAGCAGAAAGCATTTCAGCTATCTTTTTGATCATGACTTTAAGCGCAGCAGCGTGAACGAAATTTTTAAGAATATCGACTTGAAGAGCACTAAACAACGAGTCTTTTATTTCTTTGTATATCGCACAAAAAAATGCTCCAACGTCAGGCAGCTTCGGTAGTATGAGAAGAACCTTTAGCACAAGATCGAGCAGCAGTTTTGGAAGCGCAAGCGCAAGATCGAGAAACATCTTGCCGAGATTCGGCAAGTCAAGCTTAAGATTGAAAATTAGATCAAGGCTTATGTCTGGAAGCTTGAAGTTAAAAGACGGAAGCTCAGGTGGAATCTTTATCGGAAGTTCAAGTAGTTTCAGCGGTATATCGATTGGTGGTATATCAAGCTGTATTAGAAAGTCTGGCGATGGTAGAAAAAGCCCGAACTCAATGTCTGGCAGCGGTATTTTGAGCTGACATATCACAGCTAGAGGATCAAAGATTGGAGCGATGCTGAAGTTGTTATCTACGTTCAACGCTTTCGCGATTGCTTCGTAAAGATTACGCCAAATTTCATGGAACGTTGGAAATTTTTCTTTATTTTCAAGATCCATCAAGTCAGCGTATGGAACAGTAATAAGGGGATCGTTACATGGCAAAATACCAGTATCGATCCCCTTAAGCTCATCTTTGACTTCTTGAACGAAATTAAGCCATGCTTTCTCAGCTAGCTTCTCGTTTGCGTCAAGTATGCCGATTGCTTGCGTTGCGCCCATAGGGCATTATTATATTCATTCTACAAGAATCTTTTTTGCCCATGTTCCCTGACCTGGAATACCTGTGCATGTAGCACCAGCCATTGTTGAAATCATTGGAGGCGCAGTGACCTGTCCATCGGCGTTTACAGCGGGCTCAGACGTGCATGCGATAGCTTTGTTTGCGTTTGGTCCACCGAGCTTTATCACGCCTTTTTTAGCAGGCTTCATAATAATATCGCCAGTTTCAGCATCAAAAGTTAGTACGATCTTGTCATCATAGCTAGTAGCGTCTGACTCAACTCCGTTTTCTTGCTTCGTACCAGTGATAACTATTGATAGTGATTTTCTTGCAACGTATCTAAGATGATCTGACTTTACGACTATTGACGGACCGCTGCTGTTCGATGCACCATTGCTTTTTACATCATCTTTGATTCCAAATGAATTGTCAACATCACCATCAATCGTTAGTATAATTCTACCAGCATCAGTTGCGTAGTCAGGATCACCTTCTTTGTCGTTCTCAGCAGCGTACGATTTATTAATTTCATCGTACAGTTCTGCATCGTCTAGAGACTTTGTCTTAACGACTTTCGCAGCTGTTTTTGCTCCTCTACCTCTACCAACGACAATATCGATTGTACCCTTCTTTTGATTAAAGCTATCTGCGGGTATCTCAAGTGAACCATCATCTCTAAATGTACCAAGCGAGATAAGCGTATTGTTCGAGCCTTGAATTGCAAATTCGCCTGGACGTTTTTTGTAACGTGGCACGGCTTCGTAAGTTGTCTGCTTCGCTGTGTCAGACTCAGTTACAAGATGTTCGTACGCTCTATCTGGTGTTATTGATGAGTCTTGATTGATAAGCAATGGAGAAGTTGCTGAGTCTGTGTAAACGCCACCCTCATCATCATCAGAACTTGCTCCGTTCGCATAGTCATACTTTGGTTCGCCGTCTCCCGCTTGGCTGGATTTTTCAGGTGTACTTCTTTCACTATACGCTCTTGGAGCGTGCGTGTGATTCAGATCGTCTGTGTGACGTGGTTCATTCACACGAAAAAGATAATAGCACTTGGGCGTTGATCCAGCACCGTAAGCTTCACGTAGCACCCAGACATGTTCACCAGAGTTTATTGGGAACTGTAGATGAGGTGGAAAAAATGGATAAATGAAAGTAGGTATTGGTAGTCCAGCCGACCCATCATTTATTTTTTGGGCTAGTATTGTCCCATGAGGGTAATAAAGCAAGTCTTCTGATGGAGCATTTACGCCGTATAGCTTTGCAAGTTCATCGAATTTCTCCTCTGTTAGCATCTTCGCATTTGAAAAAACTTCAAGTACGACGTAACGCTCTATGAGAGTGAAAGAAGCCGTTTGAACAGCACCAACAGCAATATCTCTCGTCAAACGAGAGATAATTTCGCTGTATGGTACACCTTCTGCAAGCTGCCTTGCTATATCGTGTTGGCTTGACATAAGTCGTCCGTCATATCCTTGTATATCTGGCTAACGTCGATGTCTTCTGACTTTTTCTCTGCTTCTGCGATTAGCTCTGCGAGTTTTGTCAGCTGATCGTTTGCTCTGCTCATACGTTCAATGTACCTTGCGATATTCTGACCGTGCACTGCGTGCTCTGGTGAGTCATCGCGTACTATTTTTGCAAGTTGCACGTACATTGCGTATGCGTTCACTCTGTCTTGAAGCGCATTCTTATATATTTCAACCCACAGCTGACGTTTTCTATCGTTTATTGATTCGATGCCCTCGAGAAGTTTTTCAAATGATTTCGTCTGTTCTGTTATCTGTTCTTCGTTTAGCATAGAATATCGTCCCTAAGCTTTCTATACGTATGCTTTAGTTTTGAAATCACAAACAATGCGTTTTTATGGTTTACGCCCATAAGCTCACGTATGTATATAACAGCAGCCGCTCTGTTCTGCAGATCTAGTTCACCTTGAGCATCGATCAAAAGCTTTATTGATTCGATGCATTTGATCTCATCTTCTGAGACAGCGAGTTTTTTCATCTCTTCTAGAAGCAATGTCACATCATTAATAGATGTCTTTTTTCTTATTTCTTGCTCTGGTGTAAGAATAGTATTTTTTTCTTCGATGCTATTACGATCTTTCGTAACAAGTCTTTCGTAGTCATCGATTGCTACATCTCTGCGTACTTTACTGCTATTTCTTGTTTGGATGATTAGCCAACGCTTCGCAACAACATTAAAGTAACTGAACGCATTCGTACATTTTTCTGGATTGAATTTCGAGATTGCTTCGAATAGATGATTAGTACACCCGGCTTGCAACTCTTCGTGAGTTATATAAGCACCAGTAAATTTGTGTATGTTAATAAGATTTTCAGCGATCTTATCGAATGCTGGTTTGATACGCTCAACGTAAATTTGATTACGTCTCTTCTTGTCGTTGATATCACATTCTTTGAATTCAACAACAGCAGCATGCGTATCTTTCGTAAAGTAGTACTTGTTTGGATCGGTACTCTTACGTCTTACTATCTTTTTATTTCGTTTCTCGCTCATCGTTTCTCGTTTCATTAATAGTAGTTAGAGAGCGTGCTATCACGATAAGCGATTTTTGCGTTTCTGCTATTTCATGCACAACTTCTCGTGTGACGTAGTCATCAAAAAGCACGTGTCTTGAAGACAGCGCTTGTATTTTCAATACACTTGCATCGATCATATCGATTGCATTTTCAAACGCTGTTTCAAATTCAAATATCTTTTTTGCAAATTTGTAACAAAAATAACTCGCAATGCATGCCCATACGGCGAATATCACAAGTAGAGCGATAAATACGTAAATCATTTCGCAGAATCAGCAAGAGCGTAACCGACTGCGCTGCTCCACTGCGTAAAGATAGCATGCTCTGAGAATTTCTTTCTAACGTTTTCTCCGAGCGCGAGTGCATTGCTTCGAGCCTCAGCGCTATTTGCACGAATGCGCTTAACACGTTTAACAAAGTCATCGTTGTCGATATCAGCCCAACGTGTTCCAGTCATGAATATGTTGTTGTCAACTCGCTGTGGAGCTATTTGCTTTAGCTTGTATGCAATTGGACTAAATTTTCCGCTTTCAAGGAAATCAAGATGACCAGACCAATTTGTCGCGATAACAGGTAGATTACATGCTGCTGCTTCTAGTATCGGCAATCCGAAACCTTCACCTTTAGTTGGCGCTACAAGCGCTGTTAGTTTATTTGACTTGTAGAGACTATACACTTCTTCATCAGACATATTTCCGTGTAGCAGATAGACAGGCGGTCTTGGATGCGGTATCTTATCTAGTACGGTTTTTAGCGAGCCAATTGTCACTTTTCGATCGATCAAAGAGTTACGTCCAGAGTTTGTTTTTATAACGATACCAACGTCTGGATCATCGCTGAATGTTGTTGACAGAAGCTTTATCGCTCTTAGAACATTTTTACGATCCATGTCATCATCTCTAGCCACTAGCTGACCAAATATGAGAAAGTTACATGTTGTTTGAAAGTCGATGCCTGTATCGTAATTGCTGTGATACGCTGCTTCGTTAAATGTTTCGCCAACGACGTGAGGCTCACGTACCTTCAGTCCGAACGCCGTTGCTGTGTTCATTATAACGTTTTTTGTGAATTTCGATGGAACAACAACAACATCCATAGCATTACAGCACTCTATCCAACGTGGATTGCATTTGTCTGTTTCAACAGCAGCAGTTACACCTACATTGAATTTTGCTAGTTTTGTGTCCCACTCATTTGGTAGCTGTAGCTGTATGGATACATCGTACTGACCTTCTATCGGCTTTGTTTTCATCATTATCTCGCCGATCATGCCATCGAGCTCTGACGGATTTGTGTACCAGCTTGTGTCGCCCCATGGTAGCACTTGAACATCAAAATTTACGCCAAGTGACTTAACCCACTTGAAAATTTGACGCGCATGAACACCGTACCCGCTCTGTGTTAGAAACGGACCTCTGAGCAATATCTTTTTCATAGCTTAATCATCTCCCAACGCTTGCTGTTCGCTCGCCAATTTAGTATTGTATTTTCTAGCGTCGTGTCCCAAGTTTCTATGAGTCTGTTCATGCTGTACTCTGATAGGACGTATTCTTTTGCACGCTTACCGATCTCTTTTCGTTTTTCAGGACCGTACTCGTACATCTGCATGATGCCGTTAGCAACAGAGCGATGACTTACGTAGTCTTCGTAGATGTACGGCACAAGCTGAGAGCCTACTAGCGACTTTACTTCTGGTTCTAGTGCAACGCCATTTATGAATCCATCGTATGGATTTACAACTTGTCGTGTTAGCCCGCCAGTTTTGATAGCGATGACCGGCGTTCCAGTATACAGAGACTCAAGTATGCCAAGACCGAATCCTTCTGCGTTTGAAATATTGATGCAAGCATCTGATGCGTTATACAACGCATTCATGTCTTGAAATGAAGCTTTCTCTGTTGAAAAAATAACAGAGTCATTAACACCTAGCATACCAGCGACATGAATAAGGTTCGGTCCTTCCTGATCGTACGGATCGGTATGCATAAGAAGCTTTGCGTTTCTATGACCGTATTTTGACTCAAGATCGTCGAGAAATAGTTTCCAAGATGCGATAACATCCGACGGAAGTTTTCTTCTTGCGTTTCTGCTAACCCATGTAAGCAGAAATTCTGTTTTCTTCCCGTTCAGTATTCTATCACGCACAGCTGCAGCATCTTCATCTGGAATAGTGTGAAATATCTCTGTTGGTAGCGCATGCGGCGCGTAATGCGTTTTCTCTGGAAAGCGCTCCTTCAACATTTGATACGTCGGCCAATTTATACAGTTCAGCAAGTCAGTAGACTCATAGAGCACTCTATTGAAGTCTGGCCACGGATAGTTATCCCAGAGATGGTTATAGACTATCGGGCAGACTTGGTGCACTTCGTCTTCCATCTCCCAAACCCAAATAAAAAAACGCGGATCTGTAAAAAGCAGAACCGCGTCAGGTTTCTCAGTCGCAAGAAAGACACGTAGCATCTCGCGAGTACCAAATCCATCGACTGGCTTAATAATCATATCTGGATGCGGCGCTACAACTTCGTAATTTTCATGCTTAATTGCGCCGCCAAGACAACGAAATGTGTACTTTCCTGTATTGATTAGTCCCATCGACAGATAACGTGCTTGACATCCAACACCGCTTACAGAAAGCGGGTGGTCTGATAGCATCATTATCTTGTACTTCTGTTGCTGCGTTGCTGGCTTGAGTAGCATTTATCTACTTTTTAATGCAAGCGCAGCAAATGTACAAAGATATTTAAGGGCAGAGTTCTGTCCAACGTATTGGGCAATAAGTACATGAATGCTTGTTTTTGAAAACAAGCCCACGTGATATACCATTAACAGTGCTTCTAAGCATTGATAGACAGCGTTCTGTTTTTGGTACGGACATCTGTATCTCGAAAAATTCTGTTGTCCAACCAGACTTTGATAGCAACACAAAAGCACAACGTACTTTATGCTCTGGCACGTTGTGCTTTTTTGACCAGTAATTTCTGTAGTAGACAAGCTGCGCATGTGTTTTTTCGTCAAGTCGTTTGTACGAATTCCAGCCACTACGAGTTGTTTTCCAGTCTACTATCCAATACACATCGTTATCAACATCGTAAAATACAGCGTCAATGTAACCGTTGAATGCTACATCATTGTATTTTTCATCATCAATTATTTCATACAACTGTTCTTCAACAGAGTGAACACGAAAATTCTTTATTTTTTCCGCTATGCAGTTGTAAGCAGACGTTGTCGCTTTTTCGCAAGACTCTGTAAGCGTTATGTAGTCTAGCTCGTATTCTTTGTTCAACTCAATGCACTCTTGAACAAGCTCTGAGATCGACTTAGTACCATTCGTAAACTTATTTTCAATCGCAGCATGTATGAGTTTACCAACTACAAGCTCCTCAGAATTTTGAGGTGGCATGAGTTTTTTCACTTGAGAAATGTAATGTCTGTGCGGACACTCATTCCACTCTCTCATTTCGCTGAATGAGATGTGCGACTTTAGCGTTGGTAGTACTCTAAGTTTTTTTTCCGTTGTCTGTTGTTGCATTCATCGCCTTTATTCGTTTGATTTCTTCTATAACATCGCGAATGGCCATCCAACAGCTAGCAACGCATGTTAGCTCTTGATTCTCTTTTTGCATCTTCGCTATCAGTCTACTCCAACCGCCGTGTTTTTCTCGTAGTATCGATTCAACAGCATCAGGAGTAGCTTTACACGCAGCAACAGCTGCTTTTGCGTAATTGTCGCTAACGGTCCAATTCACGCATATTAATTTATCGCGTTTTATGTATTTGTCACCATGCATTTCTGTACTGTGAAAAATATAGCAATACGCGCAGATCGTACGATAACACCACAAACAACGCCACGTATCGCGTTGTTCAACAGCACGACCGCAGTCGTTGCAGTGAACATGAACATTCATCATTTGTTACGTTTTTTCGATCGTTCTGGATCTTTGAATTCAACTTCTACATTTTCTTGACGTGCTACTTTGTTAAAAATTCCGTAACCGCCAATTTCAAGTTTGTAGTCAGGATCATTCAGAACTTTGTACTTTATGCTACTGTCTCCGATGTTAGCGATAAACATATAAATTTCTGCGTAACTGCGTGGTGACAGTCGATACAATCCATCTTTATCGTGAAAGATAACGCCAGCAAAATCTATCGACTTGAGTATTTCAACGCGCTCTTCAGATATAACTTCGTTCGAGTCATCTGAACTGTATTCTTCTGTTATATCGAATCCCACTACTGCGCATCCTTCTTTATATGCAGACGAGACAGCGAATGCATCTTGCGTGCATTCAACACGAACAGTTGACTTCATCGCATGACCACGTTTAAATGGATCGCCAACAATTAGTTCGATGTAGTTCATCGTGCGTCATGCGGGAATCGAACCCGCGTAAGTCGATTTAGAATCAACTGCGTTGCCACTACGCAAATGACGCTATCAGACTCATAAATTTGCGAGCTTGAGTCTGTTTAGAAATTTTATTTTCTTTGATTTCAACGCAATTGAAGTCGCAGAACCAGAGTAGTCTGGTTCTCTAAAAAGAGAATGCGCGATTCCATTTTCAATAGAAAGCTGTTGAATTTTCAACAATTCTGTTTCATCTTTTACGCTAAGCACAACAACTGTATTTGTTGTCGAATGCCATTCGCGATAAAGATCGTTATGCTCAATTGCAAATTCTGCAACAGCGTGTATCGCTTGAGCAAACTGCGCGCCGTATGGCAGATCCTTACGAACGATAATATACAGCTTTTCATCCATTGCCGTATCTCTTCGCTTGTTGGACACATTACAGCATTCGGGAAATAGCTTCTAATCGTTTTTGATATTTCCTCAGGGACTGGAGAGATTTTTGCTTTACGTTCTGCTTGCAAATAATTCTTACCAAGCAAAAATGCTCGAGCAAGAATCAAATTCCTAGCACGGCATGAGAGCAACAAATCTTTTTTTGCTTTACGTCGTTTTATTGACTTTGCAGTCAATTCAATACCACGTAGTTCTGCTCTAATCAAATTTCTAGCATACGCATACAAATATTCATACTTTTTCATCTTATCCTCCAAAATTCACAACAACAAGTTATACACAACTTTACGGCGCAAAAATTTGGAGGGCCTCTTGAATGAACCTAATGCATGACCATAAATATAAGAGGTAGCTAAAATGTTTACAAATGACAAAGCAAAAATCAGAAGGCTTATCAAAGAATACGTCCAGCTTTATATGGAAGCATCAGATGACCCAACTGTTCCACCATCAAAAGCAACAATGCTGCCACCAAGTTACGGTAGAAAACCAATCGGTTGGGCTCACAGCGCTGCAAATATAGAAGCAGATGAAGAAGAAATCAATCTTCGCGGAAATGATCCAAAAAGAAATAAATTCGTTCAAGTAAGAAATTACCTTAGTAAGTCAGGTAAGTCATTCAACGTAAACGATCTTATGAGATACATTTCGCAATTTGATGAAGTAGAACTATTCGAACTTTCCCCTCAACAAATTGCGAAATCATTTATGAACGAGATAGATAAGTTATTTTTTTGTGACTGCTCTACCAAGCATACGTTCCCAGTCACGATGCTCAGGTTTTACAATTTCAAGATTACGTTCATTTATTGCACTTAGCAATTTTGCGCTATGGCCAACTTCTTTTGCTTTTGCGATAAGCGCATTAAGGTCTTTGGGAAAGCAGTTATGCACAACGATACCGTTGCAAATCCAGTACAGATCATCATTTGCGTCATCATTTGATACAACTTCTATGTTGTAAACATCACCAACATAATTTTCTATCAAAATTTTTTCAATTTTTTTCTTTGTTATCATTGAATACACCTAGCTCTACCAAGTCATCTTTAAACAATAGATCAATCCTAACGTTAGGATTCATCGAACGAACAGCATCAATTTTATTTTTATTGATGCTATGATGATATGCATTTTTAATTTCAACGTAACGATCATCATCAACAAGATAAAAATCAGGGTAGTAATTTCTTATCGTACCATCATCAAACGCATATTGAAATCTTCCAATATGCGTTTTGAAGTTGATATGATTTTCGTCAAGCCATTTTGCATAAGCCAATTCCCACTTGCCCTGAACTTTACATATTTCACCGTTGCGTTTTGTGAATGAAAACCATTTACATTTTCCAACATTAACATTTGCAAATTTACCGTCTGCCCACGCTTTTCTCATTGCATCTGCAATGATTTTACGTTTTGCAGGATCTTGCAAAAGTTTTTTTCTTGTTTCGCTTGCTTTTTTTGCAATATCAGGATTTTTCATTGGATTGTTATCGACCAATGTTCTACGCAGCTTATGCGTATCTGATACCTTTTTTGCCCATTCTGGATGTGTTTCTTTTGTTCTATACGTTTTACCAAACGAGGTTGAATTTTCACCTCTGTAATAAAGATTCATGCATTTGCGATTGCAAAATACTTTTTTTCTATGTTTGTATTCAACAGAGAAAATAGTATTACAGAATTTACATGTAATTTCGACTTGTGAATTTTTCATTCTGCAACAAATAGTTCATCAGATGTTGTAATGTCTTCGGCGCGTGATAGAACGATCTTACCGTCTCTATATACTGGCAGTATATGCTCTGGTGTGCATGTTACACGTTTATCGCCAACGACAAATGTATAAACCATACCATTGTATTTTCGCATTGATGCTGATTTTACATATTTCGATTCATTCTGCGTAAGCAACGCATCGCAGCTATCAATTTCATCTAGTGCTTTCAAATTTTCTACATTTTTACCGTTTACGTCATTACGCATTTTAACAACTGTACCAGCAATTACGCAGTGGCCACGTGCACCAGGAATTCCATCATTTCCTGGGACATTCATATGACTATTACCTAGTCTCTCATCGTACTTCGCATACTCTAGAACCTTATCGTAGTCGATGTTGTATCCGCGCTTATCGAGCAACTCACAAATCTCAGCAAGTTCACAACTCAATACAACTCTTGCGGCGAGCTGTATATTGGTGAAATATTTTACCATTTCAGCAGTTGTGCTATTTGTTTTAATAATTGGACGTGTTGGAAAAGCCTTCAAAAATACTTGTTTTACAGTATTGATATACGGTCGCGGTCCACCAAGAATAATTCTTGACTGTTCTCTCATATCGTCAAGCGCGTTAGCTTCTGTCAGAAATTCTGGGCTAAAGACTACTTTTGTATTTGTGACTTCAAGATCACGATTAAATGTTTCTGTTGTTCCGGGCGGTATCGTTGACTTGATAACAACAGTCTTACAGACGTCTGCACGATGCTTATTCGATGCTACAACTTCGTAAAGCGCTGACTGTACAATGCTGAGATCTGCACTGCCATCTACATTCATTGGAGTCGGAACGCAAAGAAAATAAACGCCGCTAAAACCTGGTGTAGCGATACAAGCTGTTACAAGCTCATGTACAGAATTGAACTTTTTTTCTACTGCGCCAGGTGCTGACTTTCCTGCGATATCGTAAACGTAGACATCGAATCCACGTTCAGCGAAAACAGTCGCAAGAGAACCTCCGACAAAGCCTTGACCAATAACAGCAATAGATGGTTTGACGTTCGACATTTTTACCTCTTGCATCACTTTAAATATTTTCTGTACATTGAACACATTACACCGTCGCTATCGTAAAACATTGTAAGATTTACGTCGTAGAGCCATTCGTATCTACATTCACGTAGCAGAAGATTCCACGAGCTACGCGTTAGACGCATAATATGCGTTGGATCATTTTCTGATACACTCAGAACATAATCTCCGTTGTCGGTATTTGCAAGAGGTATGCGAACAAGCAAGTATATCGGCGAAAAGTACGCCAATGTATCAGCTATTTCGTCGCTGGACATGTGCTCAAATACGTCGAATGAAAGCATAAGTGAACAATGACCAGGAATCTCATTTTTTTTATCTGTTATCTCTGTACCCTTGAGACCAAGATTTTTTTTACCCCATTCCACAGCCCACACAGAAGGATCGTAGCCAATAGCCTTGTAACCGATTTCAATAAGAGCTTTTGTTGAAAATCCAACGCCGCAGCCATAGTCGACGATCGTACCATGCTTCAAGAACTTATCGAGCGCAAGTGGCTTTATTAGTCTATCGTTGAGCTCATTTATCATTCTTGTGTAACGTTCTCGTCGTTCAAGATAGCTAATGTAGTTTTTTTGAGTGTAGTAAGATTCGTTATATGGGCTCATGGGAAATTTTTATCTGGCATTTCGTTTGCAACAGTATGCAACAATTTGTTGTTATTTGAGTAATAACAATACTTGCATGTTTCATTCCAATTTTTGCCGCAGTTACCACGTACGCTGTATGGGTAACCATTGCTACGGAACGACTTATTCATATCATTCCACGCTTCAATCACGTTATCTACGCTGCACAATGAGTAGTCTTTGTCGTAAGTTCTACTGTTAAGAACATGCGAAGTACAGATGTAAACATTGTATCCGCTACCATCTGGTGCTGGTGCAATGTACGGTCGTATCATACCCACATAGCATCCATGTTTAAATGCATCGTCATTCGTATCAATGGTCTTTAGAAAAAATTTCTTGTATGTGTCATTCGACTGAATGACATCGCCGAACTTACGTCGTACAAGCGAGTTATTTCCCTTTATGAGACAGTCGCCAGCAAAACGTACGAATTTTATCTTTCCACTATGAAGCTCTACTAGCTTCGCTATTTTTGCAATTGTAGACTCAGATGTGCCTTCGTAGTAACGCTTTCTTACAGGATCACTCGCACATTCATCGTAAACGATGTAAGAAAATCCTAGCTTCTCGTATGGAAAATCTTTAAAGTCGTAGTCTTCTGGTTCGCATCCTTCATCTAGTCGTATTAGACTAATGCGTATCCAACTTATTTTATCATAATGCTGTTTGTCGATAACAGTTAGTTTTTCTGAATTTGTGATTATTCCTATTTCGTAGCCAAGTGAATGTGCTGTAGAAATAACGTCATTAATGTTTTGTTTCGTTACACGATCTTTGTAAAGCAGCGGATTACCGCCGCCCGTTAGCTCAATGCTTTTTGCACCAAGCGACTTGAAGTCTTCGAGCAGCTTGACAATTTTTGCGTATGGCATGTACGCGTTCAACGGTCGACCAGAAACGCTGCAGAATGGACAGCTACTTTGACAGCCTTCTGTCGGAGATATCTGAATTGTTATTGGTCTGATAACACGTTCATTTTGAATTTCATTCAAGCGATCTGCGTGCTGCAGCAGCTTGTCTCCCCACGTAGAATACAGCTGTGTAAGTTCTTCGTGATGTTCTCTATCGCTCACTTTAGCATCTCTTTCTTGAACGAGTCAAACTGCGATTTTGCTTCTTCAAATGCATTCATGAAATGCTGATTCGAGTAGTCGACGTGCTCAAGCTTATTTTCTATTTTTGACTTTGCGTGAGCTGCTGCAAATTTTATACCGAGCAATGCCCAAATGCGCATATCTACAAGTTTGTCTGTTTTATGACGTTTTACAGCATTTTGAATCGAATTTTCAATCTCGTACTTTTGTCTTAGTCGACGATGCCAGCCATAATGAAATGACTGAATTTCGTTTGGATTCGGGCAATGATCGGCTGCAGACGAGATCAGATTGTTAGAGTTACGCAGCTGCTTTTTATCTAGCGTTTCTTTATCTGGTCCAAGACGATTTTTAGGTTGCGGAAACACAACGCTTGGTCTGTAGAAATTCATTCCGCCTATCTCAGACATAGTGAAATGATCGTAGACTGTTAGCTGCATGTAGTTGCAGCCTTGCGTATTGTGTTTAAACTGTTGCCAAGCGCACTTGAATAGATCATTTCTTTTAATAACCATGTCTGCGTCAACTTGTACAAACATGTCGCATTCAGTTTTTAGCTCATTCCATCTACTGTAGAGAGCGCTAAGAGCTTCTAGCACGCCTTGGCCACTAACAATTTTATGTTCAACTATCGTTACCTGCTCTTGCGAATTAATTCTTTTGACGCACTCGTCAAATTCATTTTCACACGAATATGCTGTACCGACAAATATTTTTGGTCCACCGTCTGTAACGACTTCAATCTTTTTTTTTACTTTTACAATGGCTGCCTCATAGTCATTGACTTTACCGCCATGAGGATTCCAATTTTCTTTTTCTCCGATCAGCTCATATCCGCCAATTTCTTGAACGAATTTTTTTACGCCTGCTTCAACAAGTCCGTAGTCGTGAAATATGACGATGTAGTCATTTGACGTATTTGCAGAAAGTGCTGCTTCATAGTCACGTTTTACATTTTTGTACTCGTGATTCGCATCTATCAGAATAACGTCGTAATGACCTGTCGATATGTCGGTCGTTTTCTTGTTATGAAATTCAATATTTGCTTTGTTAAATTTAGAAGCATTTTTTCTGCATTCTTCTATTTTCCATCGCTCAATATCGTAAGCATGTAGCTTACCAAAACTGTCGGCAAGCGCAATAGATGTGTAACCAACATCGCACCCCAGCTCCAAAAAAACTTTATCGCTTCCAGCGTACGAAGCTATCTGCTCACGCAATTTTTTTGTTATCGTTGCCTTATGACGTGACTTGTCGGGTGTATCCGTTATCATGATTTTCTTTCGATCATTATATTAGCATCGTTAAAATAGAGCGCATCTATATCAGTTCGAAGAAAACAATCGATTGCGTGCTTTGGCGTTTCGCATATCGGTTCTCGATCGTTAAAAGATGTATTAAGCAATATCGGTACACCTGTTTTTTCATTCCATAGTTCAAGCAGCGTATTGTAAAACTGATTGAATGTATTCACTGTCTGCAGTCTTGCAGATCCGTCGTAATGAACAACAGCGGGAACTTTTTTTGCAGCGTCATGTTTGAATTTTACGACATGAGTCATGTACGGGCTGTAGACGACGTGTTCAAACCAGTCAGCAACGTGCTTCTGTAGTATCGATGGAGCGAATGGTCTAAACCACTGTCGATGTTTCACATTTTCGTTTATCTTTGCCTTCATTGCATGCATGCGTGGATCTGCAAGAATCGAACGATTGCCAAGCGCGCGCCTACCGCTTTCAGCGCTACCGTTGAATACTGCAACAATCTTTTGATCGGCAAGTGCATTGACTACATCGTTAAGTTCAACATTGTGTTTAATCACGTAATTTTCAAGTTGAGCTGATGTGATGGCTTGCTCAATTTCGATGGTGCTGTATGTTGCTCCCATGTACGGACTACAAAACGAGTTCAGCTTTGGAACACCAAAGTGTCTATGCAGCAGTATCTGAGCGGCTCCTATACACAGCCCACCATCGTAAGGAACAGGTGGAACAAAAATTTGCTTTCCTATTGCACGTTCAAGCTTGCCAACTGCGACAGAGTTCAACGCTACACCACCAGCAAAACATACACAATCGTAGCTGTCTCCAATGCCAACAGTATTCACGAGCTCTGAGAAATGCTTGACTAGATATTCTTCTGTGCACTCTTGAAATGCTGCAGCTAGATCAAATTTTGTCTGTTCATCTTTTGCTAGCTCTTCCCACTTATGTAGAAAGCTATGCTTTGGCGAACGAGGATCTTTTGCGCTCATTCCCTTCACATGTCCAGCTGGCGTTGAACATGCTGCAGCATGATCACGTGTAAACATCAGTCTAAAGTCATCTTTCCATAGACTTGAATTACCCAATGCTGCCATTGCCATTATTGTGCCAGCCTGATGTCCTTGCGGCCATCCGCTTTCACATCTAAAAACATATCTTGTAACGCGTGTCCATAGACCACCAACATTTATCGTATTTGATTCAAAACGCTTCACACGTTCGATAACGTTATTTTTTGCTTTCCACCATGTACCTGTTACGGTTTCTCCGCAGCTTTCATCTTCGTATCCACCTCCATCGCATGTTACAACAAGCGCAGAATCATGCGGCGAGCTGTAATATGCATGCGCAGCGTGAGCCTCGTGATGACCGTACGTTGAGATTACGACATCTGGTGGGATAAGTGAAAGCAACTTGTTCCAAGACACAGCGTATTTTTCTGTCACATTTTTTGAATTGTGACACAACGCGATTCCAACGACTTTCGAAAGATCGAATGAGCTAGCGTGATTGTTAAGAAAAAACTCAACTATGTCTCCTGCGCACTCTTTTTGGCGTACGTAACGTTCAAGCTCGACGTGTCTAACGATACTGCCTCTACCATCAAGAACGCAGTAAGACGCATCATGACCCGACCAGAACCCAAGTACGTAAGAATCATTTTTCATAGTAGCCTTCTTTTTGTGCAGCTGTCAAAGCTTCAGCAATCACTTGATGCATATCATAATAACGATAACTTCCAAGTCGTCCACCAACGATATAATTGCTCAATTTTTTTGCATCTTCAGCGTACAATGATGCGATATCGTTATTTTTTGTGTCATTTACGGGATAATAAGGCTCATTCGTACTTTCGTACGATGCAGGAAATTCTTTTGTGAATATCGAATTTTCTGACGTTGAGCCGACAAAGTGCTTATGCTCAACAATACGAGTCCACTTTTGAGCGACATCTGTATAGTTGATGATAGCATTGCCTTGATAATCGCCTTTGAACGTGCTGTGTTCAAATTTCAGCGATCTATACTCAAGCTTGCCGTGTTTATAGTTGAGTAGTGCGTCGATTGGACCAGTATAGACAATCTTATTAGCCAACGTTTCAATCAAAGTGCGCTCAGCGAAAAAGTCTGTGTTCAGCTGTACGTCTGTATCTCTCAGCATCTTATCTACGATAGCTGTGTAGCCATCGACAGGTATCCCTTGATACGTATCGTTAAAGTAATTGTCGTCGTACATAAAACGTATCGGGAGACGTTTTGCAATACTAGCTGGCAGCTCATTTGGGTGTCTACCCCACTGTTTTCTTGTGTACCCATCGTAGAACATCTCGTAAAGCGTATCGCCTACTTGTGTACGTGCCCATCCTTCGAATGTTGTAGTGTCGTATCCTTTTGATGCAGCTGCACGTATTTCGTATTCAACGCGTTTCTTTGCTTCGCTTGGCGTAGTCACACCGAACACTTGGTGAAACGTCATCAAATTTACAGGAAGTGAATAAATGCGATTTTTGTACATCGCTTTTGTTCTAAGCGTAAAGTTATTAAACTTTGAAAATTTATTAACGTAATTCCAAATACGCTCAGAGCTGGTATGAAATATATGCGGTCCGTAAACATGAACATCGTAGTTATCTTCACGTCTAGTGTAGCAGTTTCCAGCGATGTGATCTCTTTTGTCGATTACAAGAATTCTAGCAGACGGGTTGAAATGCTTCACACGTTCAGCGAACGTTGCGCCAAATAGTCCAGCGCCAACAATCGCGTAGTCGTACTTTTTTTGCATTATTATCACAATATATAAGTTTTGTTCACTTATTACACAATTTATTGAACACAAGCTCATATTTCTTAGCGACATTCACAATGTCAATGCATGCAGCGTTGATTTTTGGTTTTTCTGCTGGAAGTACGAAATTTGATATGTCTATGTTTGGTGGTCGATCGTAGTTCATTAGCTCGAATCCGTAGTCTGCATCTTGTATCACTATACCGCCAGACGGACTAACAATCTCATGAGTACCACCGCTGCTTGAACATATGACAGGACATTCATGCGCTATCGCTTCGACGACTGTATTTGGACAGTGATCAAGCCACGCTAGATGTATCATGTAGTCTGACACTCTGTATACAGATGAACACACATCGTGCTCTACATTGCCAGTAAAAAATACATTTTTGTCTGATATGCGTATATCTGGTGATGAACCCATGATGATGTACGCAGCTTTCTTACCGTTGCTACGTAGCTGCTTTTCGCATAGTTTAAAAAGATCGTAGTTTGCAGTAAGACGTTTTTGTGGATGCCAATTCGCAGATGAACAGAAGATAACGTCATATTCGTTTTTTAGATTGAAAATTTCTTCGTGTATCTCGTATACAGTCGAAGACACATTATTTAGCGGATACCCATTACTGATGACGACACCGGAAATTTTTTCACCAAAATGCTTTATTGTCATGCGACGATCAAAATCTGACTGCCACACGACATAGTCACTAGACTTATAAAGCGACTGTATTCTGCTATTAAGATGATACTCATCGGGCTTAAACCAGATACCGTCCAGTCTTTGCACAACTGGTCTACTCAGCCTACCGGCTGAATTTTCTATAAATGTTAGCTCAACATCATAGTCATTTGGATCTGCGATAACATGACCCATATTACCTAGCTGCAGCGCAAGTCGCATTGCAAATGTATTTGGTCCTGTGCGAGATCCAAAATTTACGTTTGAAAAGAGTATCTTCATTGAATACTTAAAGGTAAGGTGATCAAATGATAACGTACAATGACTGGATAGCGAAACGTCAAGAAATAGTTGAAAATGTTACATCGAAATTTGATCATGTCGATCCGCGTTCGCTTTCAGGTGAAGGAATCTCAGAGAATGTTATCAATACTGCAATGTACTTTAGTGATGCATCTCAGTCAAAAAATGCATCATACGATCAAAATTGTAAACTATTTTTTGTTACAGAAGGGAGACATGTCTGGAAGGGATACTCAACATGCGCAGATCTTGCGCACTGTATCTTGTCGATGAACGGAGTAACAGATCCAGTTATTGTCAACCGCGATGACGACAACTGGAATGGCTATATCGAAGACGACGAAAAAATGAGTGCGTGGAAAGTGTCTGTAAACGTTTCAAAGCTAGTCTACGGAGCACCTGCGCTAGAGAAAAAGCACGGCAAACAATTCTGGATTAAGCGTACACTTGATATAAAGCCACGTCCTGGAGATATCGTAATCATAGGAGAGGGTGGCCTAGAACATGTACTAATAGCATGTTCGTGGGATGATAACGTTCTAACAAGCGTAGACGCAGGTCAAGTTGACGATGGCGGGCAGTGCGTAAAAATACGCAAACGTAAGCTAATAGAAAAAAATGGTTTGCCGTATCTATCTGCTACAGATACAGGTCCTAGCGCTGCTGGACTTGGCACACGCGTTGTAGTGGGATGGATAGATACAGCAGCGTTGATAAGTGAATGTTCGAATGGAAACGGTTTGCTACGTCAGTTACGTCTCTTGAGCTCATTTATCATGTCGACTCCAAAGTCAGCATCTCTAAACAGTGGACCGAATTTTTTAAGCTCTGCAGTTTGAACATCTTCAACTGTAATACGTTGCTCTATTATTGATTTATCAAAATAAAATGCATCGTTTATTTGCATTGAGCTGTAATACGACTGAACGATGTAACCTACGCATTCACGTGTTGACTCAAGCTTACAGATCTGCAGGCATTCTTCTATAACGCCATGAATGATCAGATAAACCCTGCTGCACAACTCACGATTTGATATTACGGCTGACGTGTTTACATCGAATGTAACTCCATCTTCGACAAGCTCTTGTAGCCTCTTCGCTATCAGATCTTCAACAAGACCTTCGAACTTGCTTGGTGGATAACCGTAGTAGTCTGTAACTGGTACTTTTGCTGTTTTCATTTCGTAGATACCAATTTAAGAAATTCGAAGGTTTGTTTTGCGCATTGTTCCCAGCTACCAAAACTTTTTGCGTTAGCATTTGACTTTCTTGACAGTATCATGTTAACTAGTTCTTCAAACGTTCTGTACGTAGCATCATTTCCCGCAAATTCAACGCATCCACCACCGTCAGCGTGGACGTACACATTATCGAAGCAAGCGAGCGCTTCGATGATATGATTTGGTCCCGGATCGAATCTGCTCGCTGAGATGTATACGTTGTGCTTGCGTAGTTCATTACCGAGTGCATCTCCGTACAGCGGTTGAACAACTTTTGTATTTTTGAATGTTCCTCTGTCACGTCCAACGTACGTAAAGTCAATTTTTTTGCCAAGCTCACCACCAAGTGCTCTGTCAAGTTCGTCGTAAATATCAAATCCTTTCATTTGGTTATTCGACCAATGATGAGTTACAACGCTAATGTTTGAAGACTTGGGCTTATCATTTTTATGATAAATTTCGTTGTCTACACCATTGTAAATAACAGCATATTGCTTTGGAGCAGCGCCGAGTGACGTGTAGTAGTCGCGCATCCATTCTGATACGAAAATTACACCATCAGCTTCTGCTATCGCTTTCATAACACGCTGGTCAACGCCAACCGTACCTTTTCGTGCATCACATTCATTAACTCTGATACAGAATTTTATCGAAGTGCTAGAATTATCACGAACATAATTTCTGTAGTTTATCATCTCTTCTACGACTGGATGCTTATCATCTCCATCGAGTCCACAGCACAGCATCACAGCATCACCACGAGCTTGAAGAGACGAGTAAGAGTGAAATGTTCTTATATCGTCGATAACAACGTTTTCATTACAGTTGTCGAATATCGCATTAACGTAATGTGCACCGCCGCCCCACGGTTTTCTTATCGTTTCTCTATTCACGTAAATTATCATTTTGAATCACCACGTTAGAAGATTCATCATCTATCCAGACAATCTTTGTTTTTCCGCTGTGACCATGAATATGCTCAAGCGTTTCTATGTCTGGGTAGAAACACATGGATGACTTCTCTGTAAGCCATATCAACGCACACCACTTTGTATCGAACTGACAGCCTTCTGCTACTTTCCCGGTGCCAGATACGCCTGAGTGATCTGCGTCTCTTTGAAGATAAAATCTTTTCATATCGTGTAGTACTTGAGTAAAGATTGTAAAACATCTCTCTGAATTTGTCGTATCCAAGCGGAAGCAAAAGCTCAGCTACATTTGGTATGGCTGGTGTAGCAAGCGAAACATCATCGTTAATTGCTTCTTTTGGCAGCACAACGCTTGCAATGCCTACGTCTCTTGATACGACAGGAACATTAAGCATTCCGCATTCTACAAGTGACTGTGGTCCACCTTCGTATCTTGCAGTGACAGGATACAGGTCAAGCGTTTGATAAAGTTCATTGATCACATGCTGCTGTGGAAGCTGAATATATGTGTAGTTTATTCCCGCATCTTCGATGCGCTTTATGATGTATTGCCTTCTCCAACCGCTAAGAAGCACATGAAGATTATCTGACTTTATCTTCTCAAGATAGTCAGCCAACAGGTCCGGACCTTTTTCATATTTTGGAGTTACGAGATCGCTACCTTCTGTATCTCGTTGAAATGAACCGACTATGTACGCATCTTCATCAATTCCATACTTTTTTCTAAGTGTCTTTTTATCGTTAGTGCGTTTCCAGATTTTTTGATTTGCCCAAAATGGAATTGTGCATTTCGATTTTTCTGTAAGCTCAAGTATTTGAAGTCTAGTATGAACATTCGGTACGTGGTATAGATCAATGTATTCATCACGTTCAGCAAATTCTTTACGTGCTCGATATGTCATCTTTGATGGAACAAGATGATGAACTGTCGCTACGACGATTTTCGATCTAAGTATGTGTGGACTGATTTGATTCCAGCACCAGTCAGCAAGCAGCCATATGATATCTGCATCATGAATGTTGTCGGTTGTGATATCAGTATTATCTTGCGACCACTCTTTTACGAATCTATCACAGATCCAATCTTCTTTTGGCGCAAGAACGTAAATTTTCATTTGACGTATCCCCTGGCTCTTATGAAGTCAGCTTCGCTTTTTTGAAATTTTGCGTCATCTGTTTGATAAACAGCACCATTTTGTTCATCTATTGTGTAATGATACATTACTCTTGGCAAATATACACGTTTTTTTGAATTTTTCAATGCTGGCAGATAAATCGCTTGATCACCTGCTCTTTTTATGTATTTACCGTCTTGTCCACGAAAATTAACGTCATTTACGCTATTCAGAAGATGCTTTCTGAACGTTTTTAGGTGACTTGTTACCCATGGATAGCTGTATGGATCGGCTGTATCTGGCATTGGGGCAGAAATATTTTTATCTGTGTATGACCAACGATGTGATGTCCACAACGTGTCACATGATAGCTCATTGTAGAAGTAATTTATGATGTGAAGAGCGTCCAGATCTGTTAGCCAGTCATCTGCGTCTATTCTACATACGATGTCATCGTCTTCGCACATCGATACGCCGTACAGCACATTTGAAACTTCCCATTGCTTACCACGTCCATTTTTACCGTTCCAGTATACGTTAATTTTTATTTCTTCATTACATGTAATAAGCGTATCTTCAAAAGAGTCAATTATCGCTTCTATTTTTCGACATTCGTTTTCGTTTGATACGTCATCAATAAGAAAAAGCTTCCAGTTGCTGTACGACTGTCCACATATCGAATGAAGCATACGTGGAAGCGTTTTCGACGCATTATACATTGGTGCAATAAAAACAAATCTATTATTTTTCATGGTAGCGTTGACGGGCCTTCTACTATAAGCTGTTTTTGTGGAAATTTGTACTGTTCTCCGCTAGAGTCAGTTTTGTATGTCCAACCAAGCGGAGATGCAACACTAGTAAATGTGTAACGTTTTTGACCTGTGTACGCATTCATGAAAATCCAGTTATTTATGGTGTGCTGCTTGTAGTAAAGACCTGTTTCGCTTACTGGATCGGTGTAGTGTCCATGACGCTTACCATCTCTCATAATAGCGTAACCGCCACGTGGATCGTTCCATACGGATGCGAACAGCGGGACTTTAGCATGATACGACTGACCAGTTCCCAGTATCTGATGAGCTCTGAAATTAAACTCATCTTCTGACTTCCCCCAGTTAGTTGCAGACGTTGCATGATCTTCAACATACAACCCAACTTTGTCAAATAGCTCTTTTCTGAAGAATCCTGTTGTGCATATATGATCGTCTGCTATATGATATGTAACGAAATTCTTGTACTTCTTTACGTCGTTATAGTCTAGCATCGCGTCTGTTGTCGTACCTCTCGCAGCAGTAAGCGAAACAGAATTCACGTTCAACTGTTCAAATTGCTGCGCAGCGAACAGGAGCGCTCTTGGCTCAAACAACAGTTGCATGTCATCTTGCAAAAACAAAATTGTTTTATGCTTTGCAGCCTTAATCGCAATATTTTTTGCAATGTACTCATCGTTGATCCAGTCTGGGGTGTCTGTTCTCCTGATCACATTCACACATTCGAATGAAAGTGCTGCTTCGATCTCTTTTTCGACTGACGCGTTATCAACCACGATCACTTCGCAGCCTTGATCAACGAGATACTTTGGATCAAGGCTGCGAAGCAATGCTAGCAAGTATTTTGCTCTATTGTGCGAGACTATTGCAATCGTTATCATTTACTTGACAACATAATCGCTGGCTGCGTTCTGTTCACTTTAATGTGAGGAGTACGTTTACCACTCCAACGAGAATGAAACACATGCCCACCAGTTTCAGTTGCAAGCTTAATTGCAAGTTCGTGTATCTCTTCGTCTGTTACTTCATTCCATGGTTTATCAAAGAAAAGATTATCGCCCTTGCGACGTTCGTACATATCTGACCAGTGATCTAGCCAGTAGTCTCTGTACAACTTTATTTTTCTTTTGATATCAAACCAGCTGTAGTGAAATACACATGGAAGTTCATTTACTGCGCTGTTGAACCATTCTTCATACTGCTTCAACGCCATTCCATTACCAGACAATGCATGACTACGCAAAGAGTTTGCTTTTGCATCGTAAAATGTTACATGCGGCACCGGCTGACCTGTATCAGCGTAGATCATATCGCAGCCGTCTGTTCCGGGCAAAAATTTCTCAAGCTTGCCATCTTTTCCATAAACACGCAAATTTGCAGGTGCGCCATGCGTTATGTTACGATTATTTCTACTGAGACGCCATTTCCACGGAGTAACATCGATACGGACTTTATCAGCGCTGCCCCAGTATTCAATAACAGGCAACGAAACAAGCTCTAGTCCAGCATTCATTGATGCTGCTAGCTTCTTGATCTTATCGTAGTCATCTTCATGAACGATTTCATCGACATCTTGCTGCCATAGAAATTCATTTTTGCACATTGCGCGTGCTTCTGCCTTCTGCATACCGTCGAAAACTGAAAATCCTGGTGATTTCCAGTCACGTTCGATTTGTTTGACCCTGATCTTGAGGACAGGCTCACCTGTCTTAGGATCCTGTACGACTGTCTCCGCAGCTAGCCTGAGCAACGTCTCGTACGTACCATCCGTCGATCCTCCATCGACGACGCAGATCTCGTCACAGAATCCTAGCATCGAGTCGATGCTTTGAACAAATGGGTAATTCTGTTTGATGCAGTTGTACGTCGTGGTGTAACCACTGAGTTTTGGCTGCCAGCTCATGTCAGTTTCGATCTGCTTCCAGAAAGTATCTCTTGCTGAGTACAGATACTCTGTAATTGCTAGCTTATCGTCTGTATCGAACCAACTCTCGTATCGATGCTGAACGTAGTCATTTAGCACTAGCTCGCATCCAAGCAATTTTGCTTCTATTACGAGTCTTGGACATGTATCTGGGCCATTTGGTAGGTACACGAGCCCTTTTGCACGCGCAAGAATATCTAGCATCGTTCCTGGAGCTACTCCAGATATGACTTCGTAATCTAGTGACCTTGAATCGCAATACTGCTTTGCTGCTGAATACCCCTTCACCCAGGAATCTGAGCCTAGCACGATCCATTTGGTTCTATTGTGATCTTTGTATCTTTCATTTAGAATTTTAACAGCAGCGAAAAACTCATCATCGAATACTGACGATAGTACGATATTTTTCTTTTCCATTAGAAATGGAAATTTCGTTGTATACCTGTCTTGCTGCGCTTCACTCATCCAAAATGTTGACTTTGCAGCGTAAAAAAATGCTGCAATTGTTTGCCCGTGAATCGTGTCATGACAGTTACAGTAACGTCCTTCTGTCGCTTGATGTTTTTCTGGACTTCTGTACTTGCAATATTTGTAGTCGTACTCGAGAACTGAATATCTCAGATTCGAGATAATCAATGGAAACAAGTCAAAATTAAGTGATGAGCAGTTCCCAAAAATCCAATATTTGTGCTTATTTAGCTCTATTAGCTGAGCTGTTACATCCTTAGCGTGTACGCGTGTGTAAGTAAATTTACAGCTGTCGATCAACGCTTGCGTTGTCAACTCAGCTCCACCGATAAATTCGTTTGCGAAAACGTCAGCAACGAATACAATTTCAGAATTCATTTAAGAGAGATTTAATCAATTCTCTTAAATGTTTACAACTTAATTCAAGATCATTTTCTTTAAAGCTTAAGCGGAAGTTGATCAATTCAATTTTACAACATAGAAAATGCGTCTATCTTAAGATCTTAAGAATAATTTAATTGCTTGTGATCTATCTAATTTAATGCCGCTATCTATTTTCGTAGATCGAAATTGGAGCGCGTACGGATGGCACAAGACAAAGACATTAATGAGATCAAGGACGCTGTAAGATCGATCGTTGGTATAAAAGAATCGATCGATAAGCTTGTCTCACAGAATGAAGAACAACGTATACGCGTTCAAATGTTCTTGCAGAACGATTGGCCATCGATCAGAGACGAAGTCGATGACATCGATGAGCGTATACGTAAAATTGAGAAATCACATAATAGTATTGAACATGACGTTAACAAGCATGATGAAACGATAAAAGAACATGAGCAGCGAATGAGAGTTGTTGAAAAATTTCATGCGCAAGGAATCGTATTCGCCGTTATGGCAAATGTTGTGATCTCGATACTTGTTCAGGTTATATTCAAATTCTACGGAAAATGAATGAACAGAAAAAAACTGCACTCGAACTTATCAGTGAGTCAAACGGAATTTACGCTCGCGGTGCTATACGCACCGCAGACAATGCTCTGCTTCTCACAGGTCCATTCAGCGAAGACACAAACGAGTGGAAAATGAAAATCGCTGATGCATTTTCAATTGAGCAGCTACACCCTGGCACTCTGCTTCAGAATATAACGGGAAAAAATTCTGAAGCAGAGTATGAGGTTGATGACACAGTCAGCGATCTATTTTTTTCTGCATTGGCTCTGGGTGGTCTACACGCTATCTTTGAGGTTGGCGAGTCAAAGGTGGGCGACATGGTCACAGTTGCTGACGGGCTAACGCTGAAATTCATTAGTACACAGCAAGAAAAACGAACGCTAACATCAGCTAAATTTTTGATCGTTGACGGCGCGATAGAGTCAGTGTCAGAAGTCGATAGAGCATTCCAGTATTCTAGCGCGACAAGAGACGCTGTCGTGATAGTTGCTCACACAATACATCCAGACGTATTTCAGACAGCCCATGTTAATAACGCTCGTGGCACAACATTTGTGTATCCGATGACATTTTTGCCAGAAGCTTTGCGATTGAACGATCTACATGATCTGTGCGAGGTTACGAAAATTGAACCAGTAACAGCTGCGACAGGCCAGCTTGTATCATCTTGGGATCCAGAGACAGCTGTTGCTGTCAAAGATGTTATTTTGGTACCAGATGGAACTGTAACATTTGCAAGTTACGACTGTAGACGTAATGCAAAACAGCTTGTTGCAAGACTCATCAGCAGACTACGTGAATGCAACGATGGCACAGACGAGATCCTAACATCAAGAATACGCAACTTGTCAACAAGACGTGTAAAAATAGATATTAAAAGCGGACCTCTTCACATATACAGAAGAGGCCAGCTAGACAAAGGGCTACGCGTTCTTGCAAATGAACTACGTAAGCGACGCTTCTGTCTTCCCTTTTCCTTAATGTAAGCTTTAATAGCCGCACCAAGTTCTGCATCAGTTGCGCCACTGTTGATCGCTATTCCAAGCGTAGATGGAGTAATGCCATTACCATCATTCAGCATTTTAACAATGCTAGAAATTTTTTGATTGTCGGGACCAGCTGCGGCTGGTTGCGCTGTACCACCGCCTGCAGCAGGAGCAGCTGGTCCTTGCGTACCTTGTCTAGCGGCGAATCTTTGCATCAAAGTTTGTTGACCGCCACCGCCCGCAGCGGGAGCTTCTGCAGACGCTGGGGCAGCGCTAGCGCTGGTACCAGTTTGCTGAGCTGCCCCAGTAGTCTGTTCAGTTCCAGTTGTTCCAGCTGTTGTTGTTGCGCTCGTAGTTGATGCTGTTGGATTTGTAGGTGTAGTCGGCTGAGCTCCAGAAGCAGCGCTAGCAGCAGCAGTTTCAACGTCAGATGCGACCTTTAGCAAATTTGCAGCATCTTGTGGACCTAGCTGCATGAGACCCGTTACGAATCCGCCTAGATCGTTCGTTAGCGATTGTATTGCTGTCTCGATCTGCGAATCTTTTCCAATACCGCGAAGAAAATTCATTATTTTGCTAACAGGACCATCGTTGAAACCGCTGAACTTCGGATATGCCTGTGTAAGCATCTGCGTCAGCTGTTCTGGCGATTGTCCTGCCGACTGTAGAGCAGCAGCAACAGTTTCTGAGTCTGGGAATTTTTGAACGATTGGCTTTATGATTTCTACGTAACTAGACATTAGATCTTTTACGACTTCAAGGGCACGTAGTGTGCTATTGTACGCGTTGCCAAATTCTTTTTGTGAATTTATCGTTGACATCATTCGCTGTCTACACAAGTTGATAAGCGATGTAAGTTCATCGCTTTTTACATTTTTTGTTGCTGTTTCAAGTTTTGCAAGTGAAGAATTCATCATTTGAATTTTCTGCTTGTCTATAGCTTCAATCAGCGTAATAGCGTTGTGTCGTTCAGCAAGCGTCACAGGTTTTGACATGCTGTATCTTTCGTGCAAACTAGATGCGTTTTTCATCAATGCGACCTTTACTGTCTCGTAACAAAGATTACATATAACGTATGGCAAAAAATAACTCAGTAGAACGTCAGTTTGTAGATGCATTCGAGAGCGCGAAAGATGGCGTAGGGCGTGCAGTGATTAAGTGCGTCTCAGAAGCTTTTAGCAATGAAAGTAAAATGACAAAAAATGATTTGCAGAAGCTACTTTTGATGATTAACGCTTCACTTGATGAAACATCTTCTAAAGCCGTGAATCACTACCAGAAACAGGTTGCAGCAGAAAAGAAGGCTGCGCAACAGCAAGCTAAAAAAAAGTAAATTTCTTTGAACGTATACGAATGTATTTCGTAAATTTGTAACATGCCATCAGGTGTAAAGCATCATGTTCAATGTAGATGCGTTATGCGTCAGTACGTTGGGAAGTCGTCACCGCCAGCACATCAGTTCGCCGTATTCTCAGTAATAGATGACGATGGTAACGTACAGCAGTCATACGCGCAATGCAATAATTGCGGTATTGTTCATAAAATTATAGAAATCAATAAATCTAAAATACTAGCGAATGAAGACTTGAAGTCGTCAATAACAGTTGATGATATCAAGCAAACAATGAACGAGAAATATGCAAGCATTCTTGAGAAGTATGATGTTGATCTTGCAACGTGGCAACAGGTATCATTCATACTCGAAAATGAGCTATGGGGTTCTGTTGTTGTTCTAACAAAAGAAAAATTCGAATCTGATGTCAACGTAAAACTTTTGCATGTAATAGGTAAAACTTTGCTAAAAATTGTTGATAAGTCGACAAAAGAGATTGTAGAATGAGCGAAAAAATTTACGGTGAATCACAAGCTGATAAACAGGCACAAGATCTACTTGTCTGCAGAGAGATAGTTCGAAGAATTATTGACATGAATCTGAGTCAGCAGCAGCTTACGTTCATCATGCGTCTCATCGCGCTGAATCTTGATAATATCGAAATGTCAAGAGACATTACTGAGTCTATTCGAGAAGCTGAATTGCACTACACTAGTAATAGCTTGGTTTTTATTGATACAATAGAAAATAAGTGAATCATGGGCAGATCAGCTATACAGCCAAAAAATGATGTAATGATGGATCAACCGCAAATTGCGCTGCAGCAACCGCAAGAAAGGTATGTTTACATTGCGAGCGACGTAAATGAGCAAAGCATATCCGTGGCAATCGCTCAAATACTTGGATATGCTAGCATGTCTAACGATCCAATAATTTTGATCCTTTCTACGTACGGAGGTGCGATTGATGAAATGTTTGGGCTTTATGACGTTATGAAGTACGTTAAATGCCCGATAATCACCGTTGGCATCGGAAAAGTAATGTCAGCTGGTGTTTTGCTTCTAGCGGCAGGAGTTAAAGGTAAGCGTATGATAGGGCGTTCAACTTCTGTGATGATTCATCCAATCTCTTCTGGAATGTTCGGAAAGATTTTTGACATCATTAATGATGCAGACGAGCTAAAATACAAGCAACAGCTTATGGTAGATCTTTTGCTTAAGGAAACGCAAGGAAAGTTTAAGCGTGAAGAATTGATTTCAATCATGAATGTTCAGAAGGATCATTACATTCATGCTGAAGATGCAGTTAGACTGGGTCTTGCTGATCAGATTATCGGCGATACAAAAGATGTCCCTGCAAAGAAAAATGTTGTGACAAAAAGAAGATAATGATTTACTATCTTCAAACCTGGATAAAATCTAAAAACGAGCTAAATGGAGAAAAAATATGTCTGATGTAGAGAATACAACCGTTGAAGTTACTGTCGCCACCTCGCTGCTAACGCTGCTGAATGATCTCATGAGCGCAGCAACAGCGACTGAGTTTCAAAATAATGTCGCAAAGAATCATGCTGGCGTTGTTTCGGCTGGCGTTGAAGCAAGAGCATCGCTTAGAGATCTTCGTAAGAAGGCCAAGAATTTCTCTGATGAGATTCTTGCGAATAACAAGAAGCTTAAGTCGGAGCGTAAGGCAAAGAAGAGCCTGAAGAAGGCTGTAGAGACAGCGACTGAAGAAGGCAGTAAAGACGGCGAAGTTAAGGCTGTAGAGACAGCGAAGTTAAAAACACTACGTTGTAGAAAAAACCCTCGTACTCTCTATATAATGCAGAGTACGAGGGTTTTTTTATGCGTAAAGCGATACTAAGAGATATTGCGCAAAAGGGTTTGAATCCAAAAAAAGCGTGGAAAACAATAGGCGTCAACGGAACATTTAGGGTTCAAAACGAAGTACAAGCTGATGCAGCTAGCGTAGAGACAGCAGAACAAAAACAAGAACTGCCAGAACAAGTTGTCGTTGCTGAAGAAATTACAACAGCAGCAACTGTAGCAAAGCAACTAGTCGTCGAAGAAATTACGCTTGATGTGCAATCTACAGCAGCTTTGGTAGGGCAACTAGTCGTCGAAGAAATTAAACCTGATATCGTTATCAGCGTGTCAGAAGAAGTAAACGATACTACTCATGTCACTACTGTAAAAGAAGATGAAGTTCCGCATACTGCAAAAAGAAAAGGACGTCCACCAAAGAATCAAAATGTTACTTTATGATAGAGCTCAGTTTCTGAATTGCAGATTTTTCAAGTTGACAGATTCTCATACGACTAAAATTGAACAATTCACCGACAGCTGCAAGAGTCATAGCTGAACCAGACTCAGCAATAACAATTGCGCAATTTCTTCCTTGCTGATGTTCAACCCAGTAGCTACAGCTAGAATTTTTGCAGCTTTCATTTCTTTGCTTTATTGTATCGTAACATGTTGTAATTTTGTCATGTGCGATAATGTTGAGGTGCTTGCGTTCTTTCATACGGCAAATGTAAAATAAACAAGCACGAGAATACAAAATGAAGATATACGTTCTTGATACAAACGTTCTAATCAGCGATACAAATTGTCTAACTTCGTTTGATGATAACGAAGTTGTAATACCACTGGCTGTTATTGAAGAGCTAGACAAGCTTAAAAGCAGAAAAGATGAAGTTGGTGAATCATCGAGAGAAATTTCGCGTAAGCTTGATCACTATCGTAAGGAAGGTAAACTATTCGATGGTATCAAGCTAGAGTCTGGTGGCATCATACGTGTATGTTCTTCACCGAATATAGAAGAGGCGCAATACGCGTCTGTGCCAGTAGAAATTAAGGATGGTAAGATCGACAATCTTATCATTCTGACAGCATACAAGCTTAAGTCGAATGCGCATGAAAATGTCGTTGTCGTATCAAATGACACAAATGTACGTATCAAATGCGATGCTCTTGGAATTCAAAGCGAAGAGTACAGAAAGATACGCGTTACAGACGACAAGCGTGGACTTTACACAGGCGTAAAAATTGTTGAAGTTGAAGAGCACATAGTGGATGAGATCTACAATAATGGTAGCATACCAAGAGATACGCTACCAGTAGATATAAAATTTTATCCAAATGAGATTGCTGTAATAAAAAGTGTTGAAGGTGACAGAACGCTAAAGTCAGTGATCACAAGATACACAGATGAGCGTTTCAAGTTTATCGAAAGTGTTAATAACGTTTACGGACTTAAACCACGTAATAAAGAGCAAAATTTTGCTTTTGATATCTTGCTAGATCCGAAAATCAGTTTTGTTACGTTGCTTGGGCAAGCAGGCTGCGGTAAAACGCTTATAGCGCTTGCAGCTGGACTTGAGCAGCTTACTGGACTCGGTGATCAAAAGAAGCAACGCTACAAGAAGCTTATCATCGCTAAACCAACGCAGTCTGTTGGAGCCGATATTGGCTTTTTGCCTGGTACAATAGAAGAAAAGCTTGATCCATGGATGGCACCCATAAGAGATAATCTTAATTTCTTGATCAACAATGACTGTGAAACATCAACGAAAACAAAAAAGCGCGGTTCAAGCAAGAACAGCAACGAAACGGCTGTATTCGAAAATTCGTATCTGAACACAATGTACGAGCGTGGAATCATAGAGATACAAGCGATATCTTACATACGTGGCAGATCTATTCCAGGATCGTTCGTAATCATAGACGAAGCGCAGAATCTTTCGATGCACGAGCTAAAGACAATAGTGACACGTGTTGGTGATGGCACGAAGATAGTTTTGACAGGCGATATCGAGCAGATCGACAATACGCACGTTGACATGTATACAAATGGTCTAAGCTACGCGATTGAAAAATTCAAAGATTACGATATCGCAGGTCATGTTACGCTGATTAAGGGCGAGCGTTCACAGCTTGCTACTTTGGCGTCAAAAATACTTTTACTTTTTACTTAGACAGGATTGGTGCGAATGAATGTCTATAAGAGACAACACAAGGTTCAGGAAAGTATACGGCGCATTCAGGGCCAGGCCTGTCGTCATAAATACGGAAGAAGTAGGTATTATCGTGGCTGGCGGTGATCCAGGAGCGCAGTACCTTGTACTTGCGCTTACAGCTTCATTGACGAATGAGCGTCTGTTCGTACCAGGTACAGGCATATCTGCTACAGATGGTGGGGCTGGCGGAAGCTATACGCTTACAATCGATGACGATATTGTTGCGACTGTTAGCGGTACTACGTTTACTGGCCCAGTCATAGCGCCAAAGCTAACCGGTTCGCTACAACGACTATCAACAGGCGAAACTGCATTTGCAGGAACTGGTGGAGTCGCTGTAACAACAGCGTCGAATGGACAAGTTCAAATATCTGGTTCTGTTTATGCAGATAGATTTTCGTCGTATTTGACTGTTAACAGCGAAGGTTCTCCGCTTCCTGGTAGTAGAGCGATACAGCAAGGTACGGGTATCAAGTTCACAGATACAGGCGCTGGCGTTGACTTCGATGTTGCTATAGACAATAACGTTGTCGCAACAGTCAGTGGAACAACGTTTACTGGTCAAGTGAATGCATCAAACTTGTCTGGTTCACTACAAAGGCTTGTTAGCGGACTAAGTTATCTTGTCGCTGGGAAGAACGTAGATATAACGTCTGCATCGAATGGACAGATAACTGTTCAATCGAAACCAATGTTGTTGACATTTGATATTCTACGCGGTGTATCAACAACATCAACAGCGCTTACGGGTAGCAAGCAGTCAATAGGAACGTTCCACTACAATCCATCGTTGTTCAATGTAACAGCTACGAACTATACGTGGAAAGCGCTAGTAGACACTTCTGAAACGCCAGTGCCTGTCGCTGTTGATCTGTACGATGTCTATGGACATGTGTACGGTTCGCCTGGAACAATAGAGAGTTCGATACTAACATCAACATCGCAGACGACGGCGTATGTATCGGCCGATCTAACGTCAGTGTTTAGCGCAATTACAGCTTCAGTAATTATTGAAGCGAGACTTTGGAAAACAATATCAGGATCTGTCACATCATCCGTTTCATGCCGCGGAGCATGGATTGATGTTACGTATTTACGGTGAAATAATGGCCAACAGCAACATCTATATGTCGATAGACCACTACAGCAATACAGCAAACGCGTGGCAGCACACGAATGATATGTACGTAAACGCGTTCAAGCTACTAAACTCTGCAAGATCAGCAAGTTATGTCCAGTTGATCGCGTATAGTACGGGCGTTGCAGGTGGCGCGAACGTTGGCGGTACAAACCATTACGATCAGCCTAGATTCACAGGAGATGGTGCGTTCAGCGTATGGAAATTTCCATCAGGTTCAATCAGCGGTTCAACATCAGAACGAAATGTAGATTTTTACATTTTGCTGCAGCACGCTGGTACAACTTCGTATGGTTCTACGCCTGGTAACCCACTAGCTATCGGTGCTGCATCACCAACAAACGTTGTAGGAATTCAGCTGGCGTGGATGGCAAACGGAACATCACCGTGGAATGGTACAACAAACGCGAATGGAGCAGATACGAAAGGCTCGTCAGTGTGGGCATCTGGATCACATGTATTGCCACGCTCAAATAATGCTGGTGGAACTCATGCAGCTAATAAGCAAAATTGTGCTTACTTTGCATCTGCTGCTGGTGGCGTTGTGGGTGGATCACGTTATTCTTTCTACGTCATGAGAGATAGCATCATTAGCGTATTTACGCCAGCTGGTGCTGGCAGCGGATATAATGTTCTTTATGCGGGTGTTTACAAACCGCTTCAAGCATTTACAAGTAGTCATACGCTGCCATTCGCGATGTTCGGTTATACAGGAACAGTCAGTGGACAAACGCTAACTGCTGACAATACTACAATTGGCGCTACTGCTGGTAATTCTACGTACGAAGGTGGTGTTTATCCACGCGTAAATGTTGGTAACGACTGCCCAAAGGTTGGTCTAACAGCGATGATGTCAACGACAGTGCTAGGTACGCTAGCACAGCAGCCAAATATGCAGCATGGCTCTGGTTCAACAAGATACGATATCTGGCCAGTTGGTCTTTGCATCAATGAAGCGCCAACGTACGGGTACTGCGGAACTGTTGAATTTACATCGCATAGCTATGGTGTTGCACTATTTAGCAACAATCTTGACTGGAGCGACAGACACGCATTTTTTGGTACGACTTCTGCAAACTCGTCACGTGTCTGCGTGCCGTGGTCTGGAAGCGCACCTGGTACTGTTGGTACGAGAGCGGGACTACAGTTTACTAGAACACCGTGATACATAGATGATATGGCTCAAATAGAAACACCATCAGACGTATCAGCTGTAACACCAGGCATATCAGACATACAAACATTTTCTGAGAATGATCGTCCTACGTTTACGTCAACAGTGACAGTTTATGTATCAGTTGCACGAACTGTCACTTATCTGAAGCGTGGATGGTACACTGCCGGCGGTGAACACGAGTATTGGCAAACAACGAATCCAGAAGGTCCACCAGACTCTGGGCACTCGCTTACCGGAATAACAATAATAAGCCAAAGAGAAACATCGTGAGCGGTATACTAGATCCAAAGACAAGAGTGATGGATGTCGTTATTACTGACGAGGGAAGACGTCAGATGGCATCAGGGCTTATGGAGCTAGCTTACGTTACGTTTAGTGATGCTGATGTTGTGTACGCTAAAGATCTTGTAAGCGGAACAGTTGATACTACGACTTATCCTCATCTTGAAGCGTCGACATCGCAACCACACGATCTTATTACATACGTGACAGATGACTTTGGAAGCTTGCAGCCATTCAAGTCGCTTAACTCGTACACAGTGAGGTCCGGAGAGATACTATCAGGGTCAGATGGCGTCTACTCACCCGTTACATCATCTGCAGCGTTCGGAGCGATTGTAGGCGATATCGTAGAATCTTCAGCTGAAGCTTTCAGAAAGCTTCAGCTGCTGTACACGCATGATGAATTTTCAAGCGAAAATGATCTTAATACATCTGATCAAAAAGTGATTTTTAAGATCAACGATGACGTAAAGTCAAAGTACGATGGTATGTCTATCGACGATCTACCTACATTGATAGAAGATAAACGTTTTGCGAAACTTGTGAATTTTTCTTATCTTCCACCGACATATAGAGATGGCGATACAAAAAAAAGCACAGGTGTAATTTACAAAAATGTGCTAATGACTGATGGTACTGACATTGCAACAAAAAAAGTATACTTCAGCCAAGATGAAAAAAAGCGTTTGCTATTTCAATTTTTTGAAGTGTCTGGTGGTAAAATAAAAAAGCTTAGTGCGTATAGGGTTGCTAAGTCAACGTACATTGTTGGAAAATTGTATGTAAATTCAAGTGACGTTACGTGTTTCTGTAAGTTGTTTAGCATCAAATTCGAGTTACAATGATTATTAACGTTGATGCTTACAAGAGTACAGAAACTTGATATACCAGCTGTATCTGTTGAAGAATATTTTTTTGACTTTATACGTTACGATAATTCATCTGTCGTAGCGAATATCACGTTTTATGTTGATGCCAATGTAACGTCTGCGTATGGAGCGTCAACTGTTAGCATAGAAATATCTAAGATTGACTCGCAAAAAGCAGCAAAACAGCAACTTAAACCGCAGATTACGAATGCGTCAAGCATCGTAAAGGGATTTGCGTCTTTCAAGCAAGAAACTGTAAATCAGCTTACATCGCTTGCAGACGCTCGTGTGTCGTTGCTAGACATAGCACGTTCAAAGATGAAATCCAGTCAGTCGACTGGATCAAAGATCACGCATCTACCAGTAAGAAACTTCAGTCTAACAAAAACAGTAACGTCAGAAGAATCATCTGTTAGATCAGCTGTAAAGTTGAAAAAGCTATCTGACGTAAAGAATATCGTAACAGACAAACAACAGCTGATCAAACCAAAAATTTTTGACAGAGTTGAAAAAAGCAATACGATAAAGAGAGATGTTAAAGTAAATCTTCCAACAGAGTATTTTTTCACAACAAATTCTGTTGACAGGGTAGATCAGCTTGTTGTAACATTTACGCTACGTGATGCAAATGAAAAAAAGATACAGAGTATCACAAAGAGCGTTGACATACTATCCGCTAAAACAGCGTTTATTGAACGTACATCGAGACCAGCAGCAAAAGTTGTCCGCATAGGATGCGGACAAGCAAAACTGTACATAACACGTGGCGATAGGAATACAACGGGCGTACGTATCTACAAACGTGGAAATAATGAGCAGTATTCTCTTGTGTCTGAACTGCTATTTTTTTCTGATGATATCACAACGAAGATATCTGTTGCAGAAGATAGAGAAACTCATTTTCAAATTGTCGCAATAGACTCAATGAAAAATTCTTGTGGTCAATACACATCAGTTATCGTACCAGGCAAGAATAAAAATTTTCATGATTCGCACGTTGTTATAAGAGCATTTCAAACAGATCTTGGCATGAAGATCAATGTTGAGAAGCTGTCGAAAGAATTTATGTCATATCAGGTTCTTAAACGTGATCTTACGTTGAATGAGAAAACAACTGATCGTGTAGCAGTTGGAGATATCGTAGAGTCATTTAGCTTTCCGAAAACAAGACAAAATTCAATCATACAGCTACCAACAACATCACGTGTAGCTTCTCTTGACGTTGTCGATACGTCAATGAAAAATGGTCACATATACGAATATGTGCTAAGAGCGTATGACACGTACGGAAATAGCATGATCGTCGGTAATGAAATAATTCAGTATTTTGACGATGCAAAAAAGATAGGGCGCGTTTTGATTGAAAATCAGCAAACATCGATCGTAAATGGAAGCCCGGAAGTCACGTTCGGCATCTCATTTGCGTTTGAAGATTCTGACTACGATAAATTTAGAGCTGCGTTGAAGTCATACGATATAGAAAAATATTTCGGTGATGAATTTCTTACAAACCGTGAAAAATTGCGTTCCGTTATAGTTTATGATGTTGAAAGACATAATCTTTCAACCGGTCAAAGAGAGAGCATGGGAATTTTTCCTGCTGGAACGTACAGCGATAAAGCAGCCGCTGACTCATCTGGCGCGCAAAGACTAGCAAATGGTGTAAGGTACGTCTATACTGTAAGACCAATGCTACGTGATACAGAAACCATGGTAGAAAATCTTAGAGTTCAAAAGACTGATTTGACTACAGGTAAGCAATATACATTTCCGATTAGCAAATTCAAGCATCCGACGGCTCTAAAAGCTGGCGTTATAAGCACACCAGAAACGCAAAAACAAAAATATGTTGGTTCGCAATTCGCGTTTGGAAAGATAGGAGTCTATGCGTCAGTTGCTGTCGACTTCGCAGAACAGAGAACAAGTCTAAAAAACTTCTCAGTCAAAAGACTCACAAGCTCAACGCTTATGTTCGAGTGGGGATACGATAAGTCACCGTCAGACATTGACTCATGCGTTCTTGAAAGACTGTGCGATGACGATGGAACATATGAAGTAATAGGAATTTCTCACGCACGTGTTCTTACTGGGTACGGAACATCAAAATACGTTTACGTCATTGATGCTGAAGACGACGGTGCAATGACATACAGCGTAAAACCATTCTATCTTGACTACAGCAGCGGAAAAAAGATAACAACGCAGGTTGACATATGACTTCATTGATAAAGAAAATTACAGAAGCTGTTCCAGCTAGCAGCGTAAGCACGCAGCCAACAGCGCAAGTTACAGATACTGTTACAGTAGTGAAGTCAACTTCGCCGGGCAGCTACGCAACAAGTGTTGGTGGAGTCGCAGACGCTGTTGTTGGCACGCTCAATGGAATGACTGCAAAGTCCATTGTTGCGACAAACGTAAAGTCTACGCAAGTTGCAAATTCAAGCACAGCATTTAAAAATGCAGTTCCACCACAGCAAAAGTCACAAGCAAAATCACAACCTCAACAGACTGTAGCAGAATCACCAAAAAATACGTATAAGGTGAAGCTCGGTATTTCGCATTACGTACCAGAAATTATTAGCATCACAAATTTTTTGCCAATCGTGGGCGTTCACGGAGAAACACCCGCTTACGATCGCATGAAACTTAGCTCTGAGTATGCTGGCATGCAAGAAAAGCTTACAAATAACGTATGCGTTGCTGCTGCTAACAACGAAGCTGTTGAACTACTGTATAACACAGTAAAGAAAGATAATCTTTCGCAATGCATCATTAGCAGAAGACATGTCAACTATTTGCGAAATTACGTTGATAAGTCTGAGTCAACGATGCTGTTGTTTGATCCGGCTGTTGCTAAAATAAATGTTAAAGACACGCTTACGACTGTATTTTCGTACATGAAGTCTGCTGGCGTAAATTCAGCAGATGCAGATATAGAATACTCAGCGCTAGTAAAGTTGTTGGGTGAAACTATTACGTACGCTGATGCGTTGAAGGAACTTGGTTATAAGCAGCAGAACATACAAAAGTTCAGTGGAACAAAACAATTTATGCAGCTTGCTTATGAGCTACGTGACTTGCTCGCTGGACATAGTCAAGAGTACGCTGGTAGTAATACAACAACACGTCAAAATGATACTGAACAGTATAAGCTGCTCGTTACACCAAATTCTGATATTGCAAAATTCATTAGAATGTCTGATATGATTCTCTCTGATCGAGAGCTATCAGCTACAAATTCAGAAACAGTTGAACAAGTCATAAGCACGATTACAGCAGAGAGCCAAAAAATCAAAAAATATGTTGGCTCGCTTGACAGAGTGCAGTATTGCGCATTGATGCTATACTCAGTTGCTAAGGAAGTTAGATATTCGACAGCATTGCAAAATGAATCATTCGTTAGCGAACTACAGAAGTACGGGTACGCACCAATAGACGCAGGTAATAGAAAGATGTTTGATACTGTGTTTGGGCAGTTTCCGTCGAATGTGTTCGATAATCAGCAGAATGCAACGACGCAAATTTATACTGCAATGACTTCATTGCGTATGCAAAATTACACAGAAGGACGCGCTAATGCAAATGTTGCATTGTTTGAAAGAAATGATACAGTCGGCGCAAATATTGATTTTGTACCAGGAGCAGACTATTATTTCGCTGGATTCGATGGTACAAGCGAGCCAAATCCTGAACGTCTCAATGCGCTTTTTAAGCTGCTGACAAGTACATTCGGCGGTATGCTTAGTTTCTTGTCGTACATCGATGCATACGCAATAACCGCAGATCCTAAAGATCAAGCAACAAGTGCAAAAGAACATGATACGTTGTTTTTGTCATTGCTAGATCATCTCGCTGTTGTTGATTTTACAGCTGGAACTATTGGAGAGACGAGGATCAAGAAACCAGTAAAGTCTACAAAGACTGGGTTTGTAGAGTCGTCTATGCCAACGAATGTTATCGCTCATGCTCTTGCAATGATAGAAATAGCATCAAGAAACGATAACGTGCTCGCAGCATTGTTTACGTATTTTTCTCTCTTGAGGCTCAAATACAAGAGTGCTGCATCAAAGAATAACTCTCAATCACCAGTTATGGCTGCAATAGAGAGGGCATCAGTTCAGCTAGTATTCGCAATAAGAAAAGCTGTTGGAACAAATAACGTTATAAGCTCTCAAACAGTTGAAATAACAGATGAGTCTCTGTTCAAGATACTTGAGCATGACTCAACAGAGAATAACGTCGTAATGAAAGCGTTGTACGACTGGATCAACTACGCGTACAGCAATGATAGCGTTGAGAATATTTTCATAGATGGACGTACGAGATACACCGGGCTGAAGCAGACAACGCTGTCGTACATGATATTCTCAGCAATGATTTCTTTGTATGGCGCGATATCAAACGTAACGTATACAAATTTCATACCGCAGAATGACTGGTTCAGCAAATTTACGATAAAAGTTGATCAAGGCGATAAGTCATCAGAGATCGGCACAGCTTGTTTGAAACGAATGAGATCTGAAGAGATCAAAACTTCAAAATGTATAACAGCATTGCTTGGTCATTTGCTAACGCTAAAGAATTCAATATCAGAAGTTTTGTCGATCATCAATGATAACGACTACAAAACTTCTGTTGCGAGTTTGCGTTCTTATGTTGGCGCAGCGCTACCCTTTCTGTACAATGCTGAGCAGCTGAGGCTTGCGAATAACGCATTGAAACAGTTTGATAGTGAATTCACAGAAAAAAGAAATCAGCATTATTTTATGCTTGGTGACGAAGTAGAGATTACAAAGCTTGATGAAGCATTCTCTCTTGTTGAAAAAAAGCTATCAACGTCAAAATTCAAGAGTCCAGACGGAGATAACATACGTTTGCTTTCTATCGGTATAACACATGGAATGTCAGCTATGCTACGTAGGCTGCTAAGAACTGAGTCTACGAAACAGCAAACCGACATCATCAGCATTAGCGTATATAAAAATGATCTTGAATACCAAGAAATCGTTTTTAAGCCAAAAAAATTCTTGTTTGAACTCTCAAGAAATGAACGTTTCAAGGGAGCCGGAAAATCACTTGAAATCGATGTTTACGATGAAAACGGCGACGACATCAGAACAAGCACTTCGTATTCATTTCTATCGCAAAAAGATAAGAACGAAATACTCGATAATCATTCAATGAGCTTTATACTAGAGTTGTATATCAGACTAATGACAGGTTTGCAAGTGAATGAAAATTCACTTTATATAATGGATCCAATAGAAACGTTTAATAACGTCGCACAGACAACGTGGAACCAGCTGGCACAAGCTGTTAAAATACAGAATGTTGGTATCGCATCAGCTGGAGCAGTGTCGCAAAATAAAGCAAGTCAGCAGATCGCTCAAACGACAACAACAGAAAATGTGAAGTCAACATTTGACGGTGCAACCAATAAGCAAAAAGAAAAGTTGCTATCGTTGGCAGAGGCGTGCTCGTATATAAACAAAACGTATAATTCACTTTCAACAAGTGAAACGTTGATTAGCGCTGCTGTGATGCCGAAAGCATTTGATCGTGTTTTTCACATAGCTGTTGATCCAGATGACTATGAAATTGATATCGATGAAACTCTGAAGACAGAGGAAGGCAAAGCGATATACAAAGCATTGCTAAAGTCTGGTAAAATTGTTGAAGAGAAAAAGCAAACGTCGGGTGGAAGCGGGAGCTACAAAAACAGCGAACAGTTTAATCAGCTATCGTCAGATAGAACGTACAAGCTAGTAGAAAGACGTGGAAAGAACTCAGAAGCTGCGTTGGAAGAGTATTTTGTTGTTGTAGAAACGTATGGTGCTAAAAAATGACAAGTACTTTCCCATCTATAAAAGCAACGGTCGTCGATATACCAGAAGTCAGAGGATTCACATCAAACTTCGTTTATGACTTTTACGTGCAAGACGAGTCAGTAAATGAAAAACCAAAATACAGTCAGACGATCGTAAAAAAGCTTGGAGCGAATGTATCAGACGCGTATTTTGACTACGCGTCATCAAGAGTGCCACGTTACGTAAAGCTTGCATGGCGTCCTATAATTTTTACAAATAGATACGACGAAACTAATGGATATTCGCCTACACAAGAAGCAGCAGCGACATTTGATGCAGATTTCTTGAAAAGAAATTTGAAGTTCATACTGTCAGAAGATGACTTTTCTTACTCTGAATACACGACAGTGTCTTTTGACGATAATGAGCTTGCGTCAAGAGTCCAGACGACAGTATCAAGCTCTCATTCATTGAATCAGACGATTGGCGGCGCTCCAATCTACGATCAAAGTGGTAAGCTTAAAACAGCGTCAATGAAAAAAAATCCTAGTCAGAGTGGATATAGATATAGTGCAAATAAAAAGTTTGCAGTGCGTGGTATTGACGATGTTAAGCTAACGATGTCGATGAAGACGAAGTTCTCAGCGCAGCTGCTGCACGAGGCGTGTAAAGATCCATCATCATTCGTTTCGACAAATCTAATCGCAACAGCAACTGAAGCTGCAAAATTTACGTCTGTCTCTAAAACAGATCCGTACGCGCATCTAAGTCAGACGTACGACACAAATACAAATTCTATTTTGTCGACTGACGCAAAGTCAGCCACAGCAAGCACTTCTTATATGATCGGATACATCATTGATAAGCACGAGTGCTTGCCTTCTGGCGACACAAGATATGTTGAAACAATCTGTGTTTCTGGTTACAAGTCTTACAACTACGCTGACGTGAATATTCTGTATGGAAAAACATACGTTTACTCAATTAGAGCCGTTTGTAGCGTGGCTATACCAACGATTGACGAAGATGGAAAACGCGTACTTTCTCGTTATTTGATTGCGTCAAAACCAGTAAGAAGCTACGTTGATACTGTCGAAGAAACTCCACCGCCAGCTGTGAATGATCTAAGCTTCAATTGGGATTACGAGCACAAAAGGCTTATGGTGCATTGGACGCTGCCGGTAAACAAGCAACGTGATATTGTAAAATTTCAAATAATGCGTAGAAGGTCGATAACAGAACCATATGAAATATTGAAAATTTACGATTTTGATAAATCTGCTGTTAAGGTATCAGACGTTGAGGGTATACCAAGTAGCATCGTTCAAAAACTTAACTCACCACTGTGTTATTACATTGATGATGAATTTGTTGTGTCGTACGTAGATACGGCTGGTATTACAACACAAACAAGCAAATTTATCTACGCTGTATGCTGCGTTGATGCTCACGGCTTCATATCAAATTACTCCGAACAGTTCAGCGTGACATTCGATGTATTCAAAAATAAGTTGCTCGTTAAGCGTATCTCAAGATCTGGTGCACCACGTGTGTACCCAAATGTTTACGTTGAAACAAACGCGTTTGTCGATAATATCGATGAAAACTGCGATCAGATGACAGTTACACTATCACCAGACGCTTTTACGCTAACAGATACAGATGATATGCAAATTAAACACGCAGCAACTACGTCTGATGGTAGTTATTACGTCGTTGGAATCATAGATGTTAAAAATGGTGACAGCGACTCGTTCAACATTGAGCTGAACGACTCGTTCAAGGCACAGTCAAAAATAAAAGTTTGAACGTAGAAATACGCACGTTACTAGCTAGCTATAATCGTAGGAAGAAACAATGGGATTTCTTGACGGCTCGACCAATAACATAATTCTTGATACAGTGCTAACTGATGTTGGCAGACAACTTCTAGCGAAAAATGATGGTAGCTTCGCTATAGCAAAATTTGCGTTTGGCGATGATGAAGTTGACTATACTGTGATCAAACGATACGGTAGATCAGTTGGAAAAGAAAAAATAGAGAAGAATACTCCGATTTTCGAAGGAATAACATCGGCAGGCAACGCGTTGAAGTACAAAATGATCAGCGTGTCTAATCCAAATCTAGTTCGCTTGCCGTCGCTTTCGCTTTCTGGAGATTCAAACGTTTCAAGTTCTACATCTGTTGTTTCGCTTGGAAGTGTACGTAAGCTCACAGCATCGATAACATGTGAGCAGACGATCATAAACGAGCCTACGATAGATCCAGAACTAAGAGATCAGGTATTCATCGTTGAGCTTTCAAACATTTTCCTTCAGATATTGAGACAGACGCCAGACAGCATAGACGCTCAGCAACGTGCAACTTACATCTTGTCGAGATCACCAACAGAAAATAGCTATCAAGGTAGCATACTTCAATTTGCTCTTTCAGTAAAGTCGATAACAGACGCTCAATTTACGATCTACGGTACAACAGCTGACAAAAACGTGATAGCAACGTATGTTAGGGTCACTGGCGCTCAAAGCGGCGCAGTTTCAGAATTCAGAGTTAATATCCGCAAGGGCGACTGAGAATGGCAACATTTAAAGAAATTAACAGCAACGATATAAAAGTTCAGCGTTCTTCTCTATCACAGATTATCGACGTGATACAGGAAGACGTTTCTGGTAGCACATCACGTAAGAAATATCAAGTATTCGTTACTGGTGGGCTCGGACCCGGCGTTACGTCAAGCTTGTTTCAGACAGTTTACGATCAGGATTTTACTTATCAAACTGCAAATCCGATCTTTGATATTACAGTTGGGCTTTATCCGAACGGTTCAACCGTTAGCTCATCGAAACTAAGCGAAGATGCTGCTGGTAAGCCACTTTTCCCGTCGTCAAGCTTGATGATGAGAGAGAAGATGTCGATATATCAGCAGTTTGCGCAAACATTGCTTGGTGATAAGGATCTGCAATTTGCCTCTCCGTTCGATTCAACTAACGCAAATGAAAAAATAGACTGTGCGCTTTTCATTTGCATGAAACGTCTCTTTTCACGTGATCAGATAAAGAGAGAGACACTCGCGTTGCAGTTCTATCAGACGGCGTCTACGACAGCAGCGCAGTCGAACCTTGGTGCCCCAACAACGCTTGGAGCGACAGTTTACACAGATGTTGGTTCATCAACGAATAAGATTACTACATACGGTGGTCAGGTCGGTAATATCGTAAATTCATCAAACACTGCAAATTACGGTGGTCTGGTTTTTTATGATCGCGGCATCATTGTTCTTGACTTGAACAGAATTACGTCAGGAAGTCAGTTCATGACAGGTACAGTTGACGCTGTTAACTCAACTGGGCAGATGGTTATTGGCCGCGCTGGATCTGGTAATGCAAATGCTGCATTTATACCAGACTTTGTTGTAAGCGGTTCTATCGACAATATTCTTGATCATATCTGTGGAGTTAGATTCTCGTCTGGTTCGATTACAGCCATGACATTCCAGAATGTTACAAACATCAACTCAACACTTGTATTCTGCAGAGCAAGCGCAGATGAGTTCAACTACTCTTCTAACCCAACATTTATTGACAGTAACAATAGAATCGTTGTGATCGACGAGGGACAGGAAGATACGCAGCAGTCGTTTACGATGGTTACGACAGTTGGACTGTACGATGCAAACGATAACTTGCTAGCAGTTGGTAAGCTTTCTCGTCCAGTTGAAAAGAATCCAGAGAAAGACTTGTCGCTACGTCTAAGGATCGACTACTGAGAGCTTTCGCTTATGACAACGCAACGTTTGACGCAAAACGATGTTGAGATCTACGCGCTGCGCGTAAATCCAAAGCGCGTCTACGTTAGCAGCTCAACTGGTGTAACTGGCTCTCTGACTGTGCTCGGTAGAAGCTCGACGATAGAGAAAGACATTTCTCTATCGTCGAGCCTCGGTGATAGCGCAGCTAACGATCAGTCGATAGACGATATACTGAAGAAGGCGTCTTTGCTCGGTCGTGTTGGCAGCAGTAACGCAAGCGTAATGTCTGCTTATATGAGCGAAGTAAATCGTCGTAACCAAAGCAGAAGAAATTCAGCAACGCAGTTGATTGATAGAATTGTACCAGGATTTGTGTACAATGATAAGTTTGCTGTTAAGTCACTTGTAAAGAATAGCTTGCTGCGTGAACAGAGACTATACTCGAATGCAGCGCAGTATGCTTATACGAATTACAACTGTCTTAATTTCTTTTCTTGCTCGAATGTACCAACTGCGTCTGTTCTTATCTACCCAATGACCGGTAGCGAGTACACCGTCACTGGTGCATTCACAATAGAAACGTACATAAAACCAAATTCAGCTGATGATTCATCTGTGCCAATTACTGCTGGCGCTATTGTGCATGTATCGTCTAGCTACTGTTTGTCTCTTATAACTGGATCTGGACGTGATCAGTACGGTAGAGCAAATACGTTTCGCGTAGCACTTCAGCTAGAACGTACAGCAGAAAAGAGACCAAGCGAGCTAAACCCAAGCGTTGCGGCAGCGTATCCACGTGATCTAGCATTTTACTCAGATGACTGTTTGAAACTTAACGCGTGGCATCATGTGCTTGTACGATGGGGTACGAATTCACGTGATCGTGGAACTGGTAGTTTTTACGTAGATGGTACGCTAAGAGGAACATTCGTTGTTCCATCGTCATCGTTGAACAGTTTGAGTTCAAACGCGTTGTTTGTTGGAAATTTTTATGAGGGTAATAATACAGGTGGAAATGCTCAAGCACTGTGGTTTGCGACAAATCCATCAACGCGTGAGGGACTTATAAATGTCACTACAACGCCAGCGACAGAAGAGCCCGCAAATTTCAACTTTAGACACAGACTGCGTGCTGAAATTCATGATTTGAAGATCATCAAACGATACGTAACAAATCGTGAAATTGAAGAAATGACGTGCACTGGTAGCAGCGACATGCGTGATGTTGCCTTCTATCTTCCACCTTATTTCATTCCAACGAGTCCAACGAGAAGCGCAGTCGATGGTTACGGCGGCATTCTCGAAACGCCTTTCTACGCGTCAGACGGATCTACAGAAACACCTTTTAACACATCGCTGGCGTTTTCTGTTGGCGGACATCTAATAAATATCGAAAATTTTCTGTATGACTTTGGTTCAAAACGATATCCGCTAGCATACAACATGCTAGCTCATGAGATTTCAACTACAACAGCTGCAGCTCCAGCTAACGATCTTCTGTACCAAAGCGGGAGTTTCATCGCGAGAAATCTTTTGATTCTACCATGCGATGACGGTAACTACATACCGAATCTTGGTGTTATATCAACGTACGTAACAGCTGCCAACAACCACTACCGTGACTCCACAGACACATCAGATGGCAGCTGGATAAATCTTCGTGATTTGATATCTACTTCTTCATTGCTTGCTGGAAGATTTATACAAGCAACATCTAGCATAGACAAGGTGATAGGTGGTGTTGCGCCAGAAACAGGAGACATCAAAAATGCTCCAGGTAGCGCTCTAACGATATTCAACAGAACAAAAGATAGTAATTCAAATCAAATCACTGTTTTTAGCATTAGCAATTTGTACTACGGTGACAAGATAACGCCTGGTACGTTCAAGCTTAGCAGCAGCCTTTCTGGAACGAACGGAGCGCTAAGCGTTCTGCTACGTGACGATGGTAACGGTAATCTTTACAGAGCGAACTGCGTAACATCAGCATCAGCTTGGAACAGCGTTGGTAATATCTTTTACGAGCAAGGTATAGTATTCGTAAAGTCACCGCATCTTTACCCATTTGGTAATGATAGCTATGGTATGGAATTTGAAGGTTCACGTGATGTTAACGTTGTAAAGCTAACAGCTATTGCTCCTGCGGGACATTACAACACATCTTCAAATACAAACTTTGTCTATGGTACATCTAGCTACAGATACGCAGCTCAAGATGAGCCCATCGTGAAGATATCGCGAATCAATTTTCATGACTCGAATTTCAATGTCGTGATCAGAGCTCATCTTGCGCAACCGATAGAAAAACGATTCAGTCAGTCAATTGTGTTTAAGCCAAGAATAGATTACTTATGGCAGCAAAGAGAAAAAAAAGCAATAGAACGCCAAAAAGATGTAAGCATGTGTCAAGGAAGCTTGTTGGATTTGAGTGTCTAACACGTTCTAAGCTAGAATACGATTACATGCAGCTACTTGACTCAAATGACTGTATCGCAGCGTACGTTTACGAACCGTTTGGTATACCGTACAGAGTAGGTAAAAGAACTAGAGTGTACTGGCCAGACGTTGCTGTTCTAACGAAAGCAGGTAAACTTTACATTGTTGAAATTAAACCAACTTCAAGATTGAAAAAAGTTGGTGTTATCAAAAAGTCAAAGTTCGCAGAAGCTTGGTGTCGTTGGAACAATGCAGTGTACATTTTTGCGACAGATGGTATGATCGCGAAGAATGAATGCGGAATACGCGACGGTTTACGCCGGGTTTGACATATCAACAACGACAGTTGGCATTGCTTTCTTTTGCGATGATAAGCTTGTGACAACTCACGTGAGCAGAAGTAAAGATGAGGAACTTGTAAATTTTGCTGATCGTGTCATTGCAGAGTTCATGCTTTCACTGATGAATCTATCAACGCGTAGGCTAAAACTATCATTGTGCATTGAAGAACCAGCAAAAGCGTACGCGCAAGGTAGAACATCGGCAGGTACAATATCCAAGCTGCAGTTTTTCAATGGTATGATAACGTACGGTCTGCATAAGCTGTTTACAGAGGTGCACTCATCATACGACTACAAGTTTTGTCATGTGTCAGTGTCGCATGGCAGAAAAAAATGTGGTTATCCAAATATTAAAGGATCAAAGAATAAGAAACAAGACGTATTCGACGATAACTTGAAACGCTATCCCAGCAAAGTCGATGACTGGATAAATAAGAAGACAGAAAAACCATATTCGTGGGCTTATGATGAGTCAGACGCTGTTGTAATGGCTGCTGTTGCTAAAAAAACATATTGTAAGTGATGAAAAAATTGATTAATGTATTATTACATTTGCCTACAGTAGACGACAAAATCAACTTTATCAAAAAGTATTTTGGCTCGATCGAATTCTCGAGGAATCATGTTAACGTAGTTGTAGCATGTCCGATATGCGGTACAAATAAAAAGAAGCTATCGATCAGACTCGATAACGATAAAACGCATTGTTGGATCTGTGGATGGGGATCACGTAGTCTTGGACCGCTTCTTTACAAATGCTTTGGTAAGCAAGCGGTCCATGAATACAACACAAATTTTAGTGCAGGGTACTACACAAGCGATGAGTTTCGAACAAGTACACATGCAAATGATGCAGCTGTGTACATGCCAAATCATTCTGAGCTTGTGTATAAACTTGCAAGTAATGAAGCAAACAAAGCGTACGACTACATCGTTAAAAGAAAATACACGATCAATGACGCTTACAGGTACAAACTATTTGTGTGTCCAGAGCATCGTGACTACGTTTGTTTTCCATCGTATGACGCAAATGGAGAGTTGAACTATTACGTTGGAAGATATTATGGACAACAAAAAATTCAAAACAAATATGTTAATAGCAACATAAAAAAGACAGAAATCATATTCAACGAATTGAACATTGACTGGAATATTGAACTTATTCTCGTTGAAGGACCGTTTGATCTTATGCGTGTTGGTTCGTTGAATGCTACGTGTCTGCTTGGATCAGAGCTTGACTACACTTACGCTTTGTTCTGCAAAATAGTTGAAAATAATACACCTGTCTGTGTCTGTCTAGATCCAGATGCTGCTGAGAAAAGTAATAAAATTTGCGCTGAACTTGTTGACTACGGTGTAAACGTAAGATACGCAACGCTAAAAAAAGATCCGGGCGACACCGAACGTTTTGCATTGCATGCTGCAATTGCAAAAGCGAAGCCTTACGTTTGGAAGTCTCAATTCTTGAATAAACTGCTAAAGTGATGAAATCAAATATTAGAATCGCGCATCTTGCTGATATTCATTGGCGTGGACTTTCTCGTCATGAAGAGTACCTAGAAACGTTTGAAAAATTCTACAAGTCAGCAAAAGATCATCTTGTAGATTACATCTTTATTGCTGGAGATATCTTTCATACTAAGACAGCTGGAATAAGTCCTGAATTCGTTAGCGTAATGAATACATGGCTAACGAAGCTGGCTGATGTCGCGCCCGTTCATATGATGCTCGGAAATCACGATGGTAATATCGTGAATCTAACACGTATGGATGCGATATCACCAATTGTAGAGGCTCTGAACAATCCTAGAATATGTCTCTACAAAAAGTCTGGTTGGTATAAACTGACTGGCGATAATAAGTTTGCAAGCCACGATGGTATTTGGCTTTACATCTACAGTTTGTTTGATCAAGATAGCTGGAACACTCATAAAGCGCCGTTTGATCAAACAAACTGTTTTACGATAGGGTGCTATCACGGTCCAGTTGATGGATCAAAGACAGACGTTGGATGGGCTGTTGACGGGCATGTTACAACAGACTATTTTAATGACTACGATATTGCGCTTCTCGGTGACATTCACAAGCGTCAATGTCTTGACTATGTAGCGATTCAAGATGGCGTCGTTACACCACGGATAGCGTATCCAGGCTCGTTTATTCAGCAGAATCATGGTGAATCGATCAATGAGCACGGATATTACGTCTGGGATATTGTAGGAAAGAAAAACTTTTCAGCGAAATTTGTTGAAATTGCGACTATCAATCCATTTGTTACGCTCTATTGGGATGATGTGAATGGTCTGTCAGACTACAAAAAGTATCCCGCGAAGTCTAGATTTAGAGTTCTTTGCTCGTCACGACCGACACAGTCGGCAATTCAGACGATTACGAATCAGCTAAAACGTTACGGTGGACTTGAAGTTGCATTCAAGATAGAAGATGAATCTCAAGATGAGATCAAGAAAGTAGAACTGAGTTCTGACGGTGGTGATAAGCAAACAAACATTAGATCTGTTAACGATCTACATGAGCTTTTGCGAAACTACGATGAAAAGTCGTACTCAAAATTTGATCGTGATCTTATTACGCATGAACTCAAAAATTGTATTGATCAAACTAACAACGTTGAAATAAACACCGGAAATTGGACGATAAACAAGCTTGAATTTGATAATTTGTTTTGTTACGGCGGAGATAACAAAATAGACTTCAACAAGCTAAACGGTATAGTCGGCGTTTTTGGACGAAACAGGATTGGTAAGTCGTCTATCGTTGGTGCAATAACGTACGCGCTATATAACTCGTCTGATCGTGGTTCTCTGAAGAACATTAGCTACATTAACGTCAACAAGCAAGAATGCGGTGCAAGCGCGATTGTTACATGCTCGAATGGTGTTTACGCGCTTCAAAGAAAAACACGCAAGATTGAGAATCAAAAGCGAGGTGTTGTTGGAGCTCCAACGACTCTTGAATTGTACAGCTACGTTAACGATGAGCTTGTATCACTTTCTGCTGAGCAGAGATCTGACACAGATCGTACGCTTAGAACGTTCATCGGCACAGGAGAAGACTTTGCGCTAACAGCGTTGTCAGCCCAAGGCGACATGCTGAATTTCATAAATGTAGGTTCAGCAGCGCGCAAAGCGATAGTAACGCGTTGTCTAGGACTCAACATATTTGAAACGTATCACGCAACGATGAAGTCAGAGCTACAACTGCTCAAAGCAAAGTCGGGTGGTATTTCTATCGATGAGCTAAAGAAACAAATAACAGCACTTGAGCATAGACTAAACGACGCTAACAGAGAAATCGAAGAATGCGAATCGCAAAAGAAATCTGCTGAGGATGATGTTCTACGACTAAGCATAGCATACGCAGGCGTATCGAATACAGCTCAGACAATACTAGAAAGAAAACGTCTAACAGCGCAACTTGAAACAGCAAAGCGTCAACTGGCAGAAGTGCAAGAACAGCTTACGGCTGAAACTGCAGTACGCGATGAACTAAAGAAAAAAATAGAAGTTGCTCAGAGTGTTGTTGATAAGCACAACATTGATACCCTTACAGACGAACTAAAGCAGCTAAAGATTTTTTCTAATGAACTGGCGAATTTGAAGTCAGAGAAGCGTGTTACTGAAGCATCGTATTCATCAAAGAAAAAAAATGCTTTGAAGCTATCAGATGTTCCTTGCGGCGGAACGTTCCCAAGCTGCATGTACATAAAGGACGCTGCTGAAGATTCGATGCAGCTAACAGAGCTTGCAGCAAAAATAGAAAAATTGCAGACTGTCATAGAAACGACAGCCGCAATGTGCTCAGATGAAAAAGAGTCAGAAATATCGAAAAAAATCAAGAAAAGAGATGAGCTTACAAGAGGTATAGCATCAGCAAATGTGCAGCTATCGAAGAGCGCAGAAAATGTTGTAAGACATGCATCAAAGATCGATTCTCTAAATGAGAAGATAGTTGAAATTACAAAGCAACTAGCAGTGCTGAGCGTCGATGATGAGCATAGCAAAGATGATGAAGCGGCACTAAAGCTAAAAAATGAGCTTGAAGCAGAAAAAAGCAAAGTTGAATTGCTTCAAAAGCGACTTGTTCAAATCATACAGCGTAAAGCTAAAGATGAGAATACGCTAAGAGATAGCAACGACAAACTTATATCTGAGCTTGATGTTTCAAAGCGTATCGGAGCTGTTGAATTTCTGATGCAAGCATTCTCGAAAAAGGGTTTGCCTGCGTATTTGATGCGTTCGAAGCTGCATTACATCAATCGACAAATTGCTGGAATTCTTGCAGGTAACGTTGACTTTACGATCGAGCTTGAGTTTGAAGACGAAGCTTCAACGAGTCTTGAAGTGTTCATCAACTACAATGACTCAAAACGCATTATCGAACTATGCAGTGGCATGGAAAAAACGATAGCATCGATAGCGATAAGAGTAGCGTTGCATAAAGTTTCTGTGCTACCGAAACCAGACTTTTTCATCATAGACGAAGGTTTCGGTACACTAGACGAGATTCAGCTACCGTCAATATGTAGTTTGCTGTCTTCGCTGAGAAACAGCTTTAGATTTATTCTCGTAATAAGTCATGTTGATGCGATCAAAGATATTGCAGATCAGCAGATAGAGGTGGTTAAAGATGAACAAAACAACTCCTACGTTCAATTTTCATGAGATGATAAATGAAACAAAGCGTTGTCTGAGAAACGCAACGTGGAAAAATCGTTACGATGGTAAGCTAGTAACGAAATACAAGGGTATTCACTGTGTTATTGATGATCTTAAGAACACATGCGAAGTACCACTTGATTGCCCAAGCTGTAAAAAAATTATGCTTAGTAGGGAAGACTATGATACATACGAAGAGTACAGCGTATGTTATCGTTGTAAAATGAACGGTGGCGCATCATTTGGAGATACATATTGACATGCCTGATAAGAAAAAAGCTACAGTACGCGCTAACGCTGGATACGATGTGTATGCGCTTGGACAAGTAATCGACACAACTTTCACAAGACCGTCAACGTCTGCTAATCTTGTCGGTCCATCCGTGAAGTCAAAAATAGTCGGTGAAAGACTTGTTATTACATACACTGCAGTCGTTAATTACAGCAGCGTAAATGAACGCTACATGCTTAAAGAGCGTGCAATACATGAAGCTGATAGCGTTATAGACTCAGAGGTAGCACGAATCAAACGTGAGTACAAGAAGATAGCCGATGAAGACTTGAAGATCAAGTTTGTTGGCGCTGAGGATACTCTGCAAACGATTTCTGCGATGCAACATAATCCACGCAGAATTGCGTATGTGATTCGTACAGCAACGTATGATTTTACGTTATCATAAATTTTTGTCTATGCTTAACATATATTATTAAGCATGGATAAAGAAAAAATTTATAGAGAGATAGTACGTTGTGGAAAAGATCCAACGTACTTTATGAATTCGTATTGCAAAATTCAGCACCCAAAGCGTGGATTGTTGAATTTCAAAACGTATAAATTTCAAAATGACGTAATTGAATCGTTTAGAAAACATCGTTTCAACATCATAGCGAAAGCAAGGCAGCTGGGACTTTCTACGGTCACAGCTGCTTATGCTTTGTGGCTAGCGATTTTTAGACGTGATAAAAACATACTGATCATTGCAACTAAGCTCCCGACTGCGATCAACTTTATCAAGAAGGTAAAGGTTATGTACGATAATCTACCCGACTGGATAAAGATAACGAAAGCAAACATTACAAAGCAGACTATAACATTCGACAACGGCAGCAAGGTTCATGCTGTACCGACGTCTGAAGACGCTGGACGTTCTGAGGCGCTTTCTCTGCTGATAGTTGATGAAGCAGCGCACATTAGAGACTTTGATGTTCTTTGGACTGGTCTTTATCCAACGTTGTCTACCGGTGGTGAAGCAATTCTAATTTCGACTCCAAACGGTGTTGGAGGGCAGTACTACGACCTGTACGCAGGAGCGCTTGCGAAGTCGAATGAGTTCAACGCGATAGAGCTCAAGTGGGACGTGCATCCTGAACATGATCTTGCATGGTTTGAAAATGAAACCAGAAATATGACGAAGCGTCAAATAGCGCAAGAGCTAATGTGCGACTTCATATCAAGCGGTGAGACATACCTTCAATATGACACAATCTCATTTATCACTAGCTGTATCTCAGAGCCACTTAGAAAAACAGGACCTGACTCTAGCGTATGGATTTGGGAAGAACCGTCGGAAAATGAGCAGTACATGCTTAGTGCAGATGTTTCGAGAGGCGATGCAGGTGACTTTTCAACATTTCACGTCATGAATCAACGAACAGGCGAAGTTGTAGTCGAATTCATGGGAAAGGTAACGCCAGACATTCTTGCAGATATGATAGCAGACACTGGCAAAAAGTATAACAATGCCGTAGTTGCACCAGAAAACAACGGATTTGGTTACACAACGTGTATTAAACTACGTGATATGAAATATCCGGCTTTGTGGTACGAAGACGTTGGCGTTGCATCGTTGTCTGATGTTGATGTTACAGAGTACGAAGCGCTGCCGGGTCTAACAACATCTGCAAAAACACGTGTTATCATGCTAACGCGTCTCGAAGAGTTGCTAAGAACGAAACGTATGATTATACGTTCATCAAGATTTTTGCATGAAATACGAAGTTTTGTATGGCAAGGTCAGAAAGCTCTAGCGCTTAAAGGATTTACAGACGATCTTGTGATGTCTTTGGCAGTTATGTCGTATGTGTATTACGAGCTAAATCTTATGTCGTATGAGAAAAAGCCAGAAGACTACGAACTCAACAAGCTGCTGAGATGCGAACGTAAAACGTTGCCTTCTGTAGACGAAATGGTCGTTGGATACAGACTAAAGTCAGTAGATGATCCAGTGCTTGCGCGTAGAAGAGAAATGCTGCTTCGAACATCGAAAGCGATAATGGATCCAAATTTCTCGTGGTTGCTATTGAGATGATATTTAAGGTGAGCTGACATGGACAAGAAGACAAACGTCATAAACGTAAATGAGATAAAGAAGCTTATCGATAATGTTCTTGCAGAGGGCGAAGAAGAAAAGCATCGTAAGATTTCTGACATTACAAAACTTTCAAGTGACTTGCTTAACAAGATCGGCGCGCTGTCTACGATAGTTCAAAAGATCAAAGAAAGCGATAAGTTCAAAGATTCTCCACGTGTGAATAGCTTCATTGATGAGATGTCAAAAAAAATAAGTGAATGCGCAGAACAGCTAAAAGATATGAATGAAAATCCAAAAAAGTATCTTGGTAGACCAGAGGGTGAGCTAGACTCACAACTAAAAATACCACGTGATAGAGTGCGTTCATCAGACTACGGCAGTAGCAGTTCAATTAGTAAAAAACGACGCATAATCAATTTTTAAATTGTAACATTCAGTCAGCTAAAACGCGAAAGGGACGAAACATTCGTCCCTTTCGTTTATTTTAATGCTGATGGCAACACAGGATAATCAGTACGACAGTTTCTTCAAAAAACTCACACGTCTTTTTAAGAGCGGGCCTGTCGTAAGAAGAAAAGTAAAGTCACAAGACACGGTTGTAGCGTCTGGCAATTCTGTGTATTCATCTGCAGCACAGTTGTTTTCAAAAACAATATCACCAACATACACTGCGCTAACAGCCAACTCGTTCAACTCATCAGAACGACTGATGAGATTCCAAGACTTTATCGAGATGGAGCAGATGCCTGAGATCGCTACAGCGCTTAACTTGTACGCAGATGAGTCATGCGCTCAGGACGATAAAGGACGATCATTTCACATCTATAGCGATAATCCGAAGATACAAGAGATCTTGGAAGATCTTTTTTACAACGTATTGAACGTTGAGTTCAACATGAGGCCTTGGGCACGTAACTTGTGCAAGAACGGTGACTGGTTTGCGTATGTAGACGTATCACCAGAGTACGGTGTGCAAGGCCTGATACCGATACCAGTTAATGAAATCGATCGCGAAGAAAATTTCGATCCAGCAGATCCAGCAGCCGTCAGGTTCAGATGGAATACGCTTGGTGCACGTGTGCTAGAAAACTGGGAGATTGTTCACATGCGTCTGCTCGGAAATGATAACTACTTGCCGTACGGTTCATCAGTTCTAGACGGAGCAAGAAGAGTGTGGAGACAGCTCATACTGATCGAAGACGCGATGCTTGTCTATCGTATCGTACGAGCGCCCGAGCGTCGTGTGATCTACATCGACGTTGGTAATATGCCAAACGAAGCTATACCAGCACACATTGAAAGCGTAAAGAACAATTTTCGTACGGCATCTGTCGTTGATAGAGCGACTGGTAGAGTCGACTTGCGTTATGGAGCTATGAGCGTAGAAGAAGACTACATCATGCCCGTTAGAGGTTCGACGTCTGCAACGAAGATAGACACGCTTGCTGGTGGTCAAAATGTCGCTGCCGTCGAAGACGTTCAATACATAAGAAGAAAACTTGTAACAGCGTTGGGTGTACCAAGCGCTTACTTGGGATACGAAGAGCTACTTGGAAGCAAGTCAACGCTTGCGCAAGTCGACATTAGATTTGCTCGTACAATAAACGTTATACAGAAGACGATACTATCAGAGCTCAACAAGCTTGCGATTATGCATCTATTCGTGCATGGATTTTCTGGCGAAGATCTGATCAACTTTGCTCTTCGTTTGTCGAATCCATCAACAGTTGCTGAGCAGCAGAAGCTTGAGCTATGGCGCGCAAAGTTTGAGATAGCTGGTAGCCCACCAGAAGGCATGCTTGATCGTGACTTTGTAAGAACAAATATACTTTCGCTAACAGAAGATCAGATAGCAGCCATAGAAGAGGGTAGAAAGAAAGATCGTGCACGAGATGCAGAACTTGAAAAAATCGGCGTTGGACTTGAAACAGCTGACGGCGGTATGGGCGGCGGCGGCGGAGGTGGCGGTGGTGGATTCGACTTTACGAATCCTACGGGAGGCGGTGGCGGTGAAGAGCTAGGTGGGCTTGGCGGCGGAGATCTTGGCGGTGGCGCTCCACCAGCTGGCGGTGAGGGTGGCGGTGGAGCGCCACCCGCAGGTGGAGAACCAGGCGGAGAAGTTAATGCAAGCGTTGAAGATGATGAAGACGAAGAAAATATACTCACTGACGCTGATGACTTCGCACCACCACAATTTCAGCTTAAGGAACTCGATAGACCGATATCTGCGTCAAGCAAAATAAGAAGATTCTCAGAAGCACAGTCAAAAGCTGAAAGAAAATGGCGCGGAAATGCAATAAGAAGACGTCGGTACAAGAAAAAGATAACAACTCCAACGCCAACTGTTAAAACAGCAACAGAAGATGATCCATCGGATATCAAATGGCTCAATAGTCTTTCGACTGCAGGTGTTGATAAGAAACCACTTGCAGAGGGATATTACAAGCCTGCGTTTGGAAGCGATATGTATAAGATGCTACAAAAGTTTTGTGAGCGTCATAACTGGCAGATAGAAACAGCTGATGCAAGCGCTGAAAATGTTCTTCTGTCTGAAGACGTAAACGTTGATGCTACAGACGAGTGATTTTAATGTTGATAGTTATAAGCGACGGCAAAAATGAATTTTTTGCGGTAAGGAATGAGAATGGCAAAGCACAATAAAAAGCGAAACGTTGGACTAACGTATGAGCTGCTGGTAAGAGTTATATCAAAGTCTGTCGTTGAGAATAACAACGATGTTGCACGTCGTGCTCTTAAAATTTTGAAGCGTCATTACAAGCCAGGAACTGAAATCTACAGAGAATTTCGGCTCTTCAAGGCACTCGTGAATGAAAAAATGTCAGAAGTTGCTGCAGCAGCCGTTCTAACAGAAGCTCGAAAAGCATCTGCAAACTATGATATTACGCTGCTTGAGCAAGAGAAGACAGCACTTATTAAGTCGATATCTCATCTAAATTTTCCATATTTCTGGGATCAGCAGTTTGAGAACTACAAGCTTTATGCGACGATACAGTCACTTATAAATGACTGGAGAAATCCAGCAGCAGCTGACTTCGGTAGGGTTGTGCAGTACGAGAATACGCTGCGTGAGCACCTTACGAGATCTAGTGATGATGAAAAGACAGTAACGATTCCAGCAGAGTCGCCTGGCACGCTGCGTATGCTGATCAAGGTAATGACAAACAAGATCAACGAGCGATACGACGGTGAACTGACAGACGCACAGCGGAGTTTGGTGCGTACTTATGCTTTGAGCTGCGTGAACGGTAACAAAGAAGACGTAAAAAAACTTTTCGCAGAAACGCGAGATAGACTTGTCAACGCGATAGACAATTACGTATCTCACAATCCCAGAGATATCATGACAAACGAAAGACTTGATATCGTAAAAAATGAAACATTCGCGAGAGGCAAAACGATCAACGAGATAGAAGACTCAGCGGTGATCGAACATTTGCTTTATGAAAAATTGATAAATGAGATAGAGAGCAAGTTATACCATGAGCGAATATAAAAAACTGATCACAAGCTGGGAGCCTCTGGAGCTAACTCCGAGTGAGATTAACGAAACAATTAGTAAGGGTGGTAAGATACTGCTACGTGGCATACTGCAACGGGCAGATACGCTCAATCAAAATGGTAGAGTGTATCCGTACTCTGTACTTGAAAGAGAAGTACGAAACTATCAAAAATTTATTAATGAGAATCGAGCATGCGGTGAATGCGATCATCCAGAGTCGAGCGTGGTAAATCTAAAGAACGTTTCTCACATAATCAGAGAAGCAACGTTTAACAACGGAATCGTGCACGGCGTTGTTGAGATACTCAATACACCAAGCGGAAAAATACTACAAGAGCTGCTTGCTGGTGGAGTAAAACTTGGTATATCATCTCGTGGTGTTGGAACGACAAAAAAAGAAGGCGATAAGCAAGTTGTGCAAGATGACTTCCAGCTCATTTGCTGGGATATCGTATCTGAGCCGTCGACGCCAGGAGCATTTTTGCAAGAAGGTAAACGCGTTGATCTTGTTGAGATGAGAAATACATTTACAAAGTCTGATAGAATTTATCGAACTGCTGGATTTGTTATAGATGCGTTGAACGCTCACAAGGGAGTAGCGGCATGACACGTGGTGAACTAAAGAAGCTGATCAAAGAATGTCTTGTAGAAATTTTGCTAGATGGTTCTGATGTTTCAACAGTTACAGAAGTAAAAAAACGTGTTGTTCCTTCTACAGGTTACAGACAGGTTCAACCTGCGCAGCAAATGCAAGCGAAGCAGAAGGCAGACAGCGCAGCAAAAAATGCAATAAGCTTGCTAACAAAAGATCCGACGCTTAGCAGCATATTGGCCGATACTGCAAAAACAACGTTGCAAGAACAACTAAACGCTGAGGGACCGCTGGCAAATGTTCAGCACAGAACGATGGCCCAAGAAAGTATGCAGCAACAAGCATCTGAAGAAAATGATCCATTCGCAGACATGCTCGCTGGAAAAGCAGATTTGTGGTCTGCACTCGCATTTTCAGACAAGAAAGGCGTTTAAGAGTGATATATAAGATGAGAGGATCCAGATGAAGAAACTTACGAGTGAGATGCTTGAAAAGCTTGTTGAGCAAGTGCTGAACGAGAAAAAGAATGAGAAGGCAAAGAAGCCAAGCAGCGTCAAAGCAAAAGAAGTAGATGCAGATGAACTTGCAGATACGCTTGAGAAGAAGGTTAATCATATGAAAGATCTTCGCGTCAAGGAAGCAAAGATTATTGAAGCGCTGCAGAAGATTAGAGAAGCAAAGAAAGCGGCTGTAAAAGCAGTTAATGATCTGCTTTTACATTTCGTTGTGTATTTATTCGTGAGCAGGTGAAGCAAGATGCCAAAACCAATAGATCCAGATCCAAAAACGCAGATAGACGGGAATCGATACGGTTCGACTGTAACGACTCCTGACACTAAAGCGTACGAAGAGTCATTCTCTGGTCCACCAAAGTCACTATCAAATGAAAATGTACTAAAAGGACTATACACTGCTTCGCCTATTCACAAAGGTCAGCTGCCACCAAAGTACATTAACGGTCAGGGCGATGCAATGATCAGCAAGCTACTTGTAACAGAGGGCGATGTTGATGATGCGAAGGCCTACTGGAACTTTGAGTCTGAGTACAAGCCTGGTTATGGCGCAGCTCCAGACATTAATGCGCTTGATGAAGCAGCGGGTGGCGTCGGTAGCACATCAACAGCGTGGTCACCAAATCTTGGTTCGCCAACAGTTGGTGTTGATCCACTGTCGCAGCCCGCAACTCCAGAAGAGCTACGTAATGAGCTGCACGCAAAGCCACGTTCCGAGAACACTGCGAACCCAAGTAGCACTAGCGCTCAGATCACAGACGCGATTGCCGCTCCTCCACGCGCGTTGAAGAAGGGCTCACGTCCAGGCACGCCTGACGGCACAGAATACGTTAAATTCAACGTTACAAATCAGGACTTAAAAAATGTCGAATCTTTATAAAGAAGCGCTTGCAGACGTGCAAAAATTGCGTGAGCTTGCAGAAGACAGCGCTAAGAAAGAGATCGTAGAGTCGGCGTTGCCAGCTATACGTAGTTTCATTGAAAAGACTCTGTTGGAGTCGGATGAAGCTGACGTCACTGAGTGCGGCGATGATATGGAAAAAGAATTCGTCGAGTCAACTGAAGATGATAAAGACGAAGAAAATGTGCTAACGGATGATGATTCAAAGAATGAATCATTCAACAAGCTTAAGGCAGAAGTTACGTCGCTTTGCGAAAATGTTGATGAGTTCGTAAAGCGTACAGCAAAAATAAAGCGTGTAGGCGCAATTTTTCGTATGAGTGAGCGTGCAGTCGCTCGTCTCGACGATATGTATAGAAGCGTAAAAGAGAGTTCTTCAAGTGAAGCGGAGAAAAAGCCTCTAATAGAGGCGCTGGAAGATGCATTCTCAAAGATCAAGAATAAGGAAACATCAGAGGAAATAAAAATGAAGAAGCGTATGTCGGAAGGTAAAGTTACACTCGAGCTTAGCGGCGAGGCGCTGCCAGATGATCTTGATCTTGGAGCGCTCGGTGTATCAATTGTTGCAGATGAAGAAGGTGGCGCACCTGAGGGCGACGAGGAACAGGCTGATGTTGATGCTGCTGCTCCTTCCGACGGCTCTGGTGATGATACATCAGACGCAGAACTAGACTCGATTCTTGGCGGTGCAGCTGCTGGCGAAGAAGAGAAGAAGCCAACGCAGCAGGGCGAAAGCAGAGGCAGAAAAGACGCTGATCCAATCGTTGAGGTTGATGAGCGTATGCTTCGTCGTGAGATTATGAGAGTACGTGCAAGAATTGCAGAGTCAAAGAAGATGCCAGTTGATGACTTCGGCGGTGGAGAAGACATGGGTGATCCATGGCTTGACGCTGACGTTACGACTGAGGGTCTTGAGGGCGAAGAGCCAATGGCTGAAGAGGCCGAAGAAGATGACGAGATGCTAACACGCGAGTCGCGCTTCCGCAGAGCGCTTCGTATGCGTGAGTCAGCATCACCGGCGCGACGCCGTATGAGAGAGCTTAATACCTCTATCGTCGCAGAGCGTAAAGTACGTCAACTTTACAATCAACTGCGTGAGACGAATCTCATGCTAGCCAAGACAAAGGTCGCGAATAAGATCGTCACGAATGACAATCTGACCAAGGCACAGAAAGCATCAGCGTGCAAGCGTGTCAATGAAGCAAGCTCGTTGAAGGAGCTACGCCTCGTTTACGAGACAGCAGTTTCAACGGCAATGTCTGACAAGAAGCCGATGACAGAAGGCAAGAGCGGCGGTCAGCTGCTCGGGTCGTCATCACGCACGGTGAAAAGCGGAGCAGCAACAGCATCGAAGGAGACTCTGTCAGAGTCTGCTGAGCTAGATCGCTGGAGCATTTTGGCTGGTATCAAGTTAGCTCACAACTTAGGAGATTGGAAAGTAAAAATGTTGACATATCAGGATATTATGGAAGGGATCCAGGATCCCAATAGAAGTGCAGAGGAAGCACGCATCGTCAAGAAGTGGACGAAGACGGGCTTGCTCAAGGGTCTCGAGGGACAGCGCCGTAGCCATATGGCCCGTCTGCTTGAGAACCAGGCAGTAGGCCTCATAAAGGAGGCAAACGCGCTCTCGACAGGTGGCGGTAACGTTACAACGTCGGGTCAGATCGCAGGTTTCGCGAACATTGCGTTCCCAATCGTACGTAGAGTTTTCGGTGGCCTCGTTGCCAACGAGCTCGTTTCGGTTCAGCCAATGTCGCTGCCATCTGGTCTTGTGTTCTACATCGACTATGGCTACGGCTCAAACGTTGGTGGCGATGCAGGCGTGAGCTTGTCATCATCATCAGCAAATGAGACTTACACCGTTGGACAGTCGCTGTACAACAACCCGCCAGGTAAGGGAGTTCAGTCGGGCTCGCTTGCGGCTGGTGGTATGTACGACCTCGTTGGCTCAGGCTTCTCGAAGGTTCACAGCGGTAGCAACTCTGTTTCGGCTTCGGCTGAGACGAAGGTCGGTGCATTCACGGGAGTGAACGGCGCATGGACATCAGCTGGTACAGTCGCATCATCGACTGACTTCTCTGGCTCGAACGCTCGCTTCTGCAACTTCGATCCAGACGTTGAGGCTGGTATCGAGGCTGGTACGTTTGACGTGTGCTTCGTGCACGTTCCAACTGCGCAGATCACAAGCGCGATTGCAAACGTCGACTTGCTCCAGGTTGATCAGCTCGCAATCACAGCGTTCTCGACGGCAAACGGTGCAACGGCATGGGGCGAGAGCTTCCAGGCAGGTACTGGTGTGCTTAACCTGCGCAAGCTGAACAAGCGTGGTAACTTCAACGGCACCACGTTTACGCCAGACGCGCTGAATGGTGACCACATCCAGTTCGTCGTGAGACTCTCGAATGCAGGCTCAGTACCTGTGCTCGGCGGCTCGATGAAGATGTCTGGTGTCGTAAGCGACAAGCTCCAGGTCGATTCATCGACAGGTTCGACTCTGACGCTGCCAAGCTACGAGTCTGACTTTGGCTCGTCATCAAGCCCAGTGATCGCAGAGGTCAACATCAAGGTTGAGTCGATTGCAATCACTGCAACATCACGCAAGCTGCGCGCTCGCTGGTCTCCAGAGCTCGCGCAGGATCTGAACGCGTACCACAACATCGACGCAGAGGTCGAGCTGACGCAGGTACTGTCGGAGCAGATCGCACTTGAGATTGACCGCGAGATCCTCCAGGATCTGCTAACGCAGGCAAATGGTGCAAACCTGTACTGGAGCCGTGCTCCAGGCGTGTTCGTGAACAAGCTGACCGGTGCTCAGAGAGATCTCTCAACGAGCTTGTCGATCGGACCACAGTTCACGGGCAACACGATGGAGTGGGCGCAGACGCTTGTTGAGACAATCAACGACGTTGCGAACACCATCCACCGTAAGACCCTGCGTGGTAGCGCAAACTTTATCGTGACATCGCCAGATGTTTGCACGATTATCGAGAGCGCAATCGCGTACAAGGCCAAGCTGTCGATTGACGGCAACGGTCAGGTAGCTTCTCCATTCCAGATGGGCGCAGAGGCAATCGGTACACTGAACAATAGATTTACCGTCTATAAGGATCCTTATTTCCCAAGGAACCGCATCCTTGTTGGCTACAAGGGCGGTAACTATCTTGAGACGGGATATGTCTACGCGCCATATGTGCCACTCATCATGACGCAGACAATCTACAATCCGCAGGACTTCACCCCAACCAAGGGCGTGATGACGCGGTACGGCAAGAAGATGATCCGTTCTGACTACTTCGGAACTGTAACGGTTCTGAATATGAACATCATCTTATCGATTAGATAAGTAATCGACTGAAAGGGAGGCGAATTATCGCCTCCCTTTCTGCATTTGAACTAATCATAAGAAATTGTTAAAATATGCAAAATGGTAGATAGCTACGGTAACATTAGCTTTACGCATCGTTGTGCAGCATGCGATGCCGTTATAGCGACACGTAAGCAGCTTGGTATTCACATCTCAAAATGTCATTCTGACATTGAGGGTATCAAGGGATATGTTGAGAAATATTTTTCTCTACGTCAGCCAGAGTGTCTATGCGGCTGCGGTCAGCTAACATTGTGGCACAAAACAAAGTACTGCTACAACAGATATATAACTGGTCATAATAATAAGTCAACAGCAACAAGATGTTCGCCATCACAAGATGCTGTAAAAAAAAGAAATGCAGCGATCAGAGCTGCGTACGCTGAACATGGTGATGAAATCAAACGAAAAATAGCGTTGAGCGTAAAAGATGCATTTAGTAATCCTGATGTTAGCCGTAGACATGCAGCAGCAGTATCTGCTTCGTTGAATGCTGACGGAATGCATGAGAAACTAAGCAGTATTAGAAAACGTGTATGGGCTGAGCAACGTTCTGAGCTTATGAGCAAAATATTTACTGATGAGATGCGATCAAAAATTTCGTCATCGAACATGACGAGAGAAGTATCGAAGTCATCTTTTGCTGAGCAGAAGTTCATTGAACACGTAAAAACATTTGATCATGACGCAAAAACGCAAGTGTGGAAATCAATAGATGGAATGACGGCATGCTACGACATGCAACTTAGCTGTGGAACCTACGTCGAATTTGACGGAACGTACTGGCACGGACTAGACAGATCATCTGACTGGTCTGATCAACAACTCGCTACAATGACTTCAGATCTACGTAAACTACGTTCAGCTGTTCTAACGCGTAGTTCATACATCAAAATAGCAGAAGACGCAGACTGGTGTTCATGCAGAGACTACGAATCACTTCTAGCATGTGCTCATACAGCCGTTATTGATGGTAAGATTATCAAGAATGGATTGCCGTCTATTGACGATGAAACGATAATAACGCGAGCCAGCAGAGTTGTCGAAGTTCAGCAGCAGACAGTAAGATGTCTGCTGAATTATCTCAAGCAATACGCAGAGACTTACGGTTGGATATACCCAGTTCGTTCTTCAAGTTTTGCTGATGCTATCGCTGAGCTTGCTAACTCAAGAAAATACTCGCACGCAGGTTCAGCATATCTTCAGTCGATATTTCGTTCGTACTGGGATACGAACGATGGGCCACGCAACGCATTTTATAATGATGCCGTACTGTCGAATGTACTACGTACAAGGCTAGCTCAAGGCATTGACATAACATTTAGATCTATTAGACGCGGTTTGCGTGTTCAAAAGAAAGCTGTATCTTGGTTTAGACCCGCTTACGCAAAGTATATCTACAGCAAATATTGTACAGCTGAGTGTCCAACTGTCTGGGATCCTTCTGCTGGGTTCGGTGCTAGAATGCTCGGTTTTGTATCGTCCTTTAGCGGCGGAACTTATATATGCAACGAGCCATCATCACGTACCAGAGCTGACTTGTCTAACCTAGCGTCAGATATCGTATCGTATGGTTATGATATCATCGTAAACTCAGCCGGATCTGAGATGATGGCGCCTGACGAATGCACAGTTGACTTTGTATTCACATCGCCGCCATATTATGATACTGAGAAATATTATGATGAGTCGGGACAAGCATGGAAAGAATACAAAACATATCAGGAATGGGTAGACAGTTACGTAAAACCAACAGTAAAACATGCATACGTTTGTTTGAAGCAGAACTCGAAGTTTGTTATTAACGTTTCAAACAAATACGTTGATGTATTCAATGCAGTTGCAGTTGATGTTGGCTTCAAGCATGTATGCACTGAGCAGATGAGCTGCGGTAACTCGTACATGGGAAACGGTAGCGTAAGGACTGAACCTGTAATCGTTTACGCCAAGTAACGCTATTTATCATCGCATGGCAACGTTCGCTCAAACAATAAATCCAACGCCGTTTGGTGTCTTCGACGCAGAAACAGCATTTCAGACTGAAGCTGACGCCATGGTACGTTTTGTGAAGCTGAAGCTTGGCGATAGCACACTTAGCGTTGAACTGTCGAAGAAAGACATATGGGCGTGTTTTGAAGAAGCAACGCTAAAGTACAGCATGCTTGTACAGCAAACACAAATTGCAAGTCAACTTGTGAACATGCTTGGCGTGTCTACAGCGAGCATCGGCGACATGACGAACAAATACCCTCGCAGCAGTCTCGAGTATCTCATGAGGCTTGCTGAGCCGTACGCTGAGATGGCGAACGTTATGGGCTCGCAAGATCCAATACTCGGTTACATACCGCTAGTGTCCGGACAGCAAGACTACGATATCTACGATACGCTTGTGCATGCAACGTCTGGAACAAATATATTCAGATCTCAGCCAAGCGGTTCGCAGACAAAGCTTCGTATCATAGATGTATTTCACTTTAATCCAATAGCAGCTCAGCAGTTCTTGCTCAACGCAAGTAACGTTACAAACTTTCTTGCTACAAACTTTAACTACGAATCGTACGTAAATTCAACAGTTTTTTACGTGTTGCCCGTGTTTGAAGACGTGCTACGTAGAGGCATGCTTGAAGAAGCGTTTAAAGTTCGCAGATCACAATATTCTTATGAGATAATAGGTAAAAAGATAAGGATCTTCCCAATACCAGTAACGGGTAGTACATTCTCGCCAAACGGTGATCGACTGTACATGCGTGTTGCTTACGCGTCTCATCCGCTTGAACCTTCGTACGATGATCAGAGCATCTCTGGTTCTGTCACTGGTCCGCACGATATTCCATTTAGAACTAACATACCGTACGCGTCTATAAACACTCACGGTAGACATTGGATACGAGAGTACTGTCTAGCATTGTGCAAAGAGCTGCTCGGCATTGTACGCACGAAGCTTGAAACAATCCCAATACCGGGCGCAGACTTGAAGCTGAATGGAGCAGAGCTGATAGCGCAAGCGCGTGAAGACAAAACAAAGCTTGTAGACACAATCGTAGAGTGGCTGAAGGAGCTTACGAGCGATAAGCTGCAAGAAAAAGAAGCGCTACGAGCTGAGAATATTGCAAAACAGCTTGCCTACGTGCCGATCGCAAAACCGATCTTTATAGGATGACAGATGGCAAGACTATTTGTAACTGAACGTGAAATTAATTTCATAAGCGATATAACAAAAGAGTACATCAAAGATGTCGTCGGTCAGAAGATCTACTACTATTCGATATCTGAAGTCAAGACGCGCGCAAATTCTGTCTACAACGAAAGTCCGGAGAAAATTTTTGAGAATCCGATCGTGCTTGATGCGATCGTCGGTCAACCAGAACGTGACGCAAAGATCGACACATTCAGCTACGAAAATACGTACACGATAGAGGCGTATCTGCATTACAGAGATATGCTTGACAAGCAGATAGAGCTGTCAATTGGAGATTTTTTCTCTTACGGTTCTTTGTTCTTTGAAGTAACAGAAATTACGTACATGCGTGCCATCTACGGTCAGGTAGAGCGCACAGACGGCGTGAAGCTTATTGGCGTAACAGCACGCGAGTCTAACTTCAAGACAAAGATATTTGGTCCAACAGACGAGAGATACACAGATCCAGACGCTGTTCAAAAAACATTTGTTCAACAGCGTGGCCTGCCAGAGAACAAAGAGGGTATGACTGGTGACAAGAGAGAGCTCCAGGAAAATGGTACGTTGGATCCACCGATAGAAGGTCAGAGAGAAATTTCGGATAAAAATAGCACCACTGCTGGTAACACGTTTTACGACGAGTTATTTACGTTTAGATGCCAACGACACGCGGCCCCAGCACAGACACAGTAACACGGTACGAAGCTGGTAGCAGCGATGGAACGCCGTCTGGCTACGCTGGACAGCTAGCGTCTGTCAATGTTCCGTCGTGTGGTATAGAAGATGTTGACGTTGCTGTTGCTACAGCATTTGACGAAGGCATCAGATTCACAGTTATTGGCACGAATACGTCTAATGCTAAAAAAGTTCCCGTTGTTTTTGCAAGCGGAGAGCGTTGGGCAATGATGAAACGCGATCTCGGAGTTCGAGACAAGAACGGTAATCTCATACTTCCGCTTATTTCTATAAGACGAACAGGTATCGTTCAAGATCCAGTAAAAGATATTACTGGGCGTGGTATGAATCAGTCGACTGGCAATTTTGTTATTAAACGTTTGCTTTCGCAAGCAGACGTTAATACGCAAAGACCGATGAACAGAGATGCGATACCAAATGATAAATCGCTAGCCGTAGAACCATCGCAGATCGATCAGTACATGCTTGCGTCAGACGATGAACTTGCGCATATGAATAAGTCTGACAGCGATGTTGTCGATGGAGCGTTTATTAGAACTGATGATACTAATCGTGTGTGGGAGTACGTGCAGCTACCATCACCACAGTTCTACACAGCTAACTACGAAGTTGTTTTTTGGACACAGTATGTAACTCATATGAATCAGATGATGCAGCAGTTGTTTGCATCTTACTTGCCGACAGGCGAGAGAACGATAAGAATTTCAACAAGCAAAGGTTACTGGTTCGTTGCTTATGTGTCTGAAGCGTACGATCCAGAAAATAACTTTGATGATATGAAGAAAGCTGAAAGAATCGTGAAATACAAATTTCAGCTAAGCGTACCTGCGTATCATATACCAGGAGATGAACCTGGCGCACCCGTTGCAACACGTAGTTTTGTGTCGCCTGCGTACATAGGGTTTGATATCGATGCGTCAGAAGCTGGTGAGCGTGAAGAAAATGAGAAGCTAGAAGAGCTGATCGATCCAAACTATTACGCGCAAGATCCAACTTTGCCTCGTCTTTCAAAATACGATCAACTTTATAACGATCCAAAGAAAAAAAAGTTTTTGAATCCGTCTGATCCGTATGCTGCATCACCTTACAGAGGCACGTACGTCAATGGAACATTTGTAAGAAGCAGAATAACATCACGTAACTTTGGCGAACGCGTGTTTCGGCTTGAGAGCGGTGTAATTATTCGAGCTAGTAACAAATCGTAATAGCGATTGCTGAAAGCCTAGATGGAGATAAATTAAAAATGCCTGAACAGACGTATAAATCGCCGAACTACTACGAACGTGAGATAGATCTATCGGCGCCAGCTGAGGCTTCGCCTGCAGGTACCCCAGCGGGCGTTATTGGAACAAGCAAGAAAGGTCCTGCTTTCGTACCAACGACAGTTGGCAGCTTGGATCAGTACGTCGGCGTATTTGGCAACGTTGATCCAAAGATGTACGGTACGTACGCCGCAACAGAGTACCTGAAGAACAGACCGTCGCTTACGTACTGTAGAGTGCTTGGCGCTGGAGCCAATTCATCAACTGGCGAAATTGAAAAAACGCTTAGAACTGGTCAGGTAAAGAATGCAGGATTTGTTGTTACAGGCACATCAGTAGGGTCTGGAGATAACAGACACAAAGGCGCAGTACAGTTTATTGCAGCGTCGCATACATTTTCTGCGAATGAAGCAGCTGGTATGCCGATGTTCACAGACAATACGTCATGGGGACCAACGACAGGCAGCATCATTAGAGCTATGGTGCTCATGCCATCTGGCGCAAGACTGATGGTTCTTGGCGGCGCTGAGGCGATGCCAGCTGGTCTGAACACTGCTGTCGATGACTACGCTGCGATGTCAAGCGGGCTGTTTAAGCTTGTTATCTCGTCAAGTCTTGGTTCGTCATGGTCAAATGCAGATGGTCGTGCTGGCGTGAAGGTGTTCTCAGCATCTCTGAATCCGGGTAGCAAGAACTATATCGGCAAGCTGTTGAACCGCGATCCAGATAAGTTTGTCGAGGAGCAGCATCTGCTATGGGCAGACTACGCAGTAGATGATGAAGTTGCGTCTGCTGACGCTGTCGCTGTACTGTCGGGTTCTGCGAGCACGTCTACGACAAGTGGTGACACAACGATGATCTTCAGAGATGCGTACGGTCATTTCGACGTTCGCTACTCAACTCCATCGACAACGATGTTCATTTCGCAGCCATTTGGTGGTACTGAGTACGACTTGTTCTCGTTTGAAGCGCTTGATGATGGCGAATACGCGAATAATCTTTACAAGATTACGATAACCAACTTGAAAATGTCGCCAGATGAGTCAAAACCATATGGAACATTTACGGTTCTTGTTCGTAGCTGGGATGATAACGACGCAAATCAAAATGTGCTAGAGCAGTTCCCTAACTGCTCGCTAGATCCTTCGTCAGAAAGATTCATCGCACGTTTGATAGGCGATCAGAAGTCTTACTACAACTTCGACTCAACATTTGACTCAGACAGACGTCTTATCACGACTGGCAACTACAAGAACAGATCGAAGTACATAAGAGTAAACGTAACAGACGCAGTAAAACGCGCTCTTGTACCAGCTCGTTCGCTACCATTCGGCTTCAGAGGTTTTTCATCGCTGAAGACAAACGATGCGCTAACAGATGATAATACGACTACAAGACTCGCGGGCACCGGAGTTGGTTTGCTTGCTAACTCGATTGTTCCACCGCTTCCGTTCAGGTTCAAGGTGACAAAGGGCGATTCGCCAACTTCTCCATCATTCCCAGGTGCAGCAGGATCACTTGAAGTTGTGAATCAGAACTACTGCTGGGGTGTGAAGTTTGAACGCAATAACGATCCACTCAACCCAAATATCTCGTCTGAGAAGAATGCTGTTGTTGAAGCGTACTCAAAGTTTGTCGGGATCGGGCTGCTTGATGCTGTTCTAACGGGATCTGGCGTTGATACACAGAACGACAATAAGTTTACACTTGCAAAGGTTGCATTTGCTAACGGCGCAGTTGCTGATCTGACTGGCTCTGTCAGCGATCACATGAAAACAGCGGCGTATCTGCGTGATGGCGTTATCAACGGATCTGACTACAGAATCAACGATGGTACGTTCGGAAGCAGAATAACGCTTGCAACGCTCGTCGCACAGACAAGCTCAGCTGACTTCAACAGATTCTCTGGATTCGCGAAGTTCTCAACATTCTTGGCTGGCGGTTTCGATGGTTTCAATACGCTCGACAGAAATGCAAGAAGAATGAACGATAAGGCATCGTCGTTCGATACGAATGGTGGCGCAGAGAGTTCGTATGTAAGTCCTGGCTTGCTCTACAATTGCGGTGGCGTTGGTAAAGACAACAATACTGTAAACTCATACATCAAAGCAGTAGATGTTATGACAGATCCAATGGAAGTTAGAACGAACCTGCTTGTCATTCCAGGCATACGTGAGTCTTACATGACTGACTATGCGCTGAAGAAGACGAAGGAATACGCCATGGCGCTTTACATCATGGATATTCCATCTTATGACGACTCTGGTAACCGCCTGTACGATGACTCGACATCGCCACCAGACGTTGATAAGACGACGAGTCTGTTCGATGGACGTGTGATAGACAACAACTACGGTAGCACATACTTCCCAGATGTGTACGCAGAGGATACCGTGAACAAGCGACGCGTTCTCGTCCCAGCATCAGTCGCAGCATTCGCTGCGATAGGTTTGAACGACAAGTTGAGCCAGCCATGGTTTGCTCCTGCGGGTTTCAACAGAACATCGCTTGATTTCGTGAAGAATGCAAGAACACGTTTGAGCGTCGCAGACAGAGATCGTCTGCAAGATGTTCGTATCAATCCAATCGCAAATCTTCCACGTACAGGTTACGTGATCTTCGGTCAGAAGACACTTCAGCTCAATCCTTCGGCGCTCGATAGAGTGAACGTAAGAAGACTGATGCTAGAAGTGAAGCGTACGATTATCGATATCGCGACACGTATGGTATTTGAGCAGAATACGCAGACGACAAGAGATAAGTTCAAGGCAGACGCAACACTGCAGCTTGGACTGATCCAGGCGCAGACTGGTATCAAGTCGTTCAAGATAATCATGGATAGCACAAATAACTCGCAAGTAGATGTTGAAGCACAAAGGCTTAACGGCGCAATCATTGTTGTGCCGATCAGAGCAGCTGAATACATCTCGCTTGACTTCATCATCACAAATTCGGGCGTTGAGTTCGTTTGATACGAAGAATAGCGTCTGCAATGCTAGTTAGGTAAAGAGAAAATGGCAAAAAACGGCAGCGGCGGTGTTAACGCAAGCGAAAAAGATCTATCGGCTCCTGTAGCAGCAGAAGTTACTGGAATACCCGCAGTCATCATTGGTACGTCGCAGAAAGGACCAGCGTTTGTTCCAACAACGTTTGGTAACTTCAACGACTTCCAGGGAGTCTTCGGTAAAACTGACGGTAAGAAGTTCGGTCCACTCGCAGTGCGTGAGTGGCTGAATAATGCGTCAGCAGCCACTTACTTGCGTGTTCTTGGCGTTGGTCAGGGTAAGAAACGTGAGACTGATGATACAGTTGCAGCAGCAGGTTTTGTTGTTGGCGAAAATCAACCGTCGACTGTTGGTACAATAACGTCGAATCCGTATGCAAATACAAATGGTGTTCCAGGAAGAACATATTTCCTGGGATGTCTGATGTCTGAGAGCAATGGTTCGACGTTCTTCTCCAGCGCAGGACTTCAGGGAACTGGCGGTATAACGCCAGATATCTCAAGCTCTGTACCGATCATAAGAGGCGTACTTATGGCGGCATCTGGTGTTCTGCTCAGACTGTCTTCATCTGTTGAGAATAGCGTCAAGCCAGTTTCATCTCTTATCGCAGATGACGCCTCTGCTAGAGGTTCAGCTGTTGGCACAGTTGTTCTAACGGCTGGCGGCGTTTCAAAGCAAGAATTCGTAATGCTGCTGAATGGTCACAAGGGTACAGACGCAAAGTATCCTAACTGCATTACGGCGTCATTTGACATAACGGCGCCAAACTACTTTGCGAATGTTTTCAATACTGATCCATTCAAACTTCAGCAAGCTGGTCATTATCTCTACGCAAGCTGGGATGTGCATAGCGCTGTCGCTGTTGTAACGGGTGCAGGTTATGTTAGCGTATTGAGCGGTGCGGGCGCAACTTCTACAGCACCGCTTGTTGGCGCTGAGTCTGCTGCGTTCTTGCTAACAAGCTCCCTTGGGCGCAATGCGGGTTCGACAACTGTGCCAAACTACGAGAACTTTGAAGATCGATACAGCGCTGCAAAGACGCCTTGGATCGTATCTCAGAAGTTCGGTGGCGTTGCCAAGAACCTCTTTAGACTGCATGCGATCGATGACGGCGAAAGCACGGCAAACAAGATCAAGTTCTCTATTGAAAATCTTACACCGTCGTCAGACACGGCGTACCAGTACGGTACATTCGATCTGATTATCAGAGACATTACTGATAGAGATACTGACGTAAAGATACTCGAGCAGTTCAGAGGTCTCTCGCTCGATCCAAGCTCTGATCGTTACGTTGCAAAGGCAATCGGTGATCTTTACACGTACTATGACTGGAATCGTGTAGAGAAGTCGCAGAAGCTTGTGACAGCTGGTAACTATCCGCAGAAGTCACGTTACGTAAGAGTAGAAGTATCGACAACAGTCGAAAATGGCGAAATCGATGCAACTGCATTGCCAATGGGTATACGTGGCATTGCTCATCTTGTCACAAGCGGTTCTGCTCCGCTGCAAGCAGTTACAAGTTCGCAACTTGACTCGTTGCTATGCGCAAAGCGTACGCTTACACCACCTGTTCCGCTACGTCAGAACATTACGCTCGGAACGGGTCAGAAACAGACAGTCCAACCGTTGTTTTACTGGGGCGTGAAGTTCGAGCACAGCGCGAATGTAAACGAGCTAAATTCTAGCGTTGCACGTAATCGTTCATTCGACGGATACGCTCGTTACATGCCAAATTTCTACAGCACAAATATGAATGTTGTTGCTGCTGATAACCAGGGTGTGGCTGATACAGCTGCAAACGGTATCCTCGACGCAGATCGTTACTGCATGAACGTATTCTCGCTAGAAAACATCAAGGTGACGACAGCATCGAATACGTACGCAGACTCTACGAAGTGGAACGAAGCTGTCTACGTTCGTAACGGTTCGATCACAGCTGACGACACAGCGAAGACACGTGCGTTGTCAACGTCAGACTTGACAACTCCAAATAAGAAATACATCAAGTTCAGCTTCTTCATGCAGGGCGGATTTGATGGTGTCAATATCTTCAACGAAGAAGAGTCAAAGATCAGCAACATTGCCGTAACGCAGGATATGGAGAGCGGTAACGGTCGCGGAACTAACCTTGGCCCTTCTGTAAGATCGTACATAAAGGCAATTGATATCGTGAAGGAAGTAACGAATATCGATGCGCAGATAATCGCGATCCCAGGCATCAGACACTCAGTTGTTACTGACGCTGCGTTGCTTGCAACGGAAGACAGATTCGACGCTTTGTACATCATGGACGTCGAAGAGAGAGACAGCAGCAACTTTGTTGTTACATCATCAGCTCAGCTCCCAAGCGTCAACAACACGTCGCAGGAGTTCTTGAACCGTGGTCTCGACTCTTCGTTCGGTGCAGCGTACTTCCCAGACGTCGTGATAACAGACCCAACGACAAATTCGAATGTGCAGTGCCCGCCATCTGTCGCTGTACTCGGCGCGCTTGCGTTGAATGATAGACTCGCGTTCCCATGGTTCGCTCCAGCTGGCTTTACGCGTGGCGCGCTCAATACGACAGTCAACGTTGCTGTCAAGCTGTCGAAGGACAACATGAACGTGTTGTACGATGCAGACATCAACCCAATCGTTTCGTTCCCAGGACAGGCACCCGTCGTATGGGGACAGAAGACGCTGCTCGCAGCGCAGTCAGCGCTCGATCGCGTGAACGTAAGACGTTTGCTCATCTCTCTCAGAAGAGACGTAAGAAACGTTGCAAGAACATTCTTGTTCGAGCCAAATAGAGATGCAACGCTCGCAAGATTCGCTTCTGCTGTTGAGCCAATCCTCGATAAAGCAAAGAAGAACGCGGGTGTCGATCGCTACCTCGTAAAGATTGACACAACGACAACAACGCAAGCAGACGTAGAGAACAACACGATTCGTGGCAAGATCTACGTGCAACCAACGCGTTCTATTGAGTTCGTTTCGCTTGAGTTCGTCGTATCGAACAGCATCCCAGCGTTATAATCACAGCAGGACATCATGGTATACAAGCTAACACCAAAACAAATACGTAATCTAATCTTGCAGGAGTACAGAGATCGTTTGCTCCTGCAGGAAGGTACATTCACGCAAGAACAGGCAAAAGCCGTACTGCGTAACGTAACGTACAAATTGTATCAGCTAAAAAAGCTGCTTGCAGCGAAAACAGCAAATTACAATCCTGCTTCTGGCGAAGATAAAACGCCAGAAGAAATGTTTCAGTTGCTAACTGCTGCGAAAACTATTCTTGTTCAGCTGTCTCAAAGCGTTATGGATATCGATCAGATTTCAGATAATGCGAAAGCGGCAGCCGAGCTGAAAGCTTTCAAAGACATCTTCATGATTGTTGTTAGTACAGCAGCAAAATACGATAAGTCAAAAGAAACGAATCTTGCGCATTCAAGAGATGCTTACGTTGCGCTTCAAAGCATACTAAAGTATGTAACTGCAGCTGCTGCTAAGATTCCTGCTTGGGTTGGAGAATGAAATTTCGCCTTTCTGAACTTCGGGCTTACATTGCGAGCGCTTTGCTTACAGAAGAAGCCATTAAAGAACTTACGAAAGGCGAAGTTGATAGAGAATTTTTTGGTGCGTATCTAGCATTGCAAAAGACGCTCAATCTACCGAAAGATAAGCTTGAAGCAGAGTATAGACTAACGCTTGAAGATGGAGCGTTGTACGCACGTTCACGAGAGAATGCTATGAATTCACTTAGCTGGGATCCTGTTGCAAGGACCTGGAGATCATTATGAAGTCAAAAAGATTTGTTAGAGAAGAAGACGTAAAAAGAATAATCAGAGAAGTACTAAGCGAAATCGGCAATCTTGGTATCACAGGCGGTGCTCCAAGCAGTGCTGGCAGCACAAAGTACAATGTCGGTAGACAAGACGCCGAGCAGAGACAAAACGCTGATGCAGCTGCATCTCTCGCTAAGGAGCTTAATATACCAAGCGACAAGGTGCTGGACTTTTATCATCTCAAAAATGAATTTGATGATGATGGAACAAATTACATTGAAGCTGTGCCAAGAGTACGTGGCTATAAGCCAATGCGTTTTACGAAGCAAACGTCAAAGTGGAGTCCGCTATAAATTTTGCGTTGAACGAAAGAATACGCATAGTTAGTTCTAGTTGAAGAAAGTAACAGAGGAAAGAGAAAATGGCTGAGACCCTAGACGTAACCTCAATGCTCCCAAATAAGTTTGAGCCAAAGCGCAATACGCGTTGGGTTCTTAGCATTGAAGGTATCGACGCATTTCTGATTAAGAAATCAGCGCGTCCAAAGTACACAACCGTTGAGCATACGATATCTTGGATCAATGCAACGCGTTACATCGCTGGGAAAACAACGTTCGAACCAATGGAAGTTGTCATCACGGATGCGATAGCACCGTCTGGAGCGCAGCAGGTGATGGAGTGGATTAGACTGCATTACGAGTCTGTGTCCGGTCGCGCTGGGTACGCTGACTTTTACAAACGAGATGTTCAGCTGAAGATGCTTGATCCGATCGGTAACGTTATCGAGCTCTGGGATATCAAGGGCGCAATGCTTACAAGCGTAGCGTTTGGTGATCTCGACTACAGCGCAGACGCAGCGCCAATGGAAATTTCTCTTTCTATCAGATTCGATAACTGCATACTTCAGTATTGATTTTTGCATTGTAACATTCGCATTTTGAAGGGGTCACGCAAGGGCCCCTTTTTTTGTTTACTACGAAGTCGTAAATTTTATTATGTGAATGATGTCATCAGATAGAATAAATCCAGCTGTTCTACAAAGCGCTCAAGCAAATAACGTAAAAACGAAGTCAAACGATGAACTGCTCGCTGAGCTTGGTTTGGACATACCGCAAGAGACCGTACCGATTCCAAGCAGAGGCGTTATCTATTCACCTGATAATGCTCTACACATGTGCGAGACTGTCGACATTAGGCCTATGACGACAAGAGAAGAAGACATTCTTACGAGCAGAGCGTTGCTGAAGAAGGGCACTGTCATTAACGAGCTCATTAAGAGTTGTCTTGTTGACAAGCGAATAGACGTGAATAGCATGCTCTCTGGTGATAAAACTGCGCTCATGTTCGCAGTGCGAATTACTGGCTACGGCGCCGACTATTCAGCTGAGATCACATGCAACGAATGCTCAGAAAAATTCGAATATGTATTTGATCTAGCGCAGCTCGGTCTGAAGCGTCTCATGATCGAGCCAGTAACACAAGGAGTAAACGAGTTTAAATTTACTCTACCGGTTACGAAAAGAGATGTAATGTTCAAGTTTCTGACTGGCTACGATGAAGACAATATTACGAAGACGCAAGAAGCAGCAAAAAAGCTTGGATCACGCATCGATAGCAACGTTACAACAAAGCTTGTATCATGCGTAACATCAATAGCTGGTGTGCAGGCTGGTCATCACACAGTCAGCTTCATAAAAAACATGCCTGCACGAGATAGTTTGGCATTGCGCGAGTTTATTGACTCGAACGAACCTGGCGTAGACACAAAACAGAACTGTACGTGCTCGAAGTGTGGAGCCGATCAGGAGGTTAGCATTCCAATCGGAATAAACTTTCTTTGGCCATCAGCCAGAAAATAAAGCTAGCCTTATATGGGAGCCCATCTTCAATCTCATGTACTACGGTGGGTTCTCGTACATCGAAGGTTACAATATGCCAATTGTTATGAAGCAATGGTGGATTGAAAGAATCAACAAAGAGATAAATAAAAATGGTGATGATGGCGGCGCAAGAACACGTGCAGCACATCAGAATAGTCCAGACGTAAGAGCACTTCAGGGAATGACAAATCCTCACGCGCCAACGAGAACACGCAGATTCACCTAGTTACTTATGCGGTGAGCTGCAGAACGAAATTTTCAAAAATCTCGCCCGGACGGTCAATAAAAACCGTTACCGGGCGAAGAAGTTTTTTTTATACGCATTCTGGTGTTACTGGTGGGCCATGGCAGATAATCTTGAGATAACAAAACAGATAAATGCTCTGCTTGAGAATCAACTTCGTTTGCAAGAGCAGATTGCAAATTCAATAAGTTCTCAGAGAGACTTGCTTGACGCGATGCGTGAAACGATGAACGCTTACGCAAAGTCTGGTGCAGGCTTGGATAATGTCGCAGCAAGCGCTAAGTCTCTTACATCTGCAATGCGCGATGCACGCATTGGCATAAATGATACACAAGCAGCGAATGAAGCTCTAGCTGAGGCAAGCGAGAAAGCGACATCAGCTTCAGATCTTCTATCGGCAGCGCAAGTGCGTTCAACGGGACGTTCTAAAGAGCAACATGCGATCTTCAATATTCTTTCACGCAGCATGCTTCGAAAGATCGATGTTTTGAAGCAGTTGAACGATGAATATGGCGATATGGCAATTGGAGCCGCAGCTGCAACTGGTGGAGCAAAAGGTCTTTATGAGGGCATAAAGAATACATCTGCAATTCTACGTGTTGGACTTGGCGCAGTTGGTGGATTTGTCGAAAGTATATTCAATATTGGTAAAGCGATAATTTCGATACCATTCAAGATGCTTGAAGGTCTTATCTCTCTCGCAGAGGAGGGTGGTGGCGGGAACGAGCTTGCACGCGCTTACGAAGAAGTGCGAAAGGTGTTTGGCAGCTTTCAGCAGGGCCCTGCGTCAGCTGTCATAACTGGTTTCAAAACGCTAAATAACACCTTTAAAGACTCTGGTCTTGGCGTTATGCAAGTGTTCGGCGATATGGCCGAACAGTTGAACTACATACGTGAGGTAGCTGATAAGTTCGGTGCTGTTTTTAACGTAATACAGAATGAATTTCGTGATACGTCTGGCTACGTGCTTGGCTTCGGAAAAGCGCTTGGGCACTCTGCCGAAGAGATGAAGCTCATGGCTGTGCACGCTAAGTCAAGCGGTACAACACTCGTGAAGATGCAGGCTGACTGGGCTAAAGTTTCGCGCGGAATGACTGATGCAAACAAGGGTTGGGGGCTGTCGGCGAAGATGGTCTCACGCGAGATGGCAGTGATCCAGAAGCAGTTTGGGCCAAACTACCTTGATACAAAAACAATCGCATCAGCTGCAGCGCAAATGCAACGACTTGGTCTGTCAGCCGAACAGCTGAAGAGTACGCTTGATCAGTTCGATTCGATCGAGGGCGGTGCAGAAGCAGCATCGAAGCTCGCGCAAGCATTCGGCGCGTCAGTAGACGCGTATTCGTTGATGATGGAAGAAGATCCTGCAGCGCAGTTCAGCATGATTCAAAAGTCAATAGCAGAAGCTGGCTATAGCTACGAGTCAATGAATAAGTTTCAAAGAAAAGCGCTAGCAGACACGTTGAAGATGGACGATGCTTCATTGCGACTCGCATTTAGTCAAGACGGCTTGTCGAAGTCTTACGATGATGTAAAGAAAGAAGCAGCTAAGAGCGCTGCGCAGCAGATCTCTACTGGTGAAGCATTGAAGCGCGTTGCTGATCAGATCGAGCGTCTCGTAAAAGACGGTCAGATGCTTGGAAGTGGTGGATTCGTAGACAGGTTTTTCCAGGGTTTCATTGCTGGTATCAAGAGCACTAAAGAATTTAGAGAGCTAATGATATCGATTCGTACAACTCTAAATCAGACGTTTCTTATGGGACGTGAGGTTGGACGCATATTCGTCGATACTTTCGGTGGCGGAGCAGTAAAGACAGCGCTGAAGTCTTTCATAGAAATTTTCGATAAAAAGAAATTTCAGCAGATGCTCGGTGACGTGAGAGATGTATTCAAGAAATTTTTTGTTACGCTAAACCTTAAAGATCTCATCGGAGATCAAAACGGCGGTTTGTACGCTGTCTTCCAGAAGGTCTTCTCCGACAAGTCACCAGCAGTTAATAAACTGCTTGAGTCTGGAAAGACGATAGCAATCAGCTTTATGAAAGTTTTTGCTTCTGGTCTTGAGTGGGGCGCACGTACACTTACTGAAGGTATTCGTAAACTTATAGACTTCATTAAGACAGGTGATTTTTCACTTGATACGTCTGGTGCGCAAGGTATCTTGATGCAGATACTTGATCCGATCATCAAGCTTATAAAGAGTGATGCTTGGCGTGGACTCTGGGATGCATTTACGAGTTTGTTTGACATCATAACAGATAAAATAGGCGATTATTTCAATAAGCCAAGCGTGCAGTCAAAGATCAAAAAAGCAATGATCTACCTTAGCTTGGCAATGTTTGGTCCGGCTGTTATGCAGTCTGTATTTGCTGCAGGCGCTGGTGCATTTGCGACCGGTATTGTTAATTTGATTGCGACAAAAAAACAAGAGGCAGTTGCTAAAAAAGCTGGGTCGGCTGCAACAGCAGCGGCAAATGCAGGATCAACTGCAAAAGATCTTGCTGAGCAAGCAAAGGATTTGCCAGCTGCAGCTACAGCAGTTCAACAAACTGCAAAGGCCCAAAGTGCTATGAGCAAGGTAAAGTTCGGCGCTGCAGAAGCAGCAACGATGGCAATGAAACTTGCTGCTGTCGGCATAGTGATATACATCGGGCTTGTACCACTAGCAAAGCGTGTAAAAGAAGCTGCAGATATTTTGAAAGATGTATCTTTCAGTAGTCTTACGAAAACGATGATAACGCTTGGCGGTATGATCGTTGGTATGGCAGCGCTTAATGAACTTGCTAAACGTATGAAAGACACCTCAGCGAAAGATATCGGTACTGCATTGCTCACTATCGCGGGTATCACGTTGACGTTTAGCACAAATATGTTTATCATTGGCGTTGCGATGAAAGCGATAGATGCGATGGGCGTAAGCCCTGATACACTTTCTAAGGGAGTTGGCATCATGGCTAAGCTTGCTCTTGCAATGGTGCCAATGACGGCAGTCGTTGGTGTGATAGGCGGTATCATAGCTGTTGCTGTTCAGTCTGGTGTCGGTGGAGCGGCGATCGCTGGCGTGATTGGTGGAGCACTCGCTGGTATTGCAGCAACGATTGGAGTATTCGCCATTGGGATTACGATGATTGGCGCTGTCTTCAAAGACATGAAAGATGACGAAATTAGTAAAATAGAGCGTGGTACATCGTTGATGCGCAGTCTAGCTGTAACGCTTGGTGCACTGGGACTTTCTATTATCGCAATGTCTGGTGTCGGTCTGCTAACGATGAATCCGTTCACTTTTGTATCAATAGTCGTTGGCATAAAAGCAGTGTCTGCATTTAGCGAGCAGATGGTAGAGCAAGTTAAAAATCTTCTTACAAAGATAGAACAGCTTCCGGAGCCATCCGTAATAGGTCCAAAAGTTAAAATTTTCGTTGATGTTGTAGACACATTTAGTAAGTTTTCATCTTCGATGGTATCTGTCATCGAGCTTGCGAAGCCTGGTTTGGGTCAACTATACGGTCTCATAGGACCTAGCTTCACTGATACGTTGAGCGAGATCGGCACATTCGTTGGTACTACAATATCTGCGCTGCAGTTTACGATAGACACGATTGTAAAGAAAGCGTCAGAGCTCAATGTAACTGCTGAGCTTGAGAAGTCGATGAACTTTTTGACAAGTTCACTTCGTGCAACGTCGGAGATAATGAAAGCTTTGACGCCAAGCGGTGAAATCATCGATGGCGCAAAGTCAGTTCTTCCAAAACTTGCTGGAATAAACACGCTTGAAGAAGTTGGGTACTTCGCTGGCTCGATGATACAAAAGATCGGCACAGTTATCGACTTGATCATCGGACGTATGAACTCGCCTGAATTTGCAAAGATCACAGACGAAAACTTGACGAAGATGGAACGCATGGGTTCTATCATGTCAAGCTTCGCTAATGTTTTGAAGTCTATCATGCCATCTGATAAGATGCTTGAAACGCTGAAGTCTTCTGTTGGCGGCGGCGCGCTTGCAGCAGGCATCGATCCTAATGCGATCGGTGCGGCTGGTAAGTTTATATCAACGTATCTTGAAGGTATGAAAGAGCTGCTACCGGCGATGACTGGCGGGATCATAAATTCGCTTATCGCTGGTGCAGAACAGCTTACGAGCAAAGATATCTCAAAAATCGATGCTATCTCGAAAGCCATTACATCGTTCGGTGGATTTATTTCTTCGATGAGCTCTGCGACAAAGAGCGTTCCAAAGAACGTAGACAATGCAGATACAGCATTCACTAGCATAGGTGATGTTTTGATGGGTATCTCATCGTCTATTGAAGGATTCATTAGCACGCTTACGTCAAAGATGAACGTATTCGAGCTATTCTCGCAGTCAAGCGGTGTTGTTGGTACGCTTGAAAGCACAGTTCAGACAGTCAAGCAAATTTCTACCAGCGTATCAGATGCGTTGCTTTCAATGCGTAATCTCGCATCTGCGATGGGAGAAGTAGCAACGGTGCAAATGACTCAAGTTGATACAAGCTCATTTGCAATGATGTCTGATAACATCAAGATAATTTCGTTCACTCTTAGTGATTCATTCGCAGCTGACATCATCTCTGCGTCTGAGAAACTGACGAAGATTGGTAATGCGATAAAGTCTGGTGGTATTGAACGTTCGCTTTCTGCAGTTTCTGATATGATTAAGCGAGTAAATGAGCTTAATGATACTCTAGCTGATGGAAAGCTCAACACGATCAATGTTCCAGCGAAGCTTGAAGCCGTCGCAAAAGGTGTTGGGCTCGGTGGTAAGTTCAACTACCAGATACAGAACAAAGACGTTGTTATAAACGTCAATTTGAACGTTACGATGGAAGCTGGTAAGGTCGAAAACGTGATCATCAAGCGTAAGTCTTCCGTGATACGTCAGCACCTAGTGAATGCAGCGTACGAAACGAAAGAAGGATTCCCAGCAACAGATCTGAAGAATGAAGGTTCGTTGCCCGACTGATGATTATTATCTAACACGATGAAGTTTAAAAAACAGTCGAATGAAGTTGCGATCGATAGTATCGTTGAACACGTTCTTGTAGCGCTAAAGCCAAAGCTTGCAGAGCTAAACAACGAAGAGCAAGAAAAAGTCGTCTCAGCTTTGCGTAGCTACGTTGCGCAGATGGTTAACAACGGGATTATGCCACTTGCTGATGTTGCATCTCGTCTAACTGGAAAAAATAAAGATGAACTAGTTATCCAAGCAAGCAATGCCGTCAACAATAGAGACTGAAAATGGTCCCGTAGAGATTGTTTTCGATACTGGGGCAGATCGTAGCAATGAAGAGCGCGCTGCTGTAAGTGTCGTTCAAGGCGACGACATAAGTAAAAAGACACGTGAAACGATCGGTTCTTACATAAAGACAAAACTGAAGGTAAATCAGTACAAACCGAGCGTATTTACAATGGAAACGAATATAGAGACTTCGACTGTATACGGAACATTCGCTGGCGAAGGTGCGTACGTGGACGTTGCAAGACTTCAGCAACACGAATCGTACAACAGGCTTGGCTATCCAGGAACGATCGATAGAGAACGTACTGGTGATGCTGGTAAAGTTCCAGCATCGAAGGTTATAGCAGACGAGCCCGATGGGACGAAATACGTTGATCAGCTGTTGAAGTCTGGAGCAAACGTTTATAGACCCGACATCGCTCGCGGCGTTGATGAAAATCCAGCGCTTCATTTTACGAACATTACTGGACGCTCTGGCGTAGACGAGCTTACAAAGCGCGATAAAGATCCAACGCTCGGCATTGAGTCGACAGTGTCTAACTTCTTGACACGCCCAACGCCAATACGTCAAAATACAATGCTAAAAATCGGTAGCTTGCTGTCGCAGCGTGCTGCTGGTAAACTCGACTCAAACGAATACGGATACGATCCAGAAGCGAACTCCGCAGGCAACTTGTTGCCGGGCGCTGTTCAAATGGGTATCTTGAAAGCGAATGTTGATAACTTCAATGCTAAAGAAGCACTTGCAAGGCTATATAACGCTGAGCAGCAGGGACAGGTTAGCCCGAAAGATCCAGACAGTCTTACTTCGTACAATAGCGATTCTTACGGATCGATGAATACGACGGAAGAACCGTTCGACGGTCTTGTGCCAATCGCGCAAGCTACTCTTGCGTACGCATTGTTGCTTGGTTCTGTAGTATCTATCTTCGTTCTTACAAAAATACTTTCTTTGATACCTGCGAACGGTGGCGGTTCCAAGTGGGAAAAAAGAGATATTACACGAATAGGTCGTAGACCACTTGGCGAAAATGTGCAGCCTGAAGTGTACAGTGGTTTCAAGCTATCAAGTTCAATACTAAATGCGATCGGTATTACGCCTACTGTTAATCCTCTTGATAAAGCCGTAGAGAAAGGTATGGCTGCAACGTTTGGTATGGACAGCTTGATAGAATTGCTGAATCCACTTGGTCAGTTGCCTATTCCGCTAACGAAGCCAAGAGCAGACTCTATTGCAAACAATCCTGGCTACTACATCGTATTCTTCAGAATGTTGTTCAGATCTGCAAATCAGATAGGCACGTCAATTGGTAATATAGCAGATAGCTTCAGCATCACAGATCCACTTGGAATTGTTGAAGGCATCGGCGCTATCATGAACGTTATCAAGTCATCGAAGATAATCGCTGTGATAAACATCTTCGGTAAAGTTGGTGATGCTGAGCTTGAGCGTAATAAGGATTCGTTGAAGAGCGTTTCGTGGGACGTAAATAGGTACGATGATGGAGCTCAGCACGTTGCTAAGAGCTATCTGCGAGATGGACACACGCTCGCGTGGGCTCAGAAACGTGCTGCAGCAATTTACTTGATGCCACAAGCTGTGCTTGGCGCTGGTGTACTACTGCGTGGTATTGGTGGGATTTCACCAGAGCTTGTCGCTTTGAAGGAAGCTGGCGCGCGAAATAACTCATCTGTTCTTGTTCAAAGAGTTAAAGATGAAGTAACACGAATCGATGTAGAAACACGTGAAGCAATGGAAAAAGAGCTTGATTCTCATTATTTTCCATTCTATTTTCACGATCTACGCACAAACGAGATAATGTCATTTCATGCTTTTGTTACGTCGTTGACAGACTCATACGCAGCTCAGTACGAATCAAATGATATGTACGGACGTGTTGACTCTGTGAAGATATACAAAACAACAGCACGAAAAATCAATATGTCATTTTGGATCGTTGCAACAAGCGAGTCAGACTTTGACGAGATGTGGCTGAAGATAAACAAGCTTACAACACTTGTTTATCCGCAGTGGACAAAGGGTGATGTACTATCATCAAGTGACAAAACAACGATAGTACAACCATTTACGCAAGTACCAGCTACAGGACCGCTTGTACGCATACGTTTTGGCGACTTGATACGCTCAAACTACACAAAGTTTGCTCTCGCACGTTTGTTTGGCGCTGGTATGAAAGACTTTGCAATCGAAGGCGAAAAACTAGACGCTGCTACAGCAGCCAAAGACTTTCAAGAGCAAAGTGATGTTTTGCTTAATAACATAAATAGTAATGATTATTACGTTGAATTGAAAGAAAATGCGAGCGGTGTAACATTTCAACCGTCAGAAGGTGGAATAGGCGTAAGTATGCCTTCTATCCCAGGTGTCAGCAAAGAAGATAAGTCTGAGCTCAATATTAAAGGTCATTGGATACAGTTTATTGAGCTAACTGATGTTGCTGTAAGCGACATTGGTATTACTACAAATGGGAATTACAGCTATGATGCGAAAATTAGAGTAAAGAAACAGTACAAAGGACGTTTTAAAGATCTTGAGAATGCGATAGAGGGAGCTTACAATACAAAATATCGTATTCCGTTGAGATTTATAAAATGGACGCCTAAATTTTTCGATACAAAGAAGTCAGGTCAAGAAGCATCTGAGAAGATCAAAGATTTTTTCTCACATGAGAAGAATGCTATCGTTAGATCATTCAGATCGGCTGGTGGTGAAGGACTCGCATGCGTGATAGAGTCGCTTGCATTCGACTGGGGCGTAGGCGACGGAGGAAGAACATTCAGCGTTACGCCGGGATCACGCGGTCCAATGAGCGTTAAAGTAACGATGGATATCTCTCCGATCCACGACATCGCGCCAGGTATCGATCATAATGGTTTCAACAGAGCATTTGTGTATCCAGTTGGTAATATGGCTGGAAAGAGTGTTCCACCGGATGACAAGAAGAGTTGATAAATGCCTTTTAGCAGATACAGCAGATCATCAAGAATCGATGGCGGAAACGCAATTGGAATCTCACGTGCTTCAAGCGCTATATGGCGCGCCGTGAGAGATGGAACGATCGCGTATAGCGAAAGTGTGCTGCAAGAAGGTGAACGACTTGATACGATTGCTGGAAAAGTTTACGGCGACGGACGTTACTGGTGGGTCATCGCAGCAGCTAGCGGAATCGGTTGGGGCATTCAAGTTCCGCCCGGAACAGTCATTATTATACCCGACATTAATCAAGTAGCGGAGTACGTTGGATAATGCCTGCTGGCTCTCTAGAAAGATTCTACAACTATCTTAGACCAAAAGATCTAACGCAGTTTGTAGACGATCCCGCTGTAACACAGCTCAATGCAGATCCGTCAAAAAATCGTAGCGACGGTGCGCTTGAATTCTTGCTTGAGCTATTGGTTCATTCACGTTCAGACGGCGTCGCAGGTTCAGACGACATAAAGAGTCAGATAGAAGAATTTGCTAGATCTGATGATGGTAAAAATCTCAAGAAGTATCTACGTTGTTATACTTCTGTTGGAATAGTGCAAGGACTTGGAACTGAGGTATATGAAACTGCCGTAGCTATTGGTATTAATGTACCGCTATCTAGAAAATCTTGCGTTGTGAAATGTGATGTACCGTATCTATCAATGAACGTTAGAAACGTAAACAAGATAACAACGTTCATGAAAGCGATACCGTCGATAGAACTCGCTAGGTGTATGCCGTACATAGATGTACGAATGCAGCTGCCACGCGCTCCGCTCGATCACATGGGTCGTGCTGTCGGGACGTCACTTATCAAATTTTTCTCTGGCGGCGCGCCTGTCGATCAAAAGTCGGCTGATAAATTGCTTGCTGGCGTAAAAAAGCAAGCGTTGATTGGAAAAAAAGCGATCGATGTCACGCAGACAGCTATGGATCTATTCACATCACCGCAAACGCTGTTGAACCTTGACGAGGTTTACGTACCGTCGAACAGATACGTTCCTGTTCTTGACAAGACACGTCCGCTGATGTCTATAGAAAATTTTAGCGTTAATGTTGTGTCGATGACTGGTCCTCTTGCGTACAAAACTGCAAAGCTTGAAATCATACTGCATGATCGTTCAAGATTGACCGAGATTGCAGATTTGATCAAGCCAGACTTTTACGCGAAAACAAGCATCGATATAGAGTACGGTTGGCAGCATCCTGACAACGATGTCAACTCAAGCGTTTATGGTGAATTCATGAATACACTAAAATGCCGTGAGATTTATGGCGTAAAATCAGCAACTTATGCATTGGATCCAGCCGGTCAGATAAAGATTTCTCTGGATCTTGCGATGAAAGGCGCAACGGAGACTCATGCAATAAAAGTTGGTGGCACTACTAATCTTCAAAATGTGCTTGAGGAGATAACTGAGCTTTCAAAGGAGGTGCGTACGCAAATGAAGCTTGACTTCATGCCAGACTTGCGCGCATCTCAGCTGCTTGAAGCAGCATCTCGCGGAGAGCTGCCATCTGATCTGGAAGGCAATAAGCTACAAGAAGCTGTACAGAAATTGAAGAATGTGCTTGCTGGTAAGAGCCCTGATGGGAAGTCTGATAATGGTAAAGGGCAACCTGCGACAGGCCAAATAAATGAAGCTGCAAAACAGCTATCTGATAAAATCACAGAAGCATTCAGCCTAGACCCTGACGACAAAGACAAGAAAAAAGTTCTTTCGCTGAAGGAAAGACATGCTCAGCATATAAAGAGACGTATCAGTAACAAACTAGATTTGCTTAATAAAGACGCTTACGTTAAGTCGCCGGCAGACGCGCCAGGATTCGAGAAATTCTACGAACAAAACGTTGCTGGAAAACCTTTGAAGTACGTTTCTCTTTCTCAAGTGATGTCCGTTTTTGTTCTTGGTCCTGCTGTATCGCAGTACGATGGTATCGAAGAAGCGCAGCTGTTCTTCTACACGTTCGGTTCTACGTGCGGTGCGGCAAGCTCAAGAAATATCGGTGACTTTCCGATAGACGTTGGACTATTCAAAGAACTGTTCTCTGAGAGGCTTAAAGATAGCGGAGCGTCTGATATGTCGATATACGACTTTCTTACATTCGTAAGCGACAACTTTCTCAAAGACTACAGAAGCGATGGATACGGTCTTGCAGAACTGTACATGCCACGTACTGCTAAACAACGTGAACCAGCTGTTGATAAGAAAAAGTATAAAGATACCAAAGCCTTTACAAGCGCACTTGATGAAAAACTGAAGCAGTATGGTGGCACGTTTGCGTTTCCAGTTGTTCACATGCATCTTGAAACGCTTCCAAGAATGCGCATCGCTGATAGCGGATCGACAGTATACGAGGGAAGTAAGATACTACGGTTGCATGTATTCGATAAGCAGATGCAACCGTACGGTCCCGTAGACCACATACTGAAGCAGCTTACGCTTAAGCCAGATGCTTTCGTGTCTGATGGAGCGTTGAAGGAGCAACGTGGACCATTCATCGCAAAGATAAAAGAACTAAGCGAGAAACTCTCGTCTGGCGGCTTTGATGTCAAGATCGAAACAAAGACTGGTGGCGACGGCGCAGAGTACGTTCACGTCGATGGTAACATTGACGTCATAAAACGCGCAATAACGCAAATTGTTCCAACTATCACGTGGGGAACGAATAATTCAATGATCAAGTCGATAAGCGTATCGTCGCAGCAGAATCAGCTTATTGCAGCTGGTAATATGAAGTCTCAAGGACGTAGCAACCCTGTTGAGCCAAACGGTTCTGGTGTTGGCGGTGTGCCCATGCTTGTGTATCCAGGTGAACTTACGATGGTAACAGTTGGATGTCCGCTTGTCTCATTTGCACAAAAATTCTTTTTCGACTTTGGAACTGGTACCACGCTTGACAACATGTACATCGTTACGTCATTGAGCCATACGATAGCGTCTGGAAAATTCGAAACGTCGTGGAAACTAAGTTTCAATGATGCGTATCCACGTTACACGTCGTTCGTTAGAGCAATTCAGCGTGTTAATGAAGATCTTAAAAGTGCTGTAAAGTGACTTGATCGCTGGTTAAATTAAAATACAATTATCTTGTTGATCCTCGCAAAGGAAGAATTCATTAATGAAGACAAGAGTGTACTTTACGATGATCAGTCTGCTAGAATTAAGATTTATCAAGAAGATCTCAAGTACGACTGGATTATCTCTAGTAAGAATTTTAATTCTGGATGCGTACGAAGTCTTGCGCAAGTCTCAGGTCTCTCTGTTCCAGAGATCGTAATTGACGCAAAATACAAAAAGCCGTACGCGTTCTTCGATACAAAATTCATACCCAGCATGGCTTTGCCAAAAGCAAAGTACATAGAAGTACTTCAGCATTTTTTCTTGCAATGCGTAGACGTTATTCATGATGGTGCAATAAAGTACTACAACGGATTTTATTCTGACTCAAATAGCATCTTCGATATGCTAGAGCCGGGCAAAGTAAACATTCAGCGTATGAGAGCAGCGTTGAATGACTCTAACGCAAACGTGCTCAAGACATTTTTGCCGAGAGACAAAAGCTGTCTTCTTGAAGTGCCGAAGTACAATAGAACAGAGACATCTACTGGTAGGACAAAGATTGTTTCAGGCCCAAGATATATGACGCTTCCAAAAGAAGTCAGACATATTCTGGTGCCAAAGCGTGATAAGCTATTGTACGTAGACTACAGCTCGATAGAGCCGCGAGTTCTTGCTCAAGAAGCAGATATCGTACCTCAGTCTGACATATACACGCAGTTCGTAAAAATGCTCGGTGTTGATCTTTCGCGCGATGTAGCGAAAGCTATATTCAATCCGATTGTTTACGGTGCATCTGTAGAAACAGTCGCTATTCTTGCTGGAATGCAAAAAAATACAGCAGCGAATATAGTTGCAAAAACAAAGTCGATATTCAAGATCGACGATTACTCTGACATGAAAGATGATAGCACGATAAAGAATAAGTTCGGTCGTGTTTGCAAATTTGAGTCAGAAGACAACGCAAGTGCAGCATTGTGCGCTAGCTACTACGCTCAAAGTACAGCAGCAGATGCCGCTCTATACGGTTACATCGAGCTGCTATCATCAGCAAAAAATTCAGCCCCAATTGCGATCATACACGATGCGATCATTATTGATGCTTCTAACGATGACATTGAACCGTTGACAGCAATGGCAACAAATGGCGTAAAAATTCCTGGCTACAAGTTCAATTTTCCGTTGAAAGTTAGCGTTATCGAATAATTAAAAAAGTTGTAACCACTTGGGAAACATTGTAATATGAATCAAGAGCAACTAATCAAGCTATTTGTTGAAGCTGTGATAGATGAATTTACCACAACGGCAGCTGTAGCTGGATTTACTGCTCCGCTTGGTTACTCATCCGAAGAACTTGTAAACGAAAAACCGAAACAACTAAAAAGTAAAAGAAAGAAAAGAAAAAATGCCGCTAGATCTCGAAGCAGTTAAGAAGAAGATCAACTCGTTGAATAATCGCTCTAGTGTTCCGCTCTGGAAACCAGAGCAGGGTGAATACAAAGTTCGTGTGCTTCCGTGGTTTGAAAATGGGCTTCCATTTCGTGAGGTTCATTATTACTATATTGGTAAAGAGCGTAGAAAGGCAACGCTCCACCAGCTTGGCAAGCCTGATCCAATTCATGACTTTATCGTGAAGCTTCAAAAGACAGGTAGACCAGAAGATAGAGAACTGTGCAAGCAACTCTATCCGAAGATGACAACATACGCTTTGATCATTGATCGAGCGAATGAAGACGCCGGTTGGATGTTGTGGTCGTTCAATAGGAACGTTTATGATCGCTTGCTTTCATTCTTCACGAATGAAGAAATCGGTGACTTCACTCATCAGAAGGAAGGGTATGACTTGACTGTCACACTGAAGCCTTCAGGCAGAGTGTGGCAAGGTAAGCAGACGCTTGATGTTGTTGTCGATGCAGCACGTAAGCCTTCTGTTCTTACGAAAGATCAAGCAAAAGAAAAGAAGTGGCTTGAAAATATGCCGCAAACGTCCGATATTGTTACGTATCCAACGTACGAAGAGCTCAAGGAACTGCTTGAGCGTTGGATGTCTCCGTCAGAGGAGACAACCGAGCGTGCAGGTTCCCAAGTTGATAGCCTTGATAAGGTTGTCGCTGATCTTGCTGTGACTGCACGTGCACCGGCTGAGAAGCAGAAGACAGTTTCTGATCTTGATGCTGCTCTAGCAGAGCTTGGTGGAAATAGCTTAAAGCTAATTTAGAAGAAAGGAAAATGCATGCCTCCTCGTAAAAAGCGGGAGGATGCAACAGATTCGGCCGTGAAGCCCGTTGAGGATTTCACGGCCGAGCTGATCTCTAGTCTCAACAAAGACATGGGTCAGCGTGTTGCATTCAACCTATCGTCAGATGAAGCTCCAACTGTAGTGAAGCAGTGGGTGTCAACAGGTTCTCGTCAGCTTGACTACGCAATCGCAGGTCGATCTGGCGGAGGGCTTCCTGTGGGAAGAATCGTTGAGATTTTTGGCCCGCCGAGCATTGGTAAGTCGCATATAGCGTATGCTTCTGCCCAAAACATACAGAATATGGGCGGTCTTGTTGTTTATATCGATACCGAGAACGCAACGTCTATCGAAAAGCTAAAGATGATGGGTATCGATGTATCGAAGCGATTTGTGTACTGCGATACCCATTGTACAGAAGAAGTTTTTACGATAGCTGAGAAGACAGTACTGAAAGCAAAAGATCTCGCCAGTACATCGAAAGCACCAATACTCGTTGTTTGGGACTCTGTCGCAGCTACGTCTCCAAAAGCTGAGCTTGAGGGTGACTACGACTCAAGCACAATAGGCCTACAGGCGCGTACGATCTCCAAGGGGATGCGCAAGATAACTGGCATCATTGGTGATACAAACGCATTGATGTTTTGTTGTAACCAGATAAGACAAAAGATCGGTGTTATGTACGGTGATCCAAACGTCACACCGGGAGGTATGGCCATACCGTTCCACGCTTCCGTGAGAATCAGCTTGACAGGCGGCGGTCATCTCAAACATCCAAAGACAGGAGAGATTTACGGCATTGAAGTTAATGCCTTCATCAAAAAGAATAAGATCTCAGCTCCCTATCGAAAAGTTAGCTTTGAGATACACTTTGGCAAGGGCATCGTTGAGCACGAGCAAATTTTTGATGTTCTACGTCAGCATGGACCTGTGAAGTCAAAGGACTACGAGATCAGGATCGAAGGCGAGCAAGCATGGAAGCAGTTGCTCGTAACAAGTAATCAAACTGGCGAGCATCTTGTTGAAAAGAAGTTTCATAAAGCTGATTTTGATACTATCATTAAAGATCCAGAGTACTCGTTGTTCATTGACGAAGCAATCGATGCCGCTTACGCGAATAGCTTTGTCGATCCCTCTAACGAGAACGCTGGATCAGTTGATGATGAAAAGGACCCAGAGAATGAATGAAAAGTCATTCATCATTGTTGTCACGAACGATTCAGCCATCGTTCCAACGAAAGCGTATCATAACGATGTTGGGTATGACTTGTACGCGCTTGATGACTATGTCATCAGACCATTTGAATGTGAAAAGATCAACACTGGCATAAGAACGATTGTTGTCAATGGGAATTTTTACATGAAGATTGAGTCTCGTTCTTCAATGGCGGCACGCGGGTTGATCGCTGTTGGAGGAGTTATCGATCCTGGCTACACAGGAGAAATAATCGTAGCACTTAGAAACGTTACAAATAAAGAGCTACGCGTTGCAAAAGGTGATCGTATCGCGCAGATGATACCGCAAGTGTACGAAAAGATTGATATAGTTCATCGATCACTGGAATGGTACAGAGAGAACATTACATCTACTGATTACTCTGGCGGATCCAACGGAATTCGTGGTATCGGCGGACTCGGTTCTTCAGGAACGTTAAAAAATCTTTCGAGCTTGGCATGACTCGTGCATACATACATGAGCTACATGCCAAGCTCGAACTGTCACCAGTCTGTCTGTTTGACATGCCATAGGGTTACACGTAAATTACATTGCATGATTCTTCTTATCGATGGACTGAATCTGTTCTGCACAGCATTTTCTGCATTTCCAAATGTGTCAACTACTGGGCAGCATATGGGTGGTACAGTTGGATTTTTGAAGATGCTTTCAAAGATCATAAATGAAACGCACCCAACAAGAATAGCAGTTGCGTGGGAGAGCGGCGGTTCAAGACGTCGTCGTAATCTAGATGGCGGCTACAAGATGACGCGTAAACCACAAAAATTGAATCGTTTTTATGAAGATGACATACCAGAAACGAAGGAAAATCGTGACTGGCAGCTTTCGCATCTCATAAGAATGCTTCGTTGCGTTCCAATTATGCAAGTTTATGTTGAAGATTGCGAAGGAGACGACATAATTGCACGTCTAGCGTTTAATTTTCGCGATGAAGAAAAGATCATTGCTTCGTCAGATATGGACTACTACCAGCTGATAGACGAAAAAACGCGTGTTTACAATATAAAGAAGAAAAGCTTCGTAACAGACGCTGAAGTTTACGAACGTTTTCGCGTGCATTCGAAAAATTTTGCTGTGCTTAAAGCTATGTGCGGAGACACATCAGACAATGTTCAAGGTGTGCGTGGACTTGGCTACAAGACATTCACAAAGTTGTTTCCAATCGTAACAACAGATAACGAATGTTCGCTTAATGAAATAAAGCTTTACAGCATGTCGCACAGCGATGATAGCGCGCTTTACAAACGTGTTATAGACGAGTGGAACAAGGTTGAGCTTAATTTGAGACTTGTGAAGCTCGACGGCTCGATGCTAACGCATTCGCAAATAAAAAAAATAGACGACTCTATAGAACTATATGATGGTACATTTAACAAGCTTGAATTTATCAAGTTGCTTGTATCGTTGGGCGCTGGTGTGTTTGAAGCGGATAGTTTTTTTCAATCGCTTGCAGGAATTAAAGGTGGAAAATGGGAGCAGTTAGCGTGACAGAATACGAAATTGAAGATACATCTCCTGCTGAAGTTTCGACAGAAGACGAAGTGACTACAACAGTAGCTACGCTTGGACAGTACGGTAAAACATTTCAAGAAAAAACTGTCCAAGCGCTTTTCGCCGATAGACAGTGGGCAAGCGAGATGATCGAGGTGATGACGCATGAGCACTTCGAGCTAAAGTATCTTCGTTATCTTGTCGAGAGGTACTTCTCTCATTACAGGAAATACAAGACATTTCCAACGCTTCCGCTGCTCATTACAATCGTTGCTGATGAGCTACGTACAACAGTTGACATTGCGATGAGAGATAATGTCATCGACTATGTTCAGCGTATCAAGCAGAATCCAGATCCTTCAGATCTTGCTTATGTTAAAGACAAGTCAAGAGACTTTTGCAAGAAACAGGCACTTAAGTCTGCGCTTGAAAAAGCTGTTGACTTGATGGATGTCGATAAGTACGAGTCTATCGTTGATGTTGTAAAGCGCGCAGTTGTTGTTGGTTCGCCGTCAAGTCTTGGTCACGACTTGATAGAAGACATGGACAGCAGATTCGTTGCTATGAAGCGCGAATGTATCTGCACAGGCATGCCAGAACTTGATGCAAAGGGCGTGCTAAATGGTGGCCTTGGAAGGGGCGAGATTATTGTTATCATTGCACCGTCTGGCGCTGGCAAGTCGCACTTTATGACTTTTTTTGGCGCAAATGCATTGAAGCAAAAGAAAAATGTGCTTCATTTTACATTTGAGCTTAGCGCTGAGCAGATCGGTTTGCGTTACGATGCGAACCTTACTGGAATCGCTTGCGATGACATCATTGAAAATAAAGACGTTGTTAAGCAGTACTACGCAGAGAATGCTGCTTCACTTGGATCTTTGAAGATAGCGAGCTACCCACCGAATACTGCGAGCGTATTTACGCTACGTTCTCACATCGAAAGACTCGCGCTAAAGGGTTTTGTACCCGATGTTATCATCGTTGACTACGCAGATATCATGCGTAGCACCAGACAGTACGATGCGCTTCGACATGAGCTTGCGCTTATCTATCAAGAGCTGCGCGGTCTTGCTGTTGAGCAAAGAGTGCCAGTTATTACAGCTTCGCAGTCCAACAGAGACGGCAGCAACGCTGATGTTATCGATCTGACCAACATGTCAGAGTCGTATAGCAAAGCTTTCATCACAGATGTTGTTATTTCACTTTCAAGAAAATCTGCTGAGAAGTCACTTGGCACTGGTAGGATGTTTATAGCGAAAAATCGTGCAGGCCGCGATGGGCTTTTGTGGAATGTTTCTATCGATACAGCGCATTCAAAGTTCGCAGTAGTTGGTGAGAACGTGACACCTGAGATGGTGAGACAGTCTGACGAAGAAGACATGAAGTCAAAACTTCGTGCAAAGTGGAAAGAAATGTCAGACGAAGGTGTAAAGCTTGAAACGTTGGCAGGCGAAAAGAGATGATAACAGTTTATCAGGGCGATAACCTGTCTTTGCTGAAGTCCTTCAAAGATGAAGAATTCAGCTTGATTTACATAGATCCGCCGTTCAACACTGGCGTAAAACAGAAACGTTCTACGATAAAAACAGTATCAGATAAAGACGGGGATCGCGTTGGATACGGCGGAAGAAAATACAAGACTGTAAAGTCAGATGTCGTAAATGAATACGATGATAAATTTGGTTACGACGAATACATCGACTTCATATCAAAGAGACTCGTCGAAGCAAAAAGAATTCTAAAGTCGAACGGTAGCATCTTTGTGCATCTCGACTACAGAGAAGTTCACTATGTAAAAGTGCTTTGTGATGAAATTTTTGGTCGTGAGTCATTTATAAACGAAATTGTATGGGCTTACGACTACGGCGCTAGATCAACAAGCAGATGGTCTGTAAAGCATAACAATATACTTTGGTATGCGAAAGATCCAAATGACTACTGCTTCAACTACGATGAAGTTGAGCGTATACCGTACATGGCACCATCGCTCGTTGGAGCAGAGAAAGCAGAGCGTGGCAAGACGCTTACAGACACATGGTGGCATACTATTGTATCGCCAAACAGCAAAGAGAAAACTGGGTATCCGACGCAAAAACCGCTTGGAGTCATAAACAGAATCGTAAAAGTGCATTCGAAACCCGGCGATAAGCTGCTTGACTTTTTTGCAGGTAGCGGAACGCTAGGAGAGTCAGCTGAGCTTCATTCAAGAGACTCTGTGCTAATAGATCAAAATCCTCAGGCGATCGAGGTAATGAAGACAAGGTTTAAAAACTACAACTACCGGCTTATGATAGAGGGACAGACAGAAAATGAGTAAGCAAACATACACAAAAGAAGAAGTATACGCAGCTTCGCTTGAGTATTTTAATGGTGATGAATTTGCAACTGACAATTTCGTCAAAAAGTATGCTCTTAAGAATGAAAATGGCGAGTTCGTTGAAAAAACTCCAGCAGATATGTTTGCACGCGTTGCGAGAGAGATCGCTCGTATTGAAAAGAAATATCCTGAGCCTGTTAGCTACGAAAATATCTACGATCGTATTTCAAAGTGGATCATTGTTCCGCAGGGAAGTCCGCTGTCTGCTATTGGTAACAAATATCAAATTCAGTCGCTTTCGAACTGTTTTGTTGTTGACTCTCCGTCTGACACTTACGGCGGTATCATGAGAGCAGATGAACATCTTGCTCAGATCATGAAACGTCGTGGTGGCGTTGGTGTTGATATCTCGAATATCAGACCGCAAGGAATGTTTACGTCGAATGCAGCTCGTACGACAGCTGGCATTGGCGTATTCATGGAACGTTATTCAAATACGTGCAGAGAAGTCGGTCAAGACGGTCGACGCGGCGCATTGATGATAACGATTTCGTGTCATCATCCAGAGATAATGACGTTCATCAACATTAAGCGTAATCGTGAGAAGGTCACAGGCGCTAATGTTTCGATACGCTGCACAGATGAGTTTATGAAAGCTGTTGTTGCTGACGAGCTGTACGAGCAGCGTTGGCCAGTTGACAGCGCTAACCCAAAGATCAAGAATTTTGTTCGTGCAAGAGAAGTGTGGGATGCGATCATAGATGCGGCGCATCAAAGCGCAGAACCTGGTGTTCTATTCTGGGATACTATCATAAAGAATAGTCCGGCTGATCTATACGCTGATCATGGTTATCGCACAATTAGCACAAATCCGTGCATAACCGGTGATACACTTATTGCTGTAGCAGATGGACGTAATGCTGTAACAATAAAACAGCTTGCTGACGAAGGACGCGATGTGCCTGTTTATTCAACTAATACAGCAACTGGTAAAGTTGAAATAAAATTTGGTAGAAATCCACGTCTAACAAAACGTAATGCAGAAATTTGGTGTCTTGAACTTGATGATGGAACAAAATTTACTGCAACGCCTGATCATAAAATTTTGCTACGTGATTTGCGTTATGTAGAATTGAAAGATCTAAAAGAAGGCGATTCTATTTTTCCTTTTTATTCGTTTATGAATAATGGGTATAGACAAATTGCGATGTCTGGTCAAAAAATGACGAATGGACATCGTAGAAATAGACGTCAATATAGACTTATCCACGAATTTTATAGCGGTGAAGTCGTAGACTCAGCTGCTTATGCAATTCATCACAGCGATTGTTGCTCTACAAATGATGCTTACGATAATCTTTGTGTAATGACACATGAAGAGCATAGAAAATTGCATACAGAAAATATGCTAGGTAGCAAAAATCCTTATCACAAAATGAGCCAAGAATGGAAAACAAAATTTGCTGTACATCTTGGTGATAAAAATGGTAGATACAGTGGATTTACAAATGAACAACTGCTTGAGCATGGCAAAAAGCTTTTTAAGAAAAACGGTAAGATTACCAAAAAAGATTGGATCGAGTACGCAAAAGAAAAAGAACTTCCACAGCATCTTTCAAATGATTTTAGATTTGGAACATGGGAAAATTTCGCAAATCAAGTATCAGATAATCACAAAGTTGTATCTGTTAAACACTGTGGATACGCAGATGTATATAACATTACTGTTGATGATAATCACAACTATCATGTTATAACATCGACACAAGATGAAAAATACGTAACATGTTCTGGTATCTGCGTAAAGAATTGCGGTGAAATCCCACTTTCATCGTACGACGCGTGCAGACTATGCGTCGTAAATGCTTCAAAATTTGTCCTTAATCCCTTTCTTCCAAATGCTACGTTTGACTACGATAGTTTTTACGAAGAATGCGGTATGATGTTGCGCTTTTTGGACGATATCATCGATCTTGAAATTGAAGCAATACGTAAAATTATCTCAAAGATTGAGAATGAGAGCGACAGAAGTATCAAAGTAGCCGATCTTGAAAGAGAGATTGAACTATGGTACAAGATTCTTGAAGCAAATATCAATGGACGACGTTGCGGTTGCGGCCTCACTGGTGTAGGTGATGCTATCGCGATGATGGGATACAGCTACGGAAAGGAGTCAGTTGACTTTGTTGAGAGTCTTTACAAGACGGCTGCGCTCGGTTGCGCGAACATGACAACTCTGCTTGCAGAACAGCGTGGTGCGTTTCCGATCTACGATTACGAACGTGAAGCTGATCATCCTTACATCGCTAGGGTGTTCAACGAAAATCCTGATATCAAGAAGCGATATGAGAAATACGGAAGACGTAACATCGCGATGATGACAACAGCGCCCGTCGGCACGATATCAACGATGACGATGACGACGAGTGGTATAGAGCCAGCGATCTATCTGTCGTACAAACGTCGTAAGAAGATCAACGCAACGTCAGAAGGAACGAAGCCAGACTTCGTCGATCAGAACGGTGATGCGTGGATCGAGTTTGACATAACGCATCATGGTCTAAAGCAGTGGATGAATGTTACAGGAAACACTGATGTGACCCAGTCACCGTACTACGGTTCGACAGCTACAGAGATCGATCCAATCGGTTCTGTTCTGATACAAGCTGCAGCTCAAAAGTGGATCGATCACTCGATCTCAAAAACGTGTAATCTACCGCAGAATGTCTCGAAGGAGACAGTTGGCGAGTTGTACATCGAAGCATGGCGTACAGGTTGTAAAGGATTTACGATCTACAGAGAAGGTTCTAGAACTGGTGTGATCGTTCAAAGCGGTCAAGAAGCAAATTCAGACGCTGGTAAGATCGTTGATAATCATGCGCCAAAGCGACCTGAGCTGCTTGACTGCGACGTGCACAGGCAGAATATTCGTGTAACGCTCGACGATGGTACGAAGCAGACGCAGCAGTGGACTGTTCTTATCGGTTTGTTGGAAGGAAGACCGTACGAAATTTTCTGCGGTTTGTCTGAAAATGTTATCTTGCCAAAGAGGTATGCAAGCTGCAAGATACAGAAAAATAAATCTAAGTCATCCTCGAGGTACGATCTTATCATGGACATGGATGCTTCCGGTGATCCAGATAAAACGATCAGGATACGAAATATCGTGGAACATTTCAACGATCCAACTGGAGGAGCATTTACACGCGTTGTATCAATGTCGCTTAGACACGGTGTACCTGTGCAGTTCATAGTTGAACAGCTACAGCGTGATGATAACGGCGATATGCATTCATTTTCAAGAGCGCTAAGCAGAGTGCTTAAGAAGTACATCGCCGATGGTACAAAGCCATCGTCAATGAAGAAATGCGAAGGTTGCGGTTCAACAGAACTTTTCTATTCACAGGGCTGTGTTAGCTGTAAGCACTGTTCTTGGTCTAAGTGCGGATAAAAAATGGCAGTATATGAAGCAACAAAGATGTACGATGGTCTCTACCAGGGCGGTACACCGCCCGGTGGTAGAATACTCTCTGATGCGGGCGTTGATACACTTGTGCTCGCTGCGAAAGAAAACGCCGATGCATCGATATACAGTGGTGTAAAGATCATTCTTGCGCCCGGTGAAGATACGACGATCGCTAAAGACCTTAAAAACTACGTCCAGATGTGGGAATCTGCCGCTGAACTTGTTGCGCAAGAAGTTGAAAGTGGCAAGAACGTTCTTGTTACATGCATATCTGGCTACAACAGATCTGGAATAATCGTATGTATGACATTGTGTAAGCTGACTGGAATGACAGGCAAGCAAGCCGTGGAACACGTTCAGTCTAGACGTCGCAGCGCAATGTGTAATGATCTATTCGTGGAGTATATCGTTGAAAAATACAAATGAGTTGTACGATAATAAAATAGAGCTTGTTGGCACTTACGGCGGTGATGAAACACACGCGTTGTCAGCGTGGACATCAACGTCGAGAGAGCTAACTGATGATAAACGTGGACGTGTAGGTCAGCTGCTTACGATGCTTGCTAGCAATGGTCACGAAACGCCTTTCGAAAAAAGCTCGATTCATTTTATCGTGACGACAGACATAGCAACGCATATTCATATACTGAAGCATCGCATAGGCGTTTCAGTCAACACAGAGTCAGCACGTTATAAAGAGCTGAAGGATGATAAATTCTATGTTCCATCAGACTGGAGCGAAGAAGAACAGTTGCTGTATATCTCGCATATGGAAGAGTCGTTGAGCAGATATCACAGCTGTCTCGATAGACTAGTTGCGTCTGGCATCTCCCGTAAGAGAGCAAAAGAGTCAGCAAGATTTTATCTACCGTACGGTAATCAAATAAAAGCTGATGTGATGTTCAATTTTCGTAGTTTTGTGCATTTTGTGAAGTTGCGTTACTCAGTACACGCGCAGTACGAAGTACGTGAGCTTGCAAGAAAGATGATAGAGCAACTTGTTGCAAACGGTAATTTTAGACTATCGTTGGAGGCTTTTGCTCTTATTAACTCAAATGGTTGTATTGCTGAACCTTTCAAGTTAAATTGGAAATTATGAAGAAAGAATATAGATTTTCAACGAAGCTTATTATGCGAATTGTGCAGCTTTTGCAAGAAGCTATGATGACAGGAACAGATGTTACAGAGCTTATGATGGCAATTCGTGTTGAAATAGCAGACAACGATGAAGAAGTCGTGCAAACGGCTGAATATGATAAGATGGTTGTCGCTCATCTTGAGCATCTTCTAGCAGAAGCTAAGAGACTTAGCGGTGATAAGAATGCATGAAGCAGCGGTGAAAGATAAGCTTGATGTGATGATGGAGCAGCAACGGGAATTTATGTTCTTGCTGCAGAAGAAACGCGGATTTCCAAATTTTCCAGTTGATCTATCATCAAAAGATGGTCAAAGATTTTTGAAGGAAATCTCTTATGAGACAGTTGGGGAACTATTCGAAGCGATACAGCATCTTCGTAACTCGAAGAGACATCGTCTGACAGATACGAATGAGATAGATCACGGGCTGTATCTTGAAGAGCTTGTTGATGTACTTCATTATTATTTTGAAATTGTTATTGCGTCTGGTATAAGCGCTGAAGAGCTATACGATGCGTATATCAACAAGGGCAAAGTAAATGTGAAAAGAATAGAACAGGGCTATTTACTTTTTTCGTTGAATGCATAAATACAAGTTTCGAGGTAACAGGAAATGATGCTAGAGAAAATTCTTAATAACATGAATGGTATTCTTGATGACAGTGACTATGTTGTCTCGCCAAACACAATAACGTTTGATCGACAAAAACTTCAAAAGTATAATGTGTTTCCGTACCCGTACATTCCGTACGATGATAGAATCTACCCGCAAACGACGGGACAGTTGATGATTACGTCATTTATTGACGAATATACACAGTCATGCTTTAAAGAGCGAGACGGCGGCTATGTGCTTGAACATGAAATTGCTGGAGCGCAAAAAGATAGCATTGAGCTAAGCGTTGAAACACAAAAGCAAAAAAGATATCTCAATATCGCATGCAAGCAGAAGCAGAAGAAAGATAAAAGCACTTGTGTGCTTCTTCTTCCAGAAGATATTGATGTAAAATCATTCAGCGCAACTTACGAAGACGGACTACTAGTTGTTCGAGTGAATAAAAAGCTAGAAAAGTCAATAAAGATTGAAGTTAAATTAAATGTGTGCAATGCACCATGTAAATGAAGTATTATTAATACATGAAGATAGCATGGTGCACCGATGTTCACCTCGATAGTGCCCGTGACTGCGCACTTAAGCTGGCGTCTCGCATATCGTGTGAAGACGCTGATGCTGTGTTGCTCACGGGCGATATCTCAAACTCGATAGACTTCGCTAGTCATCTAACGCAACTACAGCAGCTGACATTGCTGCCGATTTATTACGTTGCTGGCAACCACGACTACTACGGTGGCAGCATCAAACAGATGCGTAAAAAAGTTTTTCCTGCGTTGTCGAAGCTGGAAGATCTTGTTTATCTAACGCAGTCTACGCCAATACGTTTTGGTGATGTTGCGCTTGTTGGATGCGACGGCTGGTACGATACGTTGGCTGGTAACTACAACGCAGCTAACTTTGTCATGAACGACTGGCGTTCAATAGAAGAATTCATGATGACGACAGGCGGTGTGCTGTCGCCGCAGATTCTTAACACAATGAAAGATGTTGTCGCTCGATGCGCGAAGCAAATAGCGCGTGATGATAACAATGCGCTTATCAATAAAATTGATACAGCGCTTGCTGATGGTGCGAAAAAAATCATCATCGCTACGCATGTGCCGCCTTACGTTGATGCTTGTATGTACAGAGGAACGAAGTCAGGTACTGGATTTCTTCCATGGTACTGTAATGCTTCGCTTGGCGCTCTCATATCCGAACGTGCCGAAGAACACGAAAATGTTCTGTTCGAGATATACAGCGGTCATACGCATGGTCGATGCAGGCATCTTGAAATGAAGAATGTACTTGTGAACGTTGGTGACGCTGACTACGGTGATCCAAAAGTGCAGTTTGTGTTTGAGATATTACGCGCAAATTTGATCATGTCGATCGATAAAATGACCTTCATCGTTTTGTTGTTTCTTCCTTGGGCGATGACTGTGGTTGTACTTTTGACTACGTGCGTACAATCGAAGTTCAAAAGTAAAGACGATGATGCAAAGGGGTTTCCGGAAACGTGCAGAGAAACGTACAGAACATCTGAAAAACGTGACCTCGAAGCGCAGCGCAACAATTTGTTGCCGATCAACAAATACCGAATGCGATGCACGGAAGACGGATATACGCACAAATTCACATGCAAGTTTTGCGGTCTTGAAACGATTTTCGTCATAAAGAAAAACATGATCGTAAAGAAATGCGAACTGCACCCGTTCGAACACTTCACGATTTCATGCTTCAGCTGCGGAAAGCAATTCTGCTTTGCTCCCGCCGAGGTTAAAAATGAAAGTCTGGCTTGATGATAAGTGCAACGAAGACTGCGATCGTAGAACACCGGCTGGATGGATCGGCTGCGAAACTGCGCTGCAAGCTTGTAGACTGATCAAACGCGGTGATGTAACACACATCTCTTTCGATCACGATCTCGGTGAAAAGTCAGCAAGCGGTTATGTTGTCGCGTGTTACATAGAAAAGCTCGCTGCTCTTGGAAAGCTAAATGGATTTCCAGAGTGGGATGTTCACTCTTCGAATCCAACTGGATCTGCGTACATCAAACACGCGATGCGTTCTGCTGAGAGATTTTTTAACCGTCTGAGAAAAACTTGAAGCTCTGTTCGTTGAGCTCTTTGCTTGCTTGCGAAGTAACGACATGTCATAGCTGTCTACGTAATTCACGCTACGTAGACAGCTATGTTTGTTATGGCAGCAAGCAAAATATCATTGAGATGATATTCTGTGGAAGCTGCGATATAGTAATTCCACATAAACACTACAAATGTAATATGTGTCTTAGCAACGGTGTAGTTGTTGCTGACGAAAGCAAATAAAGATGAACGCTCCAAAAAAATTCGTTGGACTGCATGCGCATTCTGTTGGCTCGATGATGGACGGGCTTGGGTATCCAGACGAGCATCAGAACTTCGCTTTTGAGAATGGCATGGATGCGCTTGCACTTACAGATCATGGAAATATGAACATGTTTCCGCATGCGCATCAAAATTCAGTTGCCATGAACAAAGCGGGGAAGAAATTCAAATTTCTTCCCGGCGTTGAAGCGTACTATCATCCCGACTTGACTGAATGGCGTGCACACTACGAAGCGCATCTAGAAGAGATGCGAGAAAAGAAGAAAAAGTCAGATGAAGATGACGGCAGCACAATAGAGAACGAAGAAGAGACAAAAGATGCAAGCAAGTGGTTCAATCCTGTAAAGCGTCGACATCATCTTGTGCTGCTAGCGAAGTCGTCTGAAGGACTGAAGAATATTTTTAAGCTTGTTTCGCTGTCTAACAAGCGAGGGTTCTATAAGTTTCCTCGCATTGACAGAGCAATGCTTAAAGAATATGGAAAAGACGTAATAGTAAGTTCAGCTTGCATCGGTGGACCTTTTGCGTACGATACTTTCTATTCGCTCTCAGATCTAGATAAGAGTCAGCTTAACTGGAAAGTGCTAGATGATCCAACGAAGATGGAAAAAGTTCTTCGTGCGATCGGTAATACGCACGATCAGCTTGTAGACGCTGTTGGCGCTGAGAACGTATTTCACGAGATTCAGTTCAACAAACTCGAAGAACAGCATCTCGTTAACAGAGCTTTGCTTGAATTTTGCAAACGTAATGGTCTAAGCCCAATCGCGACAGCAGACTCACACTACTGCAGACCTGAGCTGTGGAGAGAGCGTGAGCTTTACAAACGTCTTGGACGGCTTAACTACGAGCAGATAGATCCGTCAATGCTACCGCAAGATCAGTCTGCTCTCAAGTGCGAGCTTTATCCGAAGAACGCTGAGCAGATGTGGCGGTCTTATAAAGACTACTGCGATGGTATGTCGTTTTACGAAGATGATGTCATCTCAAAAGCGATAGAAGATACGTGGAGCATAGCTCATGAAATGATAGGAGATGTGCAACCAGATACAACGATGAAGTTGCCACGTTTTTTGGTGCCAGCTGGCATGGATCCGTTCGGTTATCTTGTCGAACTGTGCAAAGCTGGCATGAAGAAACGCAAGATACAAGACAAGCCTGAGTACATCGATAGGCTTAAGACAGAACTAAAGATGATTCGCGAGAAAGACTTCTCACTTTACTTCATTACGATGAAGTCGATCATCGATATTGCAGACGGCGTTGGACTCGTTGGACCAGGGCGTGGATCTGGTTGTGGTTCACTTGTGAACTACATACTTGGAATAACGCAGCTTGATCCACTGAAGCATAATCTACTGTTCAGCAGATTCATTAGTGCATCTCGTAAGGATCCACCAGACGTTGACACAGACGTTTCAAACAGAGAAACGTTGATCGAGATGATGCGTGAGCAGTTTGGTAACGAAAATGTTTATCCGATTGTCAACTACAACACGCTGCAGCTTAAGTCTCTGGTGAAAGACATCTCACGATTTTACGGGATTGACTTTGCTGAAGTTAACGAAGCAACACGTTTTCTTGACGAAGAAGTCAGACCGAAGGCTATGCCAGACGGCGAAAACAAGTCGCTCTTCATGCTAAAGTTCGACGACTGCATGAAGTATAGCGATAAGTTTCGTACCTTTATCGAAAAGTACCCGCAGATTGAGTCGCCTACGAGAATCTTGTACAGGCAGCTACGTAGCATCGGTAAGCATGCTGGCGGTGTGATTGTAACTGAAGATGCTGACAGAGCGATGCCGATCATAGCTGCTCAAGGCGAGCTGCGTACGCCGTGGACAGAGGGCATGAATAGAAAAGATCTCGAGGTCTACGGGCTCATTAAGTTCGATCTTCTTGGTCTTGAAACGTTGCGTATCATTGAGCGTGCAGTTGAACTCATATTGAAACGTCGTCATGGGTACGTTCATGTTTCATGGCCGAACGTCAAAAAGTGGATCGAAGAAACGTTGCATCCAGACGTGAATGCGATGGACGATCAGCATGTTTACGAAAACGTGTTTCACAACGGTAACTTCGCTGGCATATTTCAATTTACAGCGAAGCATACGCAGCGTTTCATCATGAACTTCAAGCCGCGTAGCATATATGACCTATCTGTTGCAACGTCGATCTACAGGCCCGGTCCGCTCGCGGCTGATGTTGATAAGAAGTACATCGAGGCAAAGAACGCTGCTGAAGCTGGCTTTGTCAAGAAGTACGATCATCCTGCGATAGAAAAAGTACTCGGTAAAACGTATGGTTTCTGCATATTTCAAGAGCAGCTCATGCAGCTAGCAGCTGAGCTATCAGGCATGAACGAAGATGACTGCGATAAGCTTCGCAAGAATATTTTGAAGCGCAGCGTTTCTGGTCAAAGTGGACAAAAGTCGGCAATTCAGATCCTCGAAGAGAAGTTTATCACTGGTGCTGTTGCGAATGGTCTCGCTGAAGACAAGGCACGTAGACTCTTCGATGACTTGGCGGCGTTCGCAAGCTACGCGTTCAACTCATCGCATGCAGTCGCGTACTCAGTTGACTCGTATATGTGCGCGTATCTACTGACGTACTACGCGCCCGAGTGGCTGTGCGCGTACGCAGAAACAATGCTTGGAGATCCAGAGTCACGCATCGTAGCAATGAACGAGATACGTTCGCTTGGCTACAAGATCGGTAGTGTTGATATCAACGAGTCTACAGCAGAGTGGAGCGTGAGCTCACACGACGAAAAGCTACTTATTCCATCGTTTAAAACAGTAAAGGGTGTCGGCTCAGCAGCTATCGAAGAGATACTGGAAAATCGACCCTATAACTCTCTTTTTGAGTTGCTGTGGAACGATGATGGTACATGGAAACACAGCAAGTTCAACAAAAGAGTGTTCGAGAATTTGATCAAAGTTGGCGCTTTTGAGTCAATGAAAATTGTTGATAGTAGCGATCCGTGCGCATTCAAGTCGTACGCTTCTATGCATAGCATCATAATCGGTAACTACGATAAGCTAAAAAAGAAGAATGGTAAGAACATGCTCGTCGATTTGATGGTAAGTCAGTCTGATGAAGACTGGAGCATTCCAGAAAAAATCGAGCATATGACAGAGCTACTTGGGAAGTTCGATACAAATCAGCTTATACCATCGCATATCCAAGAGAGACTGGAACAACGTGGTATACTGTCTATCGATGATTTGCAGATTGGTGAGACAAGGCTATGCTGGTTTCTGACGACAGAAGTACGTGTAAAAAAGACAAAAACAGGTAAAGATTTTGCTGTTATTGATGGGTTGGGTTATGCAGGAATTGTTCAAAGATTTTTCTGTTGGGGACTAAAGCCAACAGAGACCATAACAGTTGGCTCAATCTATATCGCAGAACTTGCAAGAGATGAAAGAGGCATCAGCACATCAGCGTACAAAACAAGACGACTTGTGTTAAAATGCTACGGGAGCGCACGACGATGTCAAAAAGAAATAAAACGAATTACGAGAATGACTGTTTGTTGCTTGATACAGCGTGGAGACCGCTACGATTTGTATCGTACCAGAGAGCTATAAGCTTGCATAGACGTGGTGTCGTTGACTTGATAGACACATGGCCGTCTAAAGGTTCGAAGCACGTTTTGCCAGCTGTCTTGCGCCTAAGAGAAGACAGAAGCAGATTCATGCCGTCAAGACTACAGTTCAGTAAAAATGTTATTTTCAACAGAGACAAGTGGAGATGCGCTTACTGTGGTGATCCAGTGAATAGTAAGTCAGCTACAATTGACCATATAAAACCTCGTTCGCTTGGCGGGGAAAATTCATGGCTGAACTGTATTACTTCTTGCCTGCCATGCAATGCGAAGAAAGGGGCAAGCACACTCGAAGAATCAGGTCTCACGATGAAGTTCGCGAAGCCAAAGATTCCTGATCGTTATCATTTCATAAGCAAATACGTGCGTAGATCAGATGTGCATGGATGGCACGAGTCATGGTCGAGTTACATAACAGATGTATAGTTATGTAACGTGAGAATTAGGAAATCTGAACTAAAAAAACTTCTGTCTGAAGCTGTCAAAGCTCCAGATGATCCAACGAAGTACGACTATTTCAATGCTGCACGTGACATTTATGAGATGTACGGACGCAGAACGCTCGACCGTGGCTGGGAGTCAGCTGCGGTCGTTCAGTATGTTAAAGCACGTAAAAGCTTTGGAATGGAATGGGATCGTAAAAAGTTGTATGCTGAAGTTGTAAAGCACGCAGATGAAATGGAACAGAGGAGAATAGAACTTGAGAAAAATAACTTCCTCTTCATCTAAGCATCGTAAGCTTGATGAAGCTACGTTTGTTCTTTTGCTTGGACAAACGAACTACGCGCTTATTTTTGAAAATATGTGCGAAAAGCTTGGTGGCTCAAAGTCGTGCGAGCTTGCCGTTCTTGCTGCGTGTGCACGTGCTCTTGCTATGATACTGCAGACGTGTCATTGGCAGACGATGGGTCAACAGTTTTACGCAGATCATGAACTATTCTCACGGTTGTATGGTACGGCAGACGGTAATGTTGACGTTCTCGCAGAAAAAGCTGTTGGCACCAGCGGCGACTCTTCGATCGTGAGTTGCGTAACTCACGCTGAACTAGTGCAAGACGCGTTTGAAGTAATGTGCGATGGCGCTTCGGCAACAGGTGCGTCAGCAGAGCAGCTTGCGTCAATGGCACTCAAAGCTGAGGTTACGTTCATGGCATTTTGTGCATCAGCAGCAGACTGCATGAAAGAAAGCGGTACTTTGACGCGTGGTGTTGACAATATGCTTGCTGGCATAGAAGATGAGCATGAGTCAAGCTGCTATCTTCTGCAGCAAAGACTAAAGAAGTCTGCGCTTGTTTTATCTTTTGTAGCAATATTTCAATTTATGTAATTTTGTTTTTATGGCAAAGTTGCATAAGCTGTCAAAAGACACTACTGAATTTATGCTTGAGCTGTCACGAGAAGAGGCAGCTCAAGCAATTGCTTGTCTTGTAAAACAACTAGCAGACGTTGGAGATGGAGCCTGTCCAACTTTTGTGTCTGCGTCTTCTGGTCATGACGATATTGTACATTGTCGTTTCAACATAGTTGTTGGTAAAAAATTAATTTGTTGCAATTCTACAAGTTGTAACATAGCCATAAAATTCATATAATTCATCATATGAAAATCATTGTAACTGGCTGCGCCGGTTTGATCGGTAGCTGGTTGTGCGATGCTCTTCTCGAGCTTGGGCACAACGTAGTCGGAATAGACAATCTATCAAGTGGTTATGCTGATAACATTCCAGTTCATAAGAACTTTCAATTTGTTAATCGTAGCCTTGAAGACTATACAAAACTTGTTGACTGCTTTGTTGGCGTTGACTTTGTTTATCATGCTGCAGCGGCTGCGTACGAAGGTTATTCTGTGTTCGCGCCAACCGCAATAACACAGAACATAGTTGGCTCGTCTACGGCTGTTATCACAGCTGCTGCTAATGCTCGCGTAAAGCGAGTTGTTAATATGTCTTCAATGGCGCGTTACGGTCATGGTACGCTACCGTACAGAGAGTCAAGCGTACCATCACCCGTTGATCCATACGGGCAAGCAAAGCTGTTCGCTGAGCAGCAGATGAATCTCGTTGGCAAACTACACGATGTAGAAGTGTGCCACGTTGTACCGCACAATGTTAATGGACCAAGGCAAAGATACGATGATCCGTTCAGAAATGTTATGAGCATCATGGCTAACATGATGCTTCAAGGACGTCAACCGATTATCTACGGTGACGGTCAGCAAGCACGTGGATTCTGCGATGTAAGAGATAACATTCAAACGCTTGTGATGCTGCTTGATGCTAGGATCGAGCACGGCGAGGTATTCAACATTGGTCCAGATGATCCAAAAGAATTTGTTACTGTGAATCGTCTAGCATCTATGATAGCAGACAGTGTAGGATTCAAGTCACTTGATCCACTGTACATAGAGCCAAGACCGACAGAAGTAAAGCTTAGTATGTGCAGCAGCGATAAAATCAAGCAACGTTTCAATTTCAAACAAACGATTTCTCTAGAAGAGAATATTAATTCAGTAGTTGCTTACATTCGTAAGCGTGGTACACGTAACTTTGTTTATCATACGCCGATAGAAGTTTATAACTCACCGCTGAATATACCAAGAAGCTGGAAGGAGCGACTATTTTGAAAATTGGAATTAGTTACTGGGGATACCTTGAAAAGTGGGAAGACGCAAAAGCTTCTGCTACACCAGATGGTCACAGATTTGGTCGACCACTTATGGTTGATGAGCTGATCGCGCGTGGTCATGAAGTAATTGCTCTTCAACAAAGACGTGAAGAAACGCCATACCCTGGTGTTACGTATAGCAATGATCTTCCAGAAATAGATGCGTTGCTCGTCGAGTGGCGATGGATTACACATAAAAATTCTGTATACGGAGATGTTCTACTCGGCGACGAACCAGACTATCTACGACAGAAAGAGCTGCTTGAACATTACTGCGGCAACATACCAGTCGTCATCTGGGATATGGACATGAAGATGACGATCGAAGACGAAAAAATACTTAATAAGTACGATAACATTACGATATTCGATCCATGCATTAGTCCACGTACAGTTGCTGGAATGACAAGAATACCGTACCCTTTCTTTTTCAAGCCTGGGAAAAAGTTTAGCTGGTGCAAGCATCCAGGTTATTCGTACACGTATGGATACGTTGGAAATAACTACGAACGTGCACTACAGTTTGAAAAGTACTACGCGTTTCCAGCCGGATCGCTCAGATCGATAGGAATTCAAACGCGTGTTAACGGAAATTGGCTGCAACGTTCAAAAGAGAGATTTGATCCAAGTTTGCTGATCCAGTCGTACCCGAACGTTATGTTTGGTGATAGACTTGACTTTAAGCAGTCGATGAATTTCTTGTCATCTTGCATATGTACGACGCATATTGCAAAAGATGAGTACTCAAAGCACGGATTCGTTACAGCACGTTACATGGAAGCAATTGCAGCGAATGTACCAGCAATAGTTCCTCATGAGTTTGCTTACAGCGAAATACTCGGTGCGTCAAGCGTTGCTGACTCAACATCAGATCTGATCAAGAAAGTTCGTGTCCATAGCGAACAGATGATATGGAGATCTGAAGTTGTTGAGGCGCAAGAATATGAGCTGTTGAAGTTTGGTAACGCCCATGGGCTTACTTTCGATGTTGTAAGTGCTGTTGATCAATTTTTGGATGTGCTATGAAACAAAAAGTTATTCTATTCGAAGGCCCAGATCGATGTGGCAAAACAGAGATCTCAAAGGAACTATCACGAATAACTGGTGTACCGTACTTCAAGAATGAAGCAGAAAAAATCCACTTTAGAAATATGGGTGGAACTGACTTTGCGACTTCAACAAAATTCGTTGAACCATACTTCGCAAGCTATCTCGTACAAACACGTGCATCTGTTATAATGGATAGATGTTACCCGTCCGAATATGCGTACTCTTCAGTGTTTAGTCGTAACACAGATATAGAGCTACTTCGCAGAGTAGATGAAGTCTACGCTCAGCTTGATGCACGCATCATCATATGCAAGAGATCGTCTTACATCGGTATGTCAGACGATCAGTTCGATGTGATCGACGAGTACGTTATGCGTAATATCGATGATGCATACGAATACTTTGCTAAGCATTTCACGAAATGCAAAGTAGCATTCGTAAATGTAGACGATGAAAATCTTAGAAACGAGATATCACAAATAAGAACTCAGTTCCCTGATATATTCGAATGAAAACAATGAAAAAGAAAATACTTCTAACTGGCGGCTGCGGGTTTATCGGTAGCAACATTTACAACAAGCTAAGCAGCGAATACGATATCACTGTAGTAGATAATCTTTCTGCTGGTGTGAGAGAATTCATACCTGTAAATTCTGATGTACGAGTTGCTGACTTTTCTGATACATCGGTTGTGCAAGACGTTGAGAACTCAAAATATGCGTTGATCTGTCATCAAGCTGCAGTACCGCGTGTTGAGTACAGCGTTCAGCATCCATATGAGTCGCACGAAGAAAACGTTAATAAGTCTTTGATTCTATTTCACGCAGCTGCAAAAAGCAAAACTCCTGTTGTTTTTGCAAGCTCAAGCGCAGTTTATGGTGATGCGTTGCAGATTCCAACGCAAGAAGACTGTCATAAGCTACAAAATAGCCCGTACGGGCTTCATAAGTACGTTTGCGAACAGTACCTTGAGCTGTATTCACGACTTTACGGGCTTTATTCAATTTCATTGCGATATTTTAACGTTTATGGACCAAATCAGCTAGGCAACTCAGCGTACTCGACAGCGATATCTTCATGGCTTCATAGAGTGAAGAGAGATCAGTCGTGCAGAATGGACGGTACGGGAGAGCAAAGACGAGATATGGTTTTCGTTGAAGACGTTGTACAAGCTAATGCTATAGCGATCAAAAGACTGCTAACAGCAAGATCACATGCGTGGTCTCCGATAGCTGAGAACTACAATGTCGGAACTGGGACAGATGTTTCGAATAACGAAATTATGACCGAACTTTGCGCACTTCGCAGCAACGTAAAGATGCACGTTGCGCCAAAACGTCCTGGCGATGTTGAACGTACATGCGCTTCTATCGATAAGATCAAACTGATCGGTTATAAGCCGACAGTAGCGTTGAAGGATGGCTTGAAACTTACGTATGACTGGGCAATGAAGTCGGAGCTGTTTTGATGAAAACGTATAATAGTTTTACAGCAGCATACGGTGCACTTGCAAATGAGTTGCTACGTGACGGTGCAGAAACATGTCCAAGAGGGCAGAAAACGAAAGAGTTGATTTTCAAATCGTTCTGTATTGAAAATCCGCTTGATAGACTGCCACGTTTCAAGTCAAGAAATCTATCGCCTTCTTACTTGGCGGCAGAATTTACTTGGTACGCCGCTGGATGCTATTCAACTAAGTGGATAAGCGACTACGCGAAGTTCTGGTCTGGCATCTCGAATGGCAACGATATCGCAGAGTCGGCTTACGGTGCAAGAATATACGGTATTCATCCTTCGCTTAAAGCTGGTGTAGATCAGTGGAAGTACGTTGTTGAAGAACTGATGAAGGATCCAGACAGCAGACGAGCTGTTATTCATATTCGTACAATGAATGATTCTCTCGTCGAGTCGAAAGATGTTCCTTGCACGCTTAGTTTGCACTTCATGATAAGAAACGGTGCGCTTGACTTGATGGTGCACATGAGATCGTCTGATATTATTCTTGGACTTGTCTACGATGTGCCAGCGTTTACTCTGTTTCAAGAAGCAATGGCAAACGAGCTTAATGTTGGTGTTGGACAGTATTACCACATTAGCGATAGCTTGCATGTTTACGAGAAACACTACGGTATGCTAGCTCGTATTGCAGAAGAATTTCCGCCGTTGAATTTTCCAATGCGTTCGATGAAAGATCTTAATCTCGGTTCTGGTAGAACGTTGTGGAACGAATTTTTTATTGATGCATCGAATTTGGTATTCGCGGGACGTGAACGTATGATGAAGTTCGCGAAGCGATGGGAAAATACGTGTTGTTACAACTTCGCAGTTCAGCTCGTACTGCGTCATGCAAAAGAAATCGATGCGTACACTGATATTAAACGTGAACTTACTTCATCGTCTCATTATGATAATGCATGGGAATACTTCTTGGAGTGAAATAATGATTAGACCGTTTTTCAAGCTTTATGTTGGTCCAATGGCAAGCGGAAAAACGACACGCTTGCTTGAAGACGCAAAAAGAAGTGTTATAGCAAAAAAGCGTGTGATGCTCTTCAAGCCAAAGATCGACGATAGGTACAGCAACGTACATGAGATTGTAACACATGACGGAAAGCGACTGCTTGCTACACCAGTTACAAGTGGTAACGATATTTTGCATTCAATCATAAATGAAACGTCTGTACCTCAGCATATTGCTGTTGATGAAGCGTTTATGATTGAAGATATTGGAGAAGCGCTTGTATCGCTTTATAGAACAGGCGTATCTATCTCTGTAGCTTCGTTGGACATGACAGCTAGTTGTAAGCAGTTTCAAAGAATAACTTCATTGTATCAGTGGGCAACAGAAGTTGTTAAGTGTACAGCTGTCTGCGTATCTTGCGGAGATGAAGCGCACTACACGTATAAGAAGCTTGATGATAACGAAGACATCAAAGTTGGTGGGCTCGACATTTACGAGTCGCGCTGCTATAAATGTCATCCAAAGGTTAGGCTCTGATGTATTTAGATACGATATGAAACTTAGTGAATCTGCGCAACGCAAAATAATTAACATTATTGCTGCAGCGAAAGGTGAAGCGTCGAAAGAAGCTGTAACGACGGAAGCCTACGCTTTGCAGCAACAAACGTTTAAGCAGACAACAGAATTCGTTTCGCAGAAAACGAAGGATGCGCATACGCGACTGTACAAAGGGTACATAGACGCGCTTAACAAAACGTCTGCTGAGCTGGATACAGCAACGAAAGTAGAAGCTAACCCGAATAGATACGACTTTCGTTCTTTGAAGCTAGATGAAGCGCGCAATGCGAATGCAGTCTACCTTCATGAACTTTACTTTGAAAATTGCTTCGATCCACGTAGCGAAATACACGTTGATACGAAAGCGTACATGAGGCTCGAGAGAGACTTCGGTGACTTTTCAAAGTGGCAAGCTGATCTTCTAGCGTGTGCCCTATCAGCAAGAGAAGGTTGGGTCGTAACTGGATACAGCGTACCGTTGAAACGTTACGTCAACGTGATAATTGACGAGCATTCGTACGGTGTTATGGTAGGGCTTATACCAGTTGTTGTTATCGATATGTGGTCGCATGCTTACTACAAAGACTACCTAGACGATAAAAAGTCTTACGTAGTTGCTCAAATGAAAGAGCTAAACTGGAAAGTGATCGAATCACGATTTGAACGCACTGAGACGATCGCGAGGGTAATGCGATGAAGATGCGACTAAGCGAACTACGCAGAAGAATCGTGCTCTCTCTGCTTGCTGAAGCAGATCAAGACCCGCTTGCTGGGCTTGGTGCTCCTTCGCAGCCAACAGGAGGCGCTGCTCCACCAGCTGGTGAACCTCCGAAGCCACCTACAGATGGTACAGAAAAATCAGAAGATGATGGTGATAAAGAAGATGATAAGAAAAAAGAAAAAAAGTCTTCATCACCAGGTGACTCGCTTGACTCGCAAGTTGACTCGTACTTTACAAAAGCTGAAACGAATGCGCTCACTGAAGATGGAGACGACTCTGAACAGACGTTCGATGTTGAGTCATTCGCAAGTGATGTTATACGTCTCATAGAGAATCACGAAGGTCTGCTTGAGTACAGAAACACGCTTCACAGAAGAGCGCTGAAGCGACTTGAAAATTACAGCGCTGAAATACGCGATTCTTTTCAAGCGACAATGAAGAATCATGGGTACAAGATCGGTGTTTCGCGCGCTGAACGCGATGCTTCGTTCACAGCACCGAATGCAGATAGAGCGGGCGAGTCTGGAGAAGCTTGAAGCTCAAAAATAGAATGAAGCTCAAAAATAGAATATGGTCAAATCTTTATCTAAAACATGTTGATGCAGGCGACACAACAATATTTGTGCCAACAGATCTTTTGTGTCGCGGGAGAGATGCAGCCAAGTTGCATCGTATGAGTCTAGAAAAAATTGTTGCTGTATTCATCGATAAATTTTGTTCTGGTGATGAAGCAGCGGTTTCGCTTATACACAGAGGTGAAAAATCATTTCAAGAAATAGAAGCGCAACGTATTCTTGATCAAATGACTGTGTCTGAGCAGCGCAAAGAAAAACAAGTAGAAAAAAATGAAAATGGCATAAACATCGACGAGATTTATGAGAAAATCTTGTCTGATGATAAGAGCTTACATAAAGAAAATAATAGCGCGTCTTGTTACAGAATCGATACAAGACTCTGATGAGATAAAACGTCTGTGGGCTGGTCTTGCAGACGTTTCTTTGCGTCAGCAGTCAGTGCTGTCTGGCATCGATGATGTCAATAGAAAACTTACAAGAATATCAAATTCGTTGGATAACAGAAGAAAGTTATGATCGAAAAAATTAAAAAAGCATTTGCATGGATCGGTTGGGGATTTGCGATCATCGGTGCAGTTATCGCATGGGTATTTTTTGGTCGTCAACATTCGTTGTCTCAGCAGATAGAACTTCTTAGCGAAGAAAGAAAGATACGTCAACGCGAGATAGACGAGACAAAACGAGCGTATGAAGAAGAACAACGAAAGCGAGAGACGGCAGAACGAGAGTATCAAGATAAGCTTGCGCAGCTTGAGCAGCAGTATAAGATTTCGCTTGATGAACTAGAGAAACGAAAGCGCGATGAGATTGAAAAAATCATAAAAGAGTCAAATGACTCACCAGAAGAGCTTGCACGTAAGCTTGCTGATGTTATTGGCGCTGACTTTGAGGCGAAAAGATGAAAAAGCTTTGGACTGTTACAGTTATAGGAACGTTGTTTATAACGTCAGTATCTTATGCGCAGGACAAACCAGCAGTAACGTACTTGAAACAGGGAGATACTGCGCCGTGGCCAGGCACATTGCTGAATCAAGCCGCCGCAGCGACAATGATAGCTGACGCAACGTACCAGCAGAATAAAATGCAGCTTGCGCTAGAACAAGAACGTAAACGTCTGCAGCTTGAATATGAGAAAAATTTCATGCAGCGAGACGCAGAACACGAACGTGAAGTACGAATTTTGACAGCGACAAAAACAGCAGCTGAAGAACGTGCTATTGCGGCCGAAAGACTTGCTGTTGAAGCGTCGAAACCATCTGCGCTTTTTTACGTAACACACATAGCAGCAATCGCAGTTGGTGCTGGTATTGGTGCAGCGATAGTAGCGCTGATAGCTAAATAGTCTTATGGCTAACGAAAATAATGAGTCAAAAGAGATCACGCCAGCAGCAAGTTGGCTATGGATAAAAGACAGCGCTGGATACCCTAGCATCACTGTTACGTTTGTAACCATATCGTTTTGGGTAACAACACTTGCTTACATGCTAAGCATATTTGAAAAAATCGGTCCAGTGAACATAAGACAATTCGATTCAACAGCAGCAACAGCGTATTTTGTACCGCTGCTTGGGCTATATTTTGGTAGACGCTGGACTGATGCGCGTTTTGGTAATCCAAACGTTACAGCGACTCAAGAAAAATTAATGCTATTTAAGCGGGGACAGCAAAAATGGATAAGCAACTAGAAAAAGTCATTCGTTCACAAGTACGCAAGATAATCAGCAGAAAGCTTGCTGAAGCTGCAAACAAAAAGTCACAGAGACTAAACGAGATCGACGATACATACGCGCCAGGCGGTCGTTGGACACGTGAAGATGAGCTTGAAGATGATCAGGAAGACGCTGAGAGACGTCGTTACAGATCGCTTGAAGGCGGCAAAAAGCTTGAAGACGTTGCTGATGCGCTTGGCCTAACAGTTAGCGGCGTTAAGAGGATCGAATTCGTAACGCTTGAGAAGCTTAACAATCCGTATGTATTTCTTGGAATCACAGAAGAGCATATCGAGAAGATCAAAGACATACTTGATGAAGCATTTTTTGACTATCTGTCGATGCTTAAGTCAAGCGAAGATCCGCCAACTGACGATGAAATAAATTTTCTTATCGAAAATCAGTCTGAAGTTATGGCAACATCAGCTGCCTTCAATGATTTCTACATGCGCCAAGGCCCAAGCGAAGATGAAACGTGGGAAGAGCTTGCTGATCAGGTAGTAAAAGATGCAAAGTCTATTGGTCGTAAGAAGGCTGATATGCTTGGATACACAGCTTCTCCACGCGATATGTCAAGACTTAAGAGCGACATTGCACGTGGTGCTGTATTACAAATAGGAGTATAAAACGATGAGCTCTGTGAAAGTAGCTGCGCTGCAGTATAGGGATGAGAAGTCGCAAGATCAAATGAAGAAAAAGATCGCAGCGATGGTTCGTGCTGCTGCGCTTGGCGGCGCAAAGCTCATCGTTTTGCCAGAACGTTCGTTCAACGGTAGCAAGATCTCAACCATAGACGAAGCGATAGAACACGCGCAAACGAGCGATAGCAGCGAGCTGCAGTTCATATCTGAGCTTGCGCTAGACAACGCGTGCTATATCGCGTTTGGATACGTAGAGCTGAATGAGGGAGGTATATACGACTCAGCAGCTCTCGTTGATCCAGCGGGAAGTATTGTAGCAAAAACACGTAAACACAATCTTCATCGTAATGAGCATGTTTGGGCGATGCCTGGCGATGATCCTTCACCAGTTGCGATGACGCCGTTTGGTCGAGTTGGTTTGCTTATCTCTGGTGATAGCAGAAATCTTTACCGTGAATCGCATCCGTTCTACGGCAAACGAAATGTTCAATTCTATAAGAAGGGTTCTGTTGATATCGTTGCCGTACCATGTTCTGCAACTGGTAAAACAGCTGGTCCGCTAGATGAGTGGATACAACTCGCAGAAGAACTCGACGCTGCTGTTATCGTTGCAAATAGAATAGGAAACGTTAACGAAGGAGAAGACTGTTTTGGAAGCAGCACGATTATTGACAGAAGACTAAATGTTCAGTCAACGTCAGACTCATCACAGTCGATACTTCTTGTTAAAGTTTTACTAAATCCTCATCTGAGACGGGGAGTTAGATTAGAGATATTCGTAGTATTAACTTGCTTAGCGATGTGTATTTATGCATGCGCTATGAATTCAAATTTCAAGTTTCTTATCGAAAGCTATGTAAAACATCTTCTTGTGCTAGAAGCAACGCCAAAGCCAAAAGGATTTTTTGATCTACCGCCTGGTTTTACAGATCTTACACCGACAGATCTAAAGTACCTTGAAGATGATGAAGATAAGCTTGAGCGTAAGCATAGCATCAAACGCGGTGCTAGCCACGGGCACTACAGCAAAGTTGAAGACAACGCATTCGATGAAGAGATCGAAGAACTTCGTGCGATGCCTGAATTTGAGAGTTTCGAAAATTTTGTCAACTACAAGCTTGATAACGATGAAGAAGAGTTCAGCGCTGCTGAGCTCCAAGCGTTGGCAAGGAATTACCAGTCAGCTATAGCAGGACGTAATGTCGAAAAAGCGTCAACAACATTGACGAAAGACATCAAAGCAGAACTGCTTAAGATAGGATTCAAGTTCGTTGCACGCGAAAATGTGAAAGGCTTCAGAGGTTCGATGTCATCAGCGCACGGTAGCAGTCCATTCGCAGGAACTGGCGGCGGCGGATCTGGTTTTTCTTCTGGTGATCTAAAGCTTGGTGGCGGATCTGGTGCGATTGGTGGAAAACGTGCTTGGGGCACTGGCCCTGGTGACCTGACAATGGGCACAAAGAAAAAATAAAGGTAATTTTGTGATAAACGTAGCGGCGATAAAAGTAAATAAAAATCCTGTTAAGAAATTCCCAATTGCAGCAATGCAAAAGTGGGAAGTCAGCAATTCGATTATGTATCGAACATACGACTTCGCTGATCTTCAACTAAGAAATGAATTTATTGTTTCGCTGCTAACATTTGAACAACGCGATGCAACAGACATAGAAGTGACTTACGCAGGCAGAAGCGTATTCGTGAGAGTCGGAACATCAGCGCCAAGTGGAACGAAGCCAGAACAGTCAACTGTGACTGCAACGAATTATATCGATAAAGTTTACAAAGAAATTGTTACAATCAACGCTTATGAGATCGTTGACGAAAGACAATGAAGACGAAGTCTATCTAGCATCAGAAGAAATAGCAGATCAGATAGCTGACTACTCTGATCGTGAAACGGCGAAGCTAAGCGTTACAGCAAAGTTTCGACCGTTTCTTTCATTTAGCAACGAAGATATCGATGTAACTGTAAGCGTAGACTCATTTGACGCGTCTTCGATAAATACATCAAAGAAACTAGAATTCAGTTTCAGAATAAACAGTGTTGAGTCTGCTGTTGAAATTGTGAAATCATTTCTAAGCGGTAAGATGTTTAGCGTGCTGTTCGCGTACAATGAAGATAGCGTGATTTACGAATGTAACAGCTGTATACCTATTGATGCTGCATTGCATAGTATCGACGATAACGGCGCGACGATTGTAGTTAGTTTTAGAGGTTGATATGAGCGACGAAAAAGAAGATAATGAAACAGGCGGTTACTTTGATAAATTTGTTGACGCTGCAATAGCGAATGAAACATCAAAGAAGCTAACAGGAACGGTCTCTGAAGACGCTGAGCATCCTTACAAGCGTTACATGAGACTGCATCACGAGAGACCAGCTGGTAGAACTTACTACGGTGTCAAGAAATGAATGAGAAAATAAATGTTAATTCACTTTTTGCTTCTGTCATTAACGAAACAGTCGCAAAAAAGAAGTCATTGAGAGAAGCAGACGAACTACCAGTTCCAGCTCAGCCGCAGGCAGACGCTTCACAGCCACCAGCAAATGCAGCAGCGAATCAGCAGGCAGCTGGTCTTCCACCTGGCACTGACGTAAACGCTATGAACGACGCGATGAAACAACGCGTGATGGTGTCTGCACTTGCAGACGTAAATAACATCAGCATAGAGAACATTATCGCGAAGCTGAACGTTATACGAGCAGGCAAGTCGTTCAAAGACGATAAAGTAAAAGCTCAGCTGACGAAGTATATCAACGCGCTCTCTCCAATGGAAAAACTTGCGATGATTTCGTTCTTTAAGGGTATCGGTCAGATCGTCACTGGAGAGTTGCCCGGTGAACTCGCTATAGCACCAGGCAACATGCCAAAGCCTGGAATAACTTTTGCGTACGCAGAGAAAAAAGAAAATGATCAGCAGGGAGCAGGTGAACAGAAACCGCAAGTTAAACCAGCTGCTACATCATCGCAAAAAGAAAAGTCACCAGCACCTCTACCAATAACTCCAAAAATATGAGAATGAGGCTAAGCCAGCTAAAAGAAAATATAGCGAATGAATTTTTGCTGTATGAAGGTTTGCTTGATAAGCGTGTTAAAGAATTCGCAAAAATAAACGCGCTCATTGGCTTGTGGGACCTGTTTCACGAAAATGAAGATACACAAAAATTTCTTACGTCAGCGACTAAGATACTAAAGCCAGGTAGTAATAGAAAGATCGGTGCTACTGTAATACACGATGTTCTTAAAACTGCCAACGAAGAACAACGTGATGCGTTTAATGAGCTTGTTGCTTCGTATCTTTCATTTCATACAGATGTAAAGCTGTCAGATGGTACAACAATAGATACTTCTGATGCGTATAAGCTGGCATTTGATAGCGAATATGAAACTACGCAAGACTCTGTTGGACGAAACATAGCAGCGCTCCTAAAGAAGCGTCCATCGATACCTGCTGTTCTACAGCGACGTATCTCGATGATGTTTCCTGAGATGAGTGACTACGCGATTGTTAGCGCAGTTGAGAAAGAGCAGAAGTTTGATAAGTCGGCAACACGCAGTTACGGTTCACCCGTAACGTACGAGTCGTTCATCACATTGCACAATGATAACGAACTTGTCCCGTGGAATCGTGTACCGTACGTTGACGCTGACGGTAACGAGAAATACTACGATGCACGTTCGCTGCGCATATCGAAAGATGACGCTGACGGCGAGATGCTCGTCGCCGCACTTTTCAACGGTCAGAGATCAAGCTCTGATACATTTACGTACGATGTGCTGCTACCTGGCGGACAGAAGCTCGAAGTAAAAAGCATAACAAGAAGTAGCGGTCCAGTAATACGCGCAGGTGTGCATGGATCAAGCGAGTTTACTTCAACTGTGTACGTCGAGTATTCTAAGATATTCAACACGATAAAACGTTACGTTAGTGTCTACAGCTCGATACCACGTTCAGCAATAGCAAAGCTTCCAAATATAGAAAAAATCATAAAGATTTCAGAGTACGCAAAAAATTTCATTAGTCATTACGAAAAGACATTTAGCAGCGGAACCCTAACAGAGCCATTCATATCGAACATACACGGTATTATGCGCGCGATGTGGGAGCTTACAAAACTTTTTCCGTACAAGATGTTCGATGCAAGAACAACAGCGATAGAGACGCTACTCAACATAGATCCAGATATAGCGTATGAACTGCGTGAACTTGAAACAGCGAAACTCGTTAAACTTGCGAAGCTACTCGGTAGCAAGTCAGAATACACGTACGAAGATGGCATCGTAAGTCTAGCAGATGCAGTAGCAGCAGTTGGAACTGAGTACGCTGATCCAACATCGTATATAACAGAAATCAATGATAGACTCAATGTTGGTAATGCATTTGTTGGTTCAACGGCGCTCGTTGTCATTACAGAAGAAGGCTTCTATCTCTTTACGCACAACGCGATACAAACGTATCTAAAATTCTACGGTGTGTCGATGAATTTTAGACCAAAGTTTTATCTAGAAGTCTTATAATCTTGGTTGATGAAGCGAAAGCAAGAATTTTTTGAAAAGGGCATTATTTATACGATAGGGCTCATCGCATATAGCAAGAACAAGCTGCTTGTATGCCATAAAGCTGGTAGCGATGACTGGATCTACCCGCGCGACAAAAATGAGCTTAGCGATACGACTGAGACAGCTGTTGACGATATCTGCTATGAACTTTTTGGTAAAAAGTTTGCAGACGTCAAATGCAAAGGTATTTTGCCGATACCGTGGGTCATGAGAACAAAGCCAACACACCCAAATCGTATGTGCTGGTACTATGTAGTCGAGATAGATGACTACGAACCGCGTGAGACGAGGTACGGTTGGACTGAACTACGTGATATAGATGACTTGCCGAACATACAGTACCACATTAGAAATACTGTTGATCTGGTAAGATGCTATATGAACGGTGATGGCTACAAGCTTCCAGAATTTATTAGAGCAACCATACCAATGACAATGATGTCTATAGGAAGCGATATTACAGATCCAAAGACAGTAAGACGTGAGATGATGTACAGGCTACCAACTGTTGGCAGACGTTTTTTCTCGTGTTACGATCACACAAAGATAGATTCATACGAAACTTTTAACTACGTTGAGACAGAGATACTCAAAGAGTGGCAAAGAATCAGCGGCACAACTCTTATTTAAGTCTATGAAAAAATTGACTAACACTGAGCGTCGCCTGATACAAGAGTATGTACGACTCGTTTTGCTTGAAGACGAGGGCGGCGGAGGTGGTGGCGCTTCATTTGACTCTACGGGTGGAGTACACACTGGTCAAGGCTTCACATGGGGCAAAATTGATACTGACTTTAAACAGTCGGGAATCTATAAAGCATTCGTAAAACCGTTTGTCGATGTTATACAGACAGCAGCGGGTGAAGGGCAGAAAACGCTTGTACGCGCACGTGGCGCTGTCAAGACAGCATTCGAAGTTGTCAAAAGCGTTGTGCTACCGTTCTATTCGACGAAGTACAAGCAGATATTCGATGAACAAGATAAATTGCTTGATACGATAGAAAAAAAGTACGAAGATGTATACAGATCAACAGATAAGGCGCTTTGGGAAAATAATGACTTTATCTTCTTTGCGTTTATTAGCAATCCCACTGCTTTTGTTACAACTCAATTTTTTCGTAAAGCGCCTGGCGCTATCACTGGTATCATTGGGGCATTGTTGGGTGAAGAACCCAACATCGGCAAAATAACGAAATTTCTAGATGGAGTGTACGAGCATGAAGCTCCAAATGTCGTATCAAAGTACGCATCGCAGTATTTCAACAGACATGCTTGGATAGACGTGCATGACTCGCGTTCACGTAGCGGTGCAACGCTGCTTGAAGCAGACGATGCAACAGCGCAGAAAGTCGATAAAGTGCTTGCGTACGTTCAAAAAAAGATTTCAAGCTCAAAGCGCGCGCAGTCAATGATGTCAGACGCAACAGCTTTTATCGATAGAGACGTTGCTGCGTTGCTTCAGCCTGCACGTGAAGCAGCATCGATAAAAGATCTTTCAAAGTTCCCTCAGCTCAAGGCTGAAGCGGCGAAGCTACCGCAAGAAGTTCAACAAGAGTTTCTGCAAGTCTCGCTTCAGCAAATACGTGCTGCTGCTGTAAATGCTTGCGTGTCAGCTATCAAAAAAAGGCGTGAACAACTTGCCGGTGCTGGTGTAAATTCAAATCTACTTGCTAAGTACGACGCAGCTGTGCAAAATATAACATCAGGAGCGAAATAATGAAGAAGAAAAACGAAGATAAAGTTTTGAATGAGCCGAATGATGTCAAAGAGTTTGTTGAACGTTACACTGCACTTGAACAAGAGCTCGCTGAGCTCTCGGAGTCGCGGAAGGAACTCATCCAAGAGTTCTCTGATAAAATCGACATGAAAACTCTTAAAGCAGTAATGAGAGTTAAAAAGATAGTAGAGTCTGTTGATAACAAAAATACGTACGATGAATTTTACGCTTTGCTCGGTGATGAATTATGGCCACAAAAACATACGATTTGAAGTTGAGTCGTGATGAGCTTGAGCATCTGCGAGCGCTTATGGGCGTTACGATAGTCGTGTCGAATTCACAAGTATCAGATCCAGTAAGCAAACTCATGGATGCGAAGCAAGATTCAAAAATTTGGAACAAACTCGTAAAATTGTGCAAAGCGGCTAATGTTCCAATTGATGAAGCGCCAGATCACGCGATAAGCATGAGTCAGATGTACTCGATCAACATCGTAAAGTATAATAGCGATGCTGATGATGGAAGTGAATCAGAACAAGATGAATGACTACAACGTTGGACAGATACTGTATTTGCTGTCTGTTGGTAGCAAACTTGTGATAAAGGTTGTTGCCATAGTAGAGATTAACATTACTGTTGCGCTTGATGGTCAAAAGAAGCGTCATGTTTATGCAGAAATCAGCAAAGACGGTGTCATTTCGTCGAATAGAGAAGTTCTAGAAGAGCTGTCATCGAACTGTGTTATTTACACGTCAATACCACAAGTCGGAGACGAACTCCAGAAACGCATGAATAACGTTATCGATGCTTATATCGCTGAAATTGGTGATAGAACGGAGAAGTATCGACTACAGAATGTACAAAGTTCATATCAAAATGTGAATGAAGCCGAAATTCAGCATGTTGAACAACCGACTTATGTCATGCTTGATGACGGCACAAAAGCAAAGCTTGTTCTTAAAGGTCCCGCTGAAACGATGCTTGAGAACGTGAAGACAAACAAAAAATTAGTAGTAGCGTCGTAGATATTTACGGTACGAGGTGTATGAATGCCAGCTGTTACCGTAAAAGATATTGGATGGGGCTCTTATGGCGGCTACGAAGGTCCATATTACGCTGGAAATCATCTATCAAGAGTATCTTTGCCAGTAAAAGCAGATACTCTTGATAAGTATTTGCAAGTTGTAGCTGTCACTGAAGGTTCTAACTACGCTGCGATCAATATGTACGATCGCATGATAATATCTGTTGGCGCTATACAGTGGGGAGAAGCTATACAATGTAGCGTATCGAATATGCTCGGAGGTGTTGCTGTCGCTGTTGGAACAGACTGGCTAGAGTCAGAGCTACGTCCAGCACTTGATATGACTGGTGCTGTTTTCAAGAAGAATTCGACTGATCAATGGAGATTTTTTGTTGACGGTGTAGAGGTAAAAACTCTTGAACAGCAAAAACAGCTTTTTCTTGGATGCAGCGGAAGGACAGGAGCATGGACTCCAGAAGCAAAAGAGCGTGCAAAGACATGGGCTGCTTGTATCGCAAGCATCTTCTCAGATCAGAGAGCTCAAACAGTTCAGCGGGAATTCACAAAGAAACGACTGCTCAGTTTCGCTACGCAGTATGCGCAAGAACAGCTATTCACAGAACAGCGTAACGACGACTGGACGCTTGCTGTTAGAGCGATTTACATATCATTCGCAGCTAACATTCCAGCGACAGCGCACACGCAGCTAAAGCAGCACATAGACGGTTCGGCGTACACGAAGTGGAGCCAAGACTGGTGCATATCGTTGATCAAAAAGCTGACTTTTGGACCAGGCATTGGGATATACCCAAAACGTTACGATAAGCTTGCACCACTTGTTATGAAACTGTGGAATGTTACGATACCTGCGACAGCTGATGAACTACAAACATGGGAAGTTACGCCAGTAGATCAACCGACGCCAACGCCTGTAGTACCAGTGTACGTGGATGAGCCTGTTCCACCGCCACCGCCCGTGCCAGTTATCGTTGTACGTGAACTAACGTTGTTCGAACGTATAGTTGAATTCATACTATCATTTTTCAAGAGAACGAAATGAAATTTTACGAACCAAATGAGTCTCATGTCAAGCGAATAAAAAAAATGCTGAGCGGTGACGCTACAGTTAAGCTGTTTAAAATTACCTACCCAGTGCAAGCTGACGAGATGCTTGAAGATGTTATTAAAAAAACGTGGCATAATTTTGTTTCAATGCTCGGTCCAGAGCTGCAGTACTACATGCCAGGCTTTCCAGTAAACGAGTACATACAAATGTGCTACGAGCACGATAGCAAAGTCGACAGTCACGAATACAGCATATACATTGACTTTGCTGAAAGGACAGCAGAGTCAATCCTCTATTTCATGAGTACGTACTCTGATCAAAGCGAGATGCTACTAAATGAATTCGACACAACGTATCTGTTCTCAGATGAGTACGAAAAGCTCGTTAAGACCGCGAAGGGCTGGATTCTTAGCGTGTACAATGATATGCATCGTGAACATCATGATCATTATACGTTGGATAGCGTTGTAGCCTCATTCGTTATTAATAGTGTTACAGAAGAAAACGACAGTATTTTGACGAATATTTCTGTGCTCGCCCGTCAGTATACGAAGAACAACGATATTGAAGCCGGGTACATTATGCGCGAGCTACCGAAAAAAATTAGAAGTTATCTGATGAAGCTGTACGGCGCTGACGAACGCTCTCGTTCTCGTGCGACAGCCGGTATGGATCTGTCGCATCGCAACATTGAAAAGTACGTTAGCAATGTCAAGAACGGTATTACGAAGATTTTCAAGAGACTCTCAGACAAACATTCGACTGATGACTACGTACGGTTCGTTAGTATCTTCGCGTATCACGTAATGCAACAGTTTTCTTTTCTATCAGAGATAATGACGTATGAACAGCTAGAAGATGATGTCACAGAAAACATTGAGCGTGCTGTTGGCAACGCGTACGGTGACATCTACAGCAATGTTATTCGCAATGAAATGCTACGATACGTAGAAGATCTGACGAGACGTTACTACAGCAACGCTGATTTTCCAAAGAAAGAAGAAGAAGACGATGAAGCGTGGTAAGACAAGCTCAGAATACTATAAGCTTGTAAAGAGTGCGTATCATCGCGAACTGCGCGATCTTTACAGAAGGGTTGCTGAGCAGCTTGCAGATTGCTTGGATGGCGTAGAACTTTCGTATGATGAAGAAGCAAATGAGCGTATGCATGAAGAAGCAAAAAAGCTCATTAGTAAAGTGAGTTACGAAGATGTTCTTGAATACTACGAAATTGCGATAACGAATGCGATCATTGATCGTGCGCAGTATCTTGGAGCCGACTTTAACACAACGGATGAATTGTTCATACTTGCGCAAGACTACAGCGAGTCAGAGAGCAACAAAGAAGATGTTTCTATCAAGTCTATAGTAGACGTAATAGAAAGACCATACGTTGAGATTAGCATCGCTGGCGCAATAGAATCTTCTGTGAAGGCACGTGTCGTCGATGTATATGAATGGACACAGATAAGAGCCGATACGATCAGAAGAAAAATGAGCGCTATCGATACGATCAAAAATGATCTTATCGATAACGTTAAGAAATTGCTCAATTCATTCGCATCTGCTGAGTATTTTTCGACTGTACTGATTAGGTACGCCCGTAGCTTGAAACTGCATAAAGCAGAGTCTTTTCTTATAGCGCATTCGCCAGTTACTTCTACGAAAGCTTATCACTCAAATAAGAAAAATAGTTTTTTTGCCAACGTCAAACAACTTATAAACGAAATTTTGGAAAACTATCTTGAGTCACCGGTGACTTACAATTCTGCTCCATTCGTCATTGCAGCAGCGATTGTTGGAAGTCAAGGTGCGCTTACGATTGTCGTAAAAGAACTCGCGCTTCATCATAACGTAGTTATCGCGCATGACGTGATGCAAGAGCTTAAGCCAGTGCTACGAAAATACGCGTATGAAGCTGCTGACTACGTTAAAGCAAACGTTGATCCAGAACAAATCAGAGAACTATCATCTGACATGTTGTATTCACCCGAAGATGGAGAGAACAAAAAAGTCTCCCATTCAGCACGTACAGCAGAACATACTGAATTCTTCCATAGAATTTTGAATATCGTCAAAGACTTCATCGATAGAACAGATTTTTATGATATTGTTACAGAAATAATCGCTGACTATGTCTACGCAACGAGACGCTAACAAGAAAGACAAGACATGAAATTTACAAAACTAATTTTTCAAGCGTATCACAAAAAAGTTGCTGACTTCTATAAGAATATTCGAGTAGGAGTAATAGATGACATTGACGACAAATTGTCATACGCGAATACAGCAGCAGAAGAAAGCGAAGAAAGCGGCGACGAAGAAACGACAAAGCTAAACATGCAAGCAGTCGTTAGACTAGAAAAAACGCTTAAAGATGTCAAAAATAATTTCAGCTACGCTCAGTTCGCGAAGCAGTTTACGCATTTCGTTAATGAAGCAATACGAAGACGCGCAGAAAAATCGCTGCTTGATAACGTTAACGTCGTAGATGAACTACTTGTTGCTGTTCAAGACTACGCTGAGCTATCAGATGAAGCTGACGATGAAAGCAACATAGTCAACAGCATCTTTTCCAGTCTAGAAGCTACAATGAGTTTTGAATCGTACGTTCAAGAGTACTACGAGACCAAGCATACGCTGCATTTTCATCAAGGAGCAGATGCTGAACATATGTTGAAGCAGGCGTACGAAGGTGTTGTTGAAAACATTGATGATGAGATGAACAAAGCGATATCAAGCATATTCGAGCAGAGCGATGAAGCTGACGATGAACTTTTTACGTCTGCAACTACGCAGCTCATTCGAATATGCGACAGTCTCAAGCTAAAACATGCAAAACGCTACATTACGTCAAACGTCGACAGCTCACGTAGCTACGATTCGTATGTTGATTTTTTTAAGCTCGTTGAGAAGAACGTTCGTGTACTCATTAGCGACTTTGTTCAACAAGACGTACCTGACTATACAGAGCTTGGTTTGACGGGCAGAAAAAATGTAGAAATCGCCAATATAATAGCTGGAAAGTCGAGTTGGCTGTATTCAGTTGCCATTGATATAATAAATCGGAACAGAGTCAATGGCTTGAATGCGCGTCGTGTGCTTGGCAGATACATGTTTTATGTTGCAAAGCAGATGATAGAATATGCGCTGCAGTACATTGACTACACTAAAATGGGAAATTTCGCAAAGTTTAAAGAAAATGTTAGTGAAGCTATAACAACGTACTGGTTTGATCACAAAAGTGACATAATAAAAACGTACAATGAGATCTGCAAAGAGTACGCAGATGAGCTTAAAAGAAAATAAGCGCGGCACTTCGCATATTTACGCGTATGAAGATACGACTCAGCGAACTAAAAGAGATCATTAGCGAAGCTATTGAAAATGATGCATTCTTGGACGAAGCATCTGCGCAAGTGGACAGTATGCTTGATGAATTTGTTGTAAGTGGAAAGTTCGGTGAAGTCGCTGGCGTAGTCGGGCAAAGATTTAGGTATTTGTTTGTTAGAACAGTTATTCTCGCCGAGCAAGAAGGCGCAAAGTACGGCTACAAAAACATAACGTCTAACGAAGACTTCAGAACGATGATGGCAGATATGCTGCGGCGTTTTGCGTGGGTAGCGATCGAAAAAGCAGGTGGGTCTGGACTACAGCTAACGAGAGCGATAAGCAGAGAATTTTCAGATGAAAGTATTGAAACACGTATGCTTGTTAGAAGCTACATAAGACAGCATAACGGTTGATATGGATAAATTTGTTGACGAAATAATTAGAATTTACATAGTACAGCTACGAAAACATTACAAGTCTATTGTTGAAGCTGGGAGGATGATAGTTCAACATGAGAGCGAAAATGTTTTTTCGTTTAATGACTATTTGCTGATCTGTAGAATAATCATAAGAACAGCTGCGTTGAGGATATGCATAGAATTTTCTGTTGACTACGCAACAGCGGCTGAGTTGTTGATTTTTGCAGTTGACTTTGCTGAGTACAGCGCTAAGCATATGAGCGACGATCCCGGCGACGTATTCGCGCAACCGTTTGAACCGATCTACAAAAATAGCTCGACAACAGCGTTCAATTATGTTCTTATGTACGCTCTGCAAAAATACAAGATATGGATCAAGAATAAGCTTAAAAAAGATGCTGTTAACTTTACAGATAAAGAGATGTTTGTCGATTCGTACAATCAAGCCGTCGAACAAACATCTGCTAAGATCGCGTCGATCGCAACATTGATCATAAACTTCTGTCTTGGAAATACGTACGGCGAGATAGTCATCGCTCTTCGTCTGTGCAAAGATCTCAAACTTAAAAAAGCTTATAACTATTTTCTTGCTAATAGCTATGCAGTTGAACAACATGAGCTTGTGCTAAAGTCTGCACTAAAGACAATGAAAGAACTGTTGCGAGATAATCCGCTTCACAGCCCAGCGTATATTCTTGAAAAGAGTCGTTCAGCATCAGCAACAGTAAACATCGCTAAGCAGATCATCGCTGAACTTTACGAACGACAGCAGGGATATTTTGCAAGAATGATCACGTTTTCGTATGAGCGCATAGTTGACTACTACAAAGAGCTAGAAAAAATCATCTATGCAGTCGGCAGACAAATTCTCGAAGGCTATAGAACAGAGCTTAGTCATGCTGACTTGTACGATGAAGTTGCACGCGCTGAAATTATTAATCGCGTCGCTAATGAACTTCACTACGATGACATGGTATATGACATCATTTATAAGCGTTCGCAAAAAGACGCGTTATTTATGCTCTGTGATCGACTACTATACGAAGCAAGAGCTAAAACAAATTGTTGAATACATCAAACACAGCGTAGATCTAGCAGTCGTTGATGCATTTGCTGATGAGGCGAAAGAGCAAGGTGTAGCGCCTAACGAATTTTTTAGTCGTTTCATTGAAAGAGTGCTGCGAGAAACACAGCATGCGTTTGAAGAAGAGTTCGAGCACAATTACCCAGGACTTGATGGCAGCGAGATTTTTTTTGCTCTTAATCAATACTTTCTTGACAAAAAACTAGAGCAAACGTCTAAGCCAAGAATATGGTCTGATGATACGATCATATCAGATATTATGGAAAATTTGGTAGATTGGCTTGATACTGCTTCACTAAAGCCAAGACCGTTCTACGAGTATGTAATGCTCAACGTCTACTATATCATCCCAAGTAAAGTAGCGTCGAAATGCAATCTTATTAAAGCAAATACGAAAAAGTACATGCAAAGTAATATGCCACTGCTGTTTGAGTATTTCACTCAACAACAGCGAGACTACTTTGTAAAATTCTACTTTGGTGCTGCAAAACCATCAAAAACGCGTAGAGCATTTGATATTGACGTAGCAAAAGTGCTACATCACGCTCGTAGTCAGGCTGAGAAATTTGTAAATGAGGCTATTAAGTATGCAGAGTCTTACAGAAATGTAGACGAGTCAGATCGTGAAGATTACTACGATAGGAACGGTCATAAGATGACGGGCGAGCGTTATCTGATAGCTGTTGCAGCTTACTACATGACAGAAAATATACATAAACTACGTATACCAATAAACATCTATGAATTTAGCGAGATAACAGACATAAGCGATGATCTTGAAGATCTGAAGTTTCATTTCGTTGACATGTGCGTTGAAGAAATGAAATCTTACATAGAGAATACTAATACAGCAGAATAATCACAATGAAAACAATTATTGATCTAGACTACGAAACTGTTATCATGAATGACGATGGCTCATTGTTTTACATCAACATGATCCAAGATAAACAGTACAAAGAGTTGATCGAGAATATGTGGAAAACTACGTATCGTCTCTTCACGGATTATCTGGTCGAAGAGCTGAAGTTTTACTATCCAGGCGCAGACGTAGTAGATCTTGTAAACTTCATTGTTGTAAATATTCACGACAGCAACGAAGATACCGTAAGCCAAGTCTTTATTTCATATCTCACAAAATCATTTAGCGAAGCAATACTCAGCAATGATGCTGAAGATGCCGAAGCATTTAGCGACGAATTCGAAAATGGCGATGAACACGCGCGTAAAGAGCTGCTGAGTATTATTAGCAAACGTTTCGAATCAAATATCCAATACGCAGCTGCAGATGCTGTCGTTGGCTACGCAAAAAAGCTGAGCCTTGAGTTGTCACTCTCGCTTGAGTTGTACATGAAAAATAAAAATAGTGAACCGCTGTACGATCAGTTCTCAAAGAAATTCATTAGCTACGTTATTAAACGTTACGGCATCGCAAGATCTGGATCAACGCAGCGACCAGTGTTCACCGAACGTGAGATCGATAAAATGCGTAAAAAGATGGATGCGATAGTGAAACGTACGTACAAGCTTGCAAGAGACTCATTTGATGATAGCGGCTTTGATCCAGAAGACACTCATGATATAGCAGTAGCATTCGCTGAACATTTCTATGATCTTTTGAAGAGTGTTGGCGTCAATTTCGAATTTAACCCATTGCATGAAATCACTACTGAAAGTGAATTTGAGTTTGCGGGTGCGTATGAAATAGACGACGTATTCGCACTAATGAAACAGTATATTGAAAGAAAATTTGATCAAAAATACATGCTGCGTTGGCTATGATGTGATACTTTTGGGTGAATGCTGATGAATTACGAAAATTACGCGAAACGCATCTTTCGACTCGCTGCAAGTCAAGGAAGCGCTGTTTATTATGGCGAATTTGAAGATTATAGGAAAAAAAAACCACAGTTCGTTCTTAAAAGCTTTATCTACTACGTTGGATGCATTTACAGAGAGTTGCAAGAAAGTTTCGGTGATCTCGCCGAAGATGTACTGAAGCTTTTTGATGAACCGTACATGAGCGAAGTCATATACAGTATAAGCTCAGGTTACAACATCAGCGAAACTATTGATCAGATAATTGCGCTTGGTAACGATACAGACACAAGCAATATCTACATGATGTTCACGAGAGCAAGAATATCTGATATACAGAGCCAGTTCGATCAAGTAATGGAACAGATATCTGATGGACTTGTCAAATTCTTCAAAGAGTTGATTCAATCTGACGCTGAAGATTTTATCACATTCGCAGACTACTTGAAGCGTGGCGGACACGCTCGTATTGCAGCGTACTTGTGGAACGAACGTAACAAAAATAAAGATCGGTACACAGCGTATGAAGAGAGAAAGCTACAAGAGTTTCGTAGAAAACTGAAGCGTGATGTGGAGAAATACGTCAACGAATCAATTTATTACGATAAATCAATCGTATCGTGCATTCAGAGCTACTATTTCGATGGTGACGCAACAGTTAGAGAAGCTTTCAATCTTTACGCGAAAGACATCGCTGCAATCGATGTTGAAGCACCGTTCAGCTTGAAGTTGAGCGAGCTGAGCAGCAGCGAGCTGAGTTATCTCATACGTAGCATGATACAAGTTGGAGATAACGCGCTGCGCTTGCTGAGCGAGAGTGGGCTAGATTCGCTGAAGTCGTCAATGTACTCAGCGTGGTACAAGTCAGACTACGCTCAGATAGCTCGTGATGCTTACGAATTTTCATCGCTTGCCGCTGGTTTCGTCGAATTTTTCGATAACGCTGTCAAAGAGCTAATCGCTGATCACTTGGCTTTCAATCCACCAAAGAACATGATGTAAAAATGAATATCTACGAAAAATTTGCAAGACGTATTTGTAATCGTTCAAATCTTAAACGTCACCTTGCGTATGTGTCATCTGAATTTGAAGAACTTAGCTATGATAAAATTTTGAGCATTTTTACGTGGTACGTTGGTATGCACTACAGAGCGCTCGTAAACACAATCGGCAGCAAATATGCATTTGAGATGCTTGAGCTCATGAACGATCCACGTTTTACGTACATTACAGATACTGGTGGTAACATGTCGTTCGAAAGATTTATAGATCTCATCGGTGACGGAGGCGGTGGTCTCACGCCACCCGACTCTATAGACGTTTTGCTAAGTAAATTTCTTGATCTTAGAATAGAAGATGTGGGCGGAGAGTATGAATATCATGTTAGTGCCGACGTCCAATCAGCGGTGAGCACGCTCAACTGCATTACTGACGTTGAAATCGAAGCTCAAGATTTTCTTGTATTCGTTAGGTACCTTGAGTCGAACGGGTACAAGAAGATCGCTGAGTACATGAAACAACACCGCTACGATGAATTCGAGCGCAACAAACGTAGCTACAGTCAATCGCTCTATGACACAAAGAATTCAGTTGAACACGCGTTGTACAAAGCGTTGAGTAATGCAGCTAATGGTCTTGCGCCAGACGTGAGCATCTTTGCTGCTTTCAGGAGTACGTTCTTCTTCATGTCAGATAAGTCAGAACGTGCTATTGGAGAGTACTGCAAACAGCTCATTCAAATTGAGAAACACTACGTTGATCAGATCAGATACGATGACTTCACAGATAAATTTGCTGCTATGTTTATCGACTGCATTGCAACGCTTGTAGTACGGTCAGATAATAGCACAGAAACTCCGCAGCAGACAATCAATTCAGTTCCTCTGGCACAGAACTTCGCAGATCTAGTTGAAGACATACTTATAAGTCGTCAGGATGGCAACGATTAAACTTAACGGATGGCGAGAAGATCCAAGCTGCAACGAAGACTACAAGTTTTGTTCGGCTGGACTGATCGTCGAAGGAACGACACCAAACAAATACGACTTGCTGCCGTGGAGTCCACCTGTTGAACAGCAAGCCGAGCTGAGCTCTTGTGTTGGCAACTCAGTCGTTTCAGCGCTTGAGATACGCAACTTGATCTCAGGCAAACAGCATGTTGATCTTTCTCGTCTGTTCGTTTACTACAACGCGAGAGTTGCGATGAATGAAACGCATGCCGATCAGGGCTGCTACATCAGAGACGCGATGAAGTCGCTTGCAACTTTTGGTACATGCAGCGAAAGCGCATGGCAGTACGATGTTTCAAACGTTTACATAAGACCACCGTGGCGTGCGTATAGAGAAGCGTACATGCACAGGATCGGTGCATACTACAGGATCGATCACGAGAACTTCGATCAGCTCTGCTCAGAGATCGAGATAGCGCTCGCAGCGAAGCATCCAGTCGTATTTGGCGTGAAAATCTGGAGCGAGTTCCAGCAGTGCAGCGGTGATGTACGTCTACCAGACGTGTCGAAGAGCTCTATCGGTTCTCATGCTATGTGCATCGTTGGGTACGATCGTTCATCGAAGCAATTCCTTGTTAGAAATTCATGGGGCGAGTCGTGGGGCGACTCTGGACACTGTCGTATGCCGTATGAGTATTTGCGAGTTGGTGAAGCTAAGGATTTTTGGGTTCTAACTGTATGATGAAAACCGTAACCAGGGTAATAGGATTTTTTATGGTGTCACTGGCTATGGCTGGTGGGTGTTCCTGCGAACCATCCAGGAAGCTGCCAGAGCCACGCCCACCGGTTCTAACCGATACTCATCTATGCGCAGCTGCATGCGAGCACATCAAGGACTGCGATGAGGGAAAACCGCTTCCAGACGGAACAACTTGCGAGCAGCTGTGCACGCATCTTCAAGACAACGGCGTATGGCTGCAGCCAGCTTGCGTGATGCAGGTAAAGTCATGCGCTGAAATTGAGCAGTGTGAGCTAAAGAAGCGCTGAAGGTCTTCAGCGCTGACTCGTACCCAGCATTGATGCAACGAGCGATCGTGTAACGTGAGAAGTCAAGCGAGTTGTCTGTTAGCTCTGCTTCTGGCGCGATAACGTTGACAGCGATATGCTTGAATGTCGGCTGATCGTTCTTTAGCTCACAGAAATGCAAGTCATTATCGGCGATGCATCCAGACATAAGATCAAACGTACGCATGATCTGATCTGGGACAGCTCGCTTCGTCATCGAACGCCATCCTTGTCTGCCACGCGGTGAGCATACGATCACATCTATCTCAGTTGCACCCATACGAATGGCTTGCCCAAGCGGAGTTATGTTGTTGATGCCGCCATCGCTCCATAGCTGTCCTTCTATCTCTACTGGTTCAAAAAAAATCGGAAAGCTCGCAGAGGCTATTGTCCAGTCGATAAAATTTTCATTTTTTTGTGTTACGTAGCGCATCTCACCAGTATTCAGACAGACAGCGCCAACAGCAACGTCTCTTCCGCAACGTTGTATTTTTTCGTAATCGATGTTTGACTGGACAAGCTTGCGAAGCGGAGAAGAGTCGTATACAGACTTCTTCCAAAGCGAATGAAGTCGACCAAACGGAAACCATCGTTTGTAGATGGTCTTGCTAGAAACTTCATGCTCCCAGAACTGCCTGAGATTTGACGATGCGTACGACGGCATGCCACGTTTGACGTTGCAAAGTCCAGCTGCGTTAAGCGCTCCAACAGACACACCACAGATGATGTCGTAGTCACGTCCAAGATCGCCCATGCTGTGCATGAGCGCTCCAACTTGAAATGCTCCTTTTACTCCACCGCCCGATAGCACCAACGCTCTTGTCATATAAGATAATCTAATGAGAATCTTATAATCTTTTTACGTTTTGTGGTGTCATCAGCACTTGTTTGACGTTGAACAACGTGTATCGGCTGAGCTGTTACAGTTACGGCTTTTTGCTTTTCAACGTGCTTTGATACGATACCTTCTGATACAACTTTCACAGGTTTATTGAATTTTAGTTTGAATGTTGTTGGTTCGAAGTACCTGCTCTCTACGAGCACTTCAACACGCGCGTTGTACGTTCCCTCTGCGAGCTTCTGCTCCATCGATGGAATCTTGAACGTTACGACACCATCTTCGTTCGTACCACGACCAGCGAACATGTACGATATACCGCCGTCGCCCTCGAGAACGAGACGAACACGCGCTTCGTTAGACTGCGCGCCCTCTATCTTGATCATGAATGACAGTTCGTTTGATTCGTCAACGTTTAGTTCAACAGCTTCGTTCATGTTTTTAAATTATCTTTCAATCGTCGAACGATGATTTTTATTTTTTCGAATGCATAAGCTGCGCCAGCATGAACAAGCGATGACTTAACTTTGATTTCTGGACCAGGTATCGTAGCTGAGTCAGTACCATTTATCTTTTCATTTGGTTTTTCATCATTTACTGTTTTTAGACCGGCCCATACCACAATCTTATCGTAGTAGTCACGTCTGTCGCCAGATTTACCGTATCTAATTCTTCTTGCAAATTCAGCAATAGACGTAAAAATACCACCGTACCCAGATGTTACAAGACCAGCGCGTCCTGCTGCACCGCGTGTCGTACCAAGCCCACGAGTGATTATTCGATTCACACTTTTGTTCTTTCAAACACAGCGTCCATCGTTGGTACGCCACCTTGATCGTACAAGTTATACGTTGCAACAACTGTTGAATTGTCTTCTTTATAGAAAATCATTTGATTGCTAACAATTTTCCATCTTCCATATTGCACATCGTACAACTGGGCGATTGTTCCCGACATCTGCATTGTACGTGTATCGATGCTATCAACCTTTGGGTTATTTTCTTCGTAATTGTATTGCTCAGTAGCAAAAGATGCTGTAGCAAAAATTGTTCCCGTATCCCAGACGATCTGACCTCGAAAGTTATCTGGAAATTCGACGTATGCTGCATACAGTCCGCTGCCAGTTAGAATTTGGTATACACCACTTGTAGTACGAGATGTTACGATCGTGCCTGTTGCATCATAAACAGTGTATCCAACACCAAGCGTACCTGTTGCGTTTGCTTTCGACTTACCAAAATTTACATTTCTTAGCTGGAATAGCGACATTAAACTATTTTTTTAATCTTAAACGCGTCTTTGTAACCTATATCGATCATTTCGCGTATACTTGCTGGATCAAACTCAAGCGAATCATTCGTGAGTTCGCTTTCTGGCATGATCAAATTCACAGATATTATTTTATATTTCTGATTTATCGTTGCAAGATCATTTTTGAGTCCAACAACATTAATGTCAACACGCATAATTTGTTCACTCATCAATGTTAGCGTGCGGATTAGTTGATCTGGAATTGCAGTTTTACGTTTTGATGTCCAAGATGACGGATTCCACGGGTTGCTGCACATTATAATGTCTATCTCAGTTGCACCCATACGAATGGCTTGCCCAAGTGGAGTTACATTTATGATTCCGCCATCGCTCCACAATTTTCCATCTATCTCGATTGGAAGAAAAAAGCATGGAAAACTTGATGATGCAAGAACCCACTTATGAAAATCATCGTTATCTTGCGTCGCAAAATAATGCTTAGCGTTATCAATGCAGACAGCGCCAACAGCAATTTGTTTACCGCTTGCTCTTATCGCATCAATACTTAGATTTTGTTCTATTAGACACGACAGCGGCGATGAATTATATATCGACTGTTTCCACAATGAATGCAGTTTGCCAAATGGAAACCATCGTTTGTAAATTGAGTTATTACCGCAAATTTGTGTAAGCCAGAAATTTTCAAGCCATTCGACTGATTCTGCTGGCGTTTTTTTGCCGTTGCAAAGTCCAGCAGCGTTAAGCGCACCAACTGATACGCCGCAGATGATATCATAATTTGTATTTCTTTCGCCTAGCAAATATTTCAGAACGCCTACTTGATACGCGCCCTTAACACCACCACCCGATAGCACCAACGCTTTCATGGAAGTAATTACTCATCCGCGTCATGTGATGTACAATAAAACGTAAGCGTAGCACTTTCTCCTTCGAAAGAGCGATCATGACTTGTTTTTACATGTAGCTCAAGGCCAGTTGTTGAAGTTAGCTCGCGCATTGTTGCGTACCTAAATGGTATCGCTTGAGTTGGTTTTTTAAATCCGCGGCTGCAACGTCTGAACTCGTGCATATCAGTTTCAGCCAACTCCGTTGCTGATGCGCCGATAGCTGGTACTGTCGGGTGCGAGCCAATCGCTTCTTGAACAATATTACTGAATCGTTTGTACCGCGTACGCTGAAGCGGAATACGTGTCCCATTCGGGTATATTCCGGTAGGCGATGATGACTTCACTACTCTGCCGGTCGCTGACTGACCTGACGTTCCTGCGTACGGAAATGCTAGCGTCATCGACTGATCATTAATGACAGCTGCAACAACATTGATAACCTCAGCTGCATCGCTTTCAAGACGAGTGTAGTCGCCTGCTTGAAACGTCGACGTAAAGAGCGTACCAACTCCCGTCACTGATGTCGAACCGCTTGTGAACGATATCGTCCCAGTCACAGGCGTGTAAGCGTATTGTTTGGCGTATGCTTCGACGTAACCGTAAACGTTGTATTCAACGCCATCTGTCATGACAACATCGTGCGTGAAGTCAGCTTCAGCAGCTTCGATATAAAGATCTTTTCCGTCGAAAGGACGTAGAATGAAAGTTGATCCATCGGCGTATGAATAGTCGAATGTTACTGTTCCAGTGACAGGTGAGAAAAATCTAACTGATCCAGATGCCCAGAGAACTTCGTACGTTCCACCTGAGTTTTCGAATGGTTCTCTCATTTCAACACGTGTACCGTCAACGTAACCAATAACTTCGTAACCATGTGGGCTACCGGGGTTTCTTGCTTTCTGCTCTGCGACCAAGCCATCGTCATCTTGCACTCTACCAGATACCATGTCTATCCAGAACGGATGCGCACTTGTGAACACGAGATTATCTCCAGAGTTCACCAGAGTTTCTCCTGTTACTCTGATCGACTCCTCGAACCACGAACATTTGTCGCACAAGTTATGAGTTGTGTAAATAACCTCAGTGCCTGTTCTAGGCGCGTCGACGATCTGCTTTATACCTTTCTCGTTCACCTCGCCGATTGAACGATTCGACAGCGATTTATACGATGATGACCACTCTTCTAGATCGGCGTCGTTATCTTCTGCTGTGTAAGTCGAGTCGAACGTTTCTGATTCTGAATTTTTTACAAGAACGCACTTATAGATAACGTTCTCGTCAATCGCAAAGATGACATACGATCGATCATCTTCGACATACTGCAAACGCAGGTATCTTGATGTGGCGATATTTCGTACGAGAGGCCAATAGCCGTCCACGACAGCAGTGGCGTTGAAAGATACGTTCGCGTTCATGTTCATATATCCTCGTGCCAGTTGACTGCGACCTGAACTGAGTTATTATTTGCTGTTGAAGTCATGGTAAAAGTGTATGTATCGCCAGGAACGATGAAGATATCGTACGGAGTTAGATCAACTTGATATCCCGTGTAGCGTGAGGCGACGCCGTTGAAGACGACGTCGGAGGCGCCGACGGTCACCGCAGCCACTGCTGATGCTGCTGTATCGGCGGCAACTATGGACTGTCCGTTTGTGATAATGTATCCAGCGGAACCACCAGTGATTGTTCCGTATATCGCGTTAGCAAAAGTCGCTCCCGTCAGCGTAGGATTCCTGCGGATCCTGAACCTGACGTCCGTGGCGGCGCCGTCGCCTGAGAATGCAACAGAACGCAAGCGTACAACTCCCCTGTTGGGTATCCCATTGAACGACGTGCAGTTTCGTAGGGAGATGATCGGAAGCTCGTTGTTCGTTCCGTTGTTGTTGATCCTAGCGTCTAGACCGTAAGACGGTCCGAGGTATTCTCTGACACCAGCTAGAAACACGCCAACTGATCCGATATACATCTGCAGATTGGATGTATTACCTGTATTTTTCGCTTGTGCAAAGAAATACATACTTGGATTACTGACCTGGACTTGCGCTGAGCTATTCGTATATTTGATCAGGTGACATAGTATCCATGTTCCCGTGTCTGAGTTCTGAACATAGAATTTGATGTCACCGTATCCTAGGTAAGGATACCTTATTTGCATCACATTTCCGTTCGTCTGCGTCCAATTGAATCCAGACGGGTTTAGAGCACTACGTGAACCATCGCACCTATCGATGTTCCACAAGCTTTGAGCATACCATGTGTCCGTCCCTGCCCGCGCATTTTTATGTCGTATGCCAAACGTTGTTCCGTTATAACCAAAAAAATATCCGTCATTAACATCTATGGCAGTTATTGGAGGACCGGGGGCTGTTGCGTTATTCTTCCACGTTATATTAGCGTCAGACATACCAACAATCTGAACAGAGTTAGACGCAGGAGTGGCGAATGCTGTCGTGAAACGTGCCGTGATTCCCTGACCGGCTCTGTATCGTGCAATATTTTTGCTAACGTATACTGCAGCGCCGGAAACATTTGTGTTCGTGCTGAGCTGTAGTCTTCCAAGGCTCGAAGATGCAGCGCCGCCGCTCGCCAAGATAGGACCGCCGAATTGTGTCATTGTCCCGCTAACAACAAGTTGATTGACGAAGTCAAATTGCATGATCGGCACGAGGCCTACAGTGATGATATCACCAAACGCAGATACATTTGAACCGCCCAATTCGACATGCATGTCTCCCGTCGTCGTGACGCCAACGGCTTTCGTGATACCGGCCGTCGTAGATCCGACAACTTGGACAGGATCAGGTTCGCTCTTGTTACTATTTCGTGTCTCTATTCTATTGAAATTATCGAAATAGATCGAATTAATTACAAGTGACGTTGACGATGCTGGAGTGCCTGTATTTTCGATACCTGCGTTAACGTGTAGAAAGTCGTACGGACCGGGCAAGTGCTGTGTGTGAACAGCAGATACAATGTCATCAATAATGAGCGTTGCGATGTCATGTGATAGATCGATCTTATACGTATGTTCAGCTGATGTAACACCCTGAAGTGGAATTGGTATACCGGTTGTACGTTGCGTGTCAGATTCTGCTGCTCCCATTGATGATACGAACTCAACTGTTGACGAGTCGGTACCGTGGAAGCGAACTTCGACGACTCTTTGAGCTGGACCGTCCCACGCATCACGCAAACCGAGTGAACCGGTTTGTCCTGCAATACGTTGTGAGATCGATCCAACGAATGCGAGAGAGAGTGGCAAGTAGTCAGCGGGACGTTCGATGTAGCTTCCCGTGCCGGTGGTTGTTCCGACAGTTATCGTCAAGTATGAGCCCGAGGCTACAATGGAACTGCCGGCGTCGACAAAAGGTTTGACGTCTGCGATAACGGCAGTTCCAGTCGCCGACGCTCCATTGTACGGTTCTTCAAGTACGATAGTATCGTCATCGTATACGCTGTCGACAAGCGTATAGTACGTGTTTTCATCCGACGAAAGTTTGATGTACGTGCTTTTGATAACTTGCGACGTAAATGATGCTCCAGAACCAGACACCGTCGTGGATCCGTTTGTGAATGTCACAGTTCCGTTCAATGTTCTCGTGATCGATGATCCAGAAAAGTCAGTTCTAAACGAGAATTCATCTGTTGTAACGGCTGAGTGAGTCTCAAGCCTTCCAGACGCATCAATTCTGACTTGTGCGTAATCGTTAGTTACATAATTGGATGGATCGGGCGAGAAAGAGCTACCAAGTCGTCCTGCCAATTTCATTGGCCATGAGGCAGCATCGCCATTGGGCGCTCCTTGCGCGATCGTGCCTGTCACAGTCTGAACGCCTGTAGCTGTCGTTGAGAAAGATCCACTGACCCAGATGGGATTCGCAGTCGACGATCCCCTGTCGAGACCGACGGTTCCTGAGACGACCTGCGTGGCTGGGAAGTTCGACACAGATACAGATCCAACGACAGGAATGGATCCTGTAGCCGTAACGGTGACTTGATTGCCAACCGTTATCGTTCCTGTAACGGTTTGAACAGCAGGAAAACTTACTGTGACTGATCCGGATGTCCATAGCGGATTAGAAGAAGAATTTCCTCTGTCTAGCCCAACCGTGCCAGTAACACTAAGTGATATTGTAGAGCCAGAAATTATTGTTGTAAGCGCACCATCAATATTTGTTTTAAGCAGTCTGACATACGTTCCATCATGTCCTGCAATTACGATGCCTGGCTGCGTACCTGTAAGTGGGGCGCCGCCCGTAATTGCAATTTCACTGCCACTTACGTTGTAAAGAATTGAAGCGGGATTATTTGTCATGGTTGAGTTCTTACTCTTGTTGACTCTGATATTCCTACGTATGTAATCGTATCTGTGTAAGATTCTGCGACTGTCACGCCGTCGCTTTCGTAAGCACGCCATTGAATTACTGTCGGTTGTTGTTTATCATTTCTTGTAATCGTTACGTCAGCTATTCTTTGCGTACGCGCAACGCTTGTCCACCAAATAGCTCCGCTTGGAAATGGACTGCTAGTATCTATATCTTTTACAAGCCCAGTTGCCCACGCTGATCCTCTCGGACCGTCAGAGTCGTCTAGATGAATTAGCTGACGCAACGTTGAATGAGCTTTGCTATTTGGTAGCGAACCTGTCGTTGATACAAGAATAAACGAAGCAGAGACGTCTGCGCCTGGTTGTTCTATCGTATAAACATTGTTATTTATTTGAATCGTTGGCTGTGAAAGCGAACCGCTGATAAAGAGCGGATTCGTTGACGTACCAACCTGACTACCAGATAGATCAACAAGGAGCGCTGCTGGATTATCACTCATGCTCTAGACCTTGAGATTTCAAATACACCATTGTAATATATCGTATCAGTTAGCATTTCTGCAACTGTTATACCATCAGTTTGATATGCCGTCCACTGCACCGTTACAGGAGCTTTATTGCTATTTCTTGTAATAACTTTTTGCACTATTTTTTTTGTTTTTGTAGCATCTGTCCACCAAACGCTTGCCGTATGAAACGGAAAAGGGCCCGTTTCTTTAATCGCACCAGCATATCCTTGCCATGGTCCACCAGACTCTGCTAGATGAATTAGTTGAGCTAGCTTATTATGGTCTGTAGCAGTAACACCGTTACTAGCAGACAGCGTTCTTATGATTCCTTCTTCATAAAATTGAAATCCAGCGCCAGATACATAAGTGATTTGCCCATTTTCAACAGGAAAATCGCTGCCAGAAATGAAGACTATGCTTTCTTCAATTCTAGTTCCAGGAAAACTATCTGGCGTGCGAGTCATACTACTTTACTATATACGTTTTACGTACTTTTGCTTTTTGACGAACTATAATTTCTGACACGCATGACAGCTGTAAGAGTAATCGAGAATCATGATGAGCTAGAAGGGATTGGTAGTAATACTCATCCTCAAATTGATTCTCATATACAAAACACGCAATTCGCTGTTGTTAGTGGTTCTTATACGATTCCGCCGAACGCTCGTGTCATCAAAGCTGGCACTGGTATACTGATCACAGATACTGGTGCGCAAGGCGAATTGATAATTTCAGTCAGCTCGTCTCTTGGCAGCACCATAGCGTGGATGGAAACTCCTTCTGGAAGCGCAGATGGTACAAATATTTATTACGGACTTCAACATACACCGTACCCAGCTACAGCTCTTATGTTTTATGTAAATGGTATACTACAACAGCAGGGAGCAAGCAATGACTACACTCTTACTGGTAGCAATATAAATTTGAACTACGCACCGCGTAGTGGGAGCAACATACTCGCAACGTATCCATATTTAATTTTATATGGCACGCACGTTCGTATCGCAGCCAACTCAAATATTTTCATCAGAAGGCTTCAACGATGCTCTGACAACAGGCGTTGGACTTCAAACAGGTTCTACAAATCTACAGGAAGATCTAAACGCAATAAGAACACAGCTGCGTCAAATGATACATGCAAGCGTTACGGGTAGCTGGTACGATGCGTTGCAGCAAGTATCTGGTGTTTACGGCATCTATCCCGCACGCGGATTGAATACAATTGGCAGCGATCTTGTAGATGTAGAGCAGCATAGATTTTTGTTTAGAACGCAAAATCTGAATCTTGTATTTGTTGCTACGGGATCAAATTTTGCGTTGTTGAGTTCTTCTATCGGAACTGCACCGAACGACTACATAGTGCTTGGTACTGATTCTTACGCAACTGGCACGCTTGTTGCGTTGTTGAGCGGTAGCGAGGGTAGCTACGGTAGTTGGTCTGTAGCACAAATTTCTGGTTCTTTTGTAAATGCACCAAAAAATCTTGTTATTGTGCGTGATGCGTATACGTTTGATCCTGTAACATCAAGCTACGCGAACGGTGGACAGCAGATCTACGGTTTGCTGCAGGTCGAATCAAGCGCTTCGACTGGCGATGCATTCAATGATACAACAAGACGTTCGCAAATTTCTTTCGTACGTGAGCTTAACACGAATGGTACATCATCGTTTACGTCAGCATCTGCTGCTGACATTGGCGGACGTGTGATCCAGTATTCATATGTTAAGAGAATTAACTTTGACTCTCTACCAGAAGATGCTTATCTAAGCAATACAATTTTTGTCGACTATCCAAATCCTGTTTCAAGCGCATTTGCAACATTGACAGATATTACGCTACAGCGTGCATTGGATAATCAGTCGACTACAGTTGCGCTTGATAGCGATAATACTAGCATTAGACTTGCTGCAGGCGTTTCGTGGACATTTTTGAGTGGTACTACAGAGCTGTGGAAGCTTGTATCAGATGCTGGTGGCGCAAATACACTGACGTATAACCTGAACCAGTTTAGAATTTCTAGTTCGCTACCATCTGCATTTCAGCTGGGTATTCAAGCAGCGACAGGTTCTACTCAGATTAATATTGGGACAACAGCTGGTCAGATCGACTCTGCTGCTGGACTAACACTGCGTGCTGCAAGCGGTAGCAATCTTGTACTGTCAGGTGGAACGTACATACAGTTCGGTGATGGATACGGTGGCGCATCAACGTACACGGGTGGTTTGATTCCATTCGCAACGTCAACTGCTGAGTGGAACTCATTTCAGTCAGGTTATCCAAACTACTCCGTACTCGGAGCATTTAATTTTATTTCATCTTCATTGTCAAGTTCGCTTAAGCGTTATAGAGCGCAAGCTGGTATTAACACGACTGTAAATGCAGACGTTAACGTTACCTACCCAACGAATCTTGATGCGCCGCTGCTTAACTACACTGGCCGCGCATTTTCCAATGATTTGAACATTTATCTTAACGGTATACTGCTTGTACCAGGTACAAGCATAACGAATCCAAATGACGTTTATCCAGGCACAGCTGCAGCGACTGGTGACTTGAAATTTCCTATGCGTCTACGTAGCGGTTCGATTATAACAGTTGAGATTTTTGGTTATTAATGATGTATGAGCGAATTTCATGAAGGAAAAATTGCAGGTATATATCTTGTTGGCATAAAAGCAGACAATAAGAAAGAAGCGTACGAAGAGGAAGTGAAAAGTCTCTTTGCATCAAAAAATGCATTTGGTATTGGTGCAAAGAGACTTAATGAATACTTGAAGTCAATTTATGAACAAAGAAATTCAAATACGCTGACAGTGAAGGAGTCGGAGTATGCGATAAAATACACAAATCAATGCATAAGTCTTATTCTGCAGCTACAGCTTGAAGCAGAAGAAAAATACGCGACTGCGAACGGTTCACTACAAGCGCTGAACGATATTGTTCAAGATATCAAATGCATCTGGGATGATGAAAAAAATAAACTTGAAAATATTAAAAAGTTTGAAGCGTCAAAAAACGACGATATTAGTGAACGTCCAGTTGGTTATCTTCTAAATGACTCTACAAAAAGCATAGCTGCAAAACAGCGTATTAAGAAATTAAAAAAGCCAGGTGGATAAAATCCACCTGGCTTTTTGCATATTAAGCTTTGTACTAATCTCATCGACTGACGACCTGTCCAAGGAGCTCCACCGCTGGTGAAACCTTGCCAAGCGCTCTTTAGCGCGTTCATGATGCCACGTGGCTGCGTTACCATACTCATGAGCATGTCGTTATCAACGTAGTCGAGTACGTAAGACTCGTAGTTCTTGAACACCTTCACCATGCGTGCGACTGATGTCTGAGCGTTCATCAGCTCATCAACAAACGCATCGAGATCGAGCAGACGTGCTGCGCCCGGTGCCTTCGAGCGAACGACAGACATAAGCTCGTTGCGGAATCGCTCTGTCATGTTGCCTGTTCCGCTGCGCTTCATTCCAACAGCTTTCTTGAAACGAGAGAAGAAACCCTCTTCCTCGTGATCAACATCAAGCGCTGCAGCGTCAAAGCTTGCAAGCGCTCTCATGAGAGACGATGTTGTTGCTTCGCGGCTCGTCATGAGAGAGCGTACCATTCCAGCTGCCTTTCCGCCCTCGCTCTCAGAATCAGCAACGAAAACATGCGAGACGGCCATGAGCAGACGCGTGATTGTTCCAGCCATGAGCAGTCCCTGCTCAGCGGCACCGAGTTGGCGTGCTTCGTCTGAAGCACGACGAAGTGAACCGAGCTTCAAACTGCGTGAGACAAGATCAGCAGCGTCAAGCATCGCTTCAAACTGCTGTTCAACTTCATCACCAGTCATGCTCTCGAATGCTTCTAGAATCGTGTACTTCTCGTGATTCACCGCCTCAGAAACAAGTTCACGTACATACACGTGACGGTCTTCAGCGAGAACGCTCTCAGCAATAAGTGCTGTACCACCGCACTGCGAGATAAGTTTTGAAATTTTTGCTTCTGTTTGAAGCTTTAGATCTGTGTACTTGTTTTTCTTCATGGCGTCTGTTGTAAATATCTAGTAAGATGTTGATCTTTCTGCAAAGTGCGCTGTCCATTTCAAAAATATCTATCGAGTCGCTTGTAACTGATATCAACGTTAGTATCTTACCGAACGCGTAGTTTCTAACAGAGAGTACGATTCGCAAAACACTAACATCGCGTGTGAACGCGATGTGCGTATCAACGTAGTCACCTGGCAGTATAGCATGACTCATAAGAGCCTTTGCGATATTCTGCCCAAACTCATATCGTACGGAGAAACTTGCACAACAACATTGTCACCCGGCAAAACGCGTATCTTAGACTGACGCATCTTACCGTTCACGCGTGCTAGGACAGAGTGACCATCGCAGCTAACGATAAACGTTGCGCTTGGCATTGCCTCGAGAACAACACCGCGTAGTTCAACGAACTTCTCTACTTCAACTTCTTCTTCTTCTTGCTTCTTTTTTGACATGATGTTTTCAACTTAGGTATGGTTTCACTTCGCTATTGAAGAGACTAATGATCTTGCCGTCGTGCGCTACAGCTATCGTTGCTTCTGTTGGACGAAAGATAACAACACCAATTTTATTCTTTTTGTAAGCTGGTACAATATAATTTGAAGCACCGCTTACATCTACGATATCACCAGGGAGATAAGTCATCAGTAATAACTACAGCGTCGAGTGTGACGAACGCTGCAGCAACTGACGATGCGTGCTCAAGAGCCGTCAACGTGACCTTGAGAGGGTCTATTATGCCAGCATCGATCCACTTTACCCACTTACGTCCTACAGCATCGTAGCATTCATCATCTTCTCTCGTTGGTACAGCATCAACGATGCTACCGCCGTTCAAGTCGGCGTTGTCAACGATACGTTTCATCGGAGCAGACGCTGCTTCGTAAACGATGTAAGAACCGTAGTAGTGCTGATCTCCAGGTTTCAGAGCTGACTTTAGCTTTGACGCGATACGCGCTAGCGATACGCCACCGCCTGGTATGATACCACGCTCTAGCGCTGCACGAGCTGCGCACACAGCGTCTTCTATACGATGCTTGCGCTCGACTAGCTCAATCTCTGTTGAGCCACCGACCCTGATGAGAGCGACCTTCGATGACAAAACAGTTGTGCGCTTCTGGAATTTTTCTTTCTCTTCCTGCGATAGAGTTGGGTCTTGCAGGATATCACTGATTTCTTTTAGAAGCTTCTGTGTGGCTTGGTTGGTGGCTCCAGGTGAAACCATGGTGCAAGTTTTTGAGTCAGCAACAACCTTCTTTGCCTTACCGAGCTGTTCATTCGTGACAGACTTGAGATTCATGCCGGCGCTCTGCGAAAACAGCGTTGCGCCAAACACAGTCGCAAGATCTTCGAGAAACGTTTTGTCGTTCGGCGCACGAACAGCGCACACGTTCGCAACGCCGCGAGTCTTATTTATGATGAGCGTCTGCAATGCTTCAGCTTCAACGTCTGATGCAATAATGAGCAAGCTACGCTTTGCTGCAACTGAAACTTGCATTGCTGGAACGATATCGGCTGCGCTTGTTAGCTTACCATCGACGATAAGAATATTTGCGTCTTCAAGCAACGAGACCATTTTGTCTTGATGCGTTATGAAATACGGTGACATAAATCCTCTGTCGAATCTAACACCGTCAAGCAGCTCAAGCGACGTAACTGCGCTTTTAGCATCTTCAACTGTCACTATGCCATTCTTACCAACGCTTGCGAAAGCCTGTTCTACGATCTTGCCGATCGATTCTTCACCGTTAGCAGATATCGTAGCGACAAGTGAAAGCACATTACCGCAGTCAGCAGCGACTGAGATCGACTCAAGCTCTTCTGACAGTTTATTTGTCGCGTGCTCTATACCACGACGTAGCTCATTCACAGACACGTTTGACACGATGTACTTCATCGCTTTCTCGCACATATCATGCGCGAGCACTGTCGCTGTCGTTGTGCCGTCGCCAGCGAGTTCATTCGTTTTGCTGGCGGCATCCATCAGCAGCTGAGCACCGATCATTTCTACTGGATGCTTCAATGCGACAGACTTACACACTGTTACACCGTCTTTCGTGAGTATTGGCTTACCGTCGCTTTTCTTGACGATAACAGTTTTACCGTTTGGACCCATGGTCGTGCCAACAACTCGTGCTGCGGCACGCATACCACCCAACACACCACGTCTTGCATCTTCACCGACAACTATCGTTGGTATCTCTACGTTTTCCATTGATAGTGGATAATACGATGTTACTGCAACTTTGAAAGGTCAATATACACTGGCGCTCCGCATTTCCACGCTATAGCAATCTTACCATTTTTGTACATGCTGATTATTTTAGCGTAGTTGAGTTTATTTGCTGAATTCTGAGTTTGACTGGCTCGCTGCCTCAGCTTATAAAGCGTGAAGTCAATGATCTTATCATTCTCTGATAGTTCTTTTACAAACTTGTAGTATGTTTGAAATGGCGTTCTGCTTGTCTTGCTCACGTATAGTACGTATCATTCTATACATGCAAGACGCAACAGATTCGTAACTTCTCTCTTTGGTATACGTCCACGCTCGAGTAGAAGCTTTGTGTACTCGCCTGGGCACACGTGCTCCTTCTTATCGCGTTTGTCTAGCTCAAACGCGAGCCAAGGAAACTCAGACTGCAAATTAACAAGATCTGCAAAAAGCTTTGCAGATCCGTTTGCTTCTGCACGGAACAGTAGACGTTCTTCTTCTATCTTGATAGCAAGCGCAGTAACGCAGGCATCCACTATTTGCCTGCGTTCATCAGATGCGCCAGCTATAGTTTTAAACCAACCCCTGCCCATCCGCTGTCACCGCTTGGTAGCGTACCGCTCAGCGTCGGCATGAGATTAGAGTCGATCGTTGTAAGACCGCACATCAAGCTGTAGCTTATCGTACCACCGTCGGCACGTACATACAGCGCTTTCACTCTCACATCAAATGTAAGCGCCTGCCCGCCGTCTATCATGTAGTAGTATTGCTGCGAGCTTACGCCAGATACACCGTTGCGCGTAAATCCAAGCCTGAGCTGCTGGCTTGACGAACCGTGATTCGTGACAGTTACGAATTTGGTTACTTTTGGTAGATTGTACTCTGTAACAGCTGTGCTTGCGGTCGATGATGTTACCCATGGCAATGCGCTCGCCTGGTATTCAACGACCGAATTAATTCCGGCTCTTTGTACGTCTAGTGGCATATTTCAAAAGCTAAATATACCTAGATACGCGAAAAGTATCGAGCACGTGCATCGATAAATGCGATGTTCTTGTCTTTGCACTCGAGCTCAAGATCAATTTCATCGCGTATGGCGCCGACGCGCTGAGCTTCGAGCACGCTGTGCAGCATACGGCTGTGACGTCGACGTTCGTTAAAGCTGCCGTTGACAAGCTCTGGTTCGGTGCTTGCAACGTGCATGAGCGGCCTGACGTCGGTTGGCCATGTAAGCTTGCTGACTTCGTACGCATCATCTGCAGACAGCCCGCCGTCATTGAACGTATGGTGATGAGAGTCGAAGACGACTGGGACATCGCAGCGACTGTGCACTACAGCGAGATCAGCAACGCTGTAGCACGTCTCGTCGTTCTCGAGAGTTAGACGTGAACGAATAGCGTCTGGCAACAGTTCAATAGAGCTGCACAGGTTATCGATGCGACCAGCACCACCGCCATGCACGTTGATGCTCGCAGCGTGCGAACGCGGAAACTTCATTGCATCGAATATAGCAGCGTGATGCGCAAGATCAACGATAGCACGTGCAACGACGTCTGAATTGTTTGATGATAGAGAGCAGTGCTGGCCTGGATGAAAGCTGGGGCGTAGTTGATACTTTCGCATCAAATCACCGAAATGTTGCAACGCTGCAACAATTTCGTCATCCTGCAGCAGCCACTCGTATGTCTGATCACCGGACGGAAACAGGACAGACGTGATCCTGTACGTAGAAGCGCCGATGTCAGCAATTTTACCGATGTACGGGAAATGCGAACGTATGTTGTGAAGTGCTACTTCCTTGATCCGACTGCGTGTCGCTGAGCCGGACTTGATATCGCTGTGACGTATCGTTCGGTTGCCAACAACGTTGACAAGCACACCTTTTGCGTTTGGAACGACGTAGTGACAAACAAGACCGAGACCCATGGAAAACTATACCATAGGTGTTAATTCATTTGCATCGTCTGTTTCTTCTACAGCACCGATAGAAAATCGTTTCTTTCTACCGCCATCGGCTCGCCATCTGCGCGACAGGTTGAAATAGACGCACATTGCATCTTCTTCAGACATTGTTTTGTAAGCGTTCGCCAAAGGTAGCAGATACGCGATCGGCCAGTCGTACACAGCGTCGTTGAAGCATTCGTACAGTTCGTCGCCGAGCACGCTTCGTCTTATCGATTCTTCCAGCCCATTCACTGGAAGCTCGTAGTCAAAACGTCCCGGTCTACGCACAGCTGATCCAAGTGACTTCAGATCATTAACACTTGCGATGATGCACTTGCACTGCTGCTTGAGCGCATCAATCAACGAGAGCATCTCGCCAGAAGTCATTGATGACCTGTCGATGTCGTCGATGATAACGCATTCCGGCTGAAATGTTCTGCAAGCGCTTACAATAACGTTCGATAGCGTAAACTTCCCGCTAACGTCGAATCGTATATACGATTCGAACAGCTGCTCTGCTAGCATTCTTGAGATCGTGCTTTTGCCCGTACCGGGATTGCCGTAAAGGACAAGAGCAAACGAACCATTGTGTGTATTGACGATACGTTTAACGAAGTCTATCGCGCTGTAGCGATGCAAGTTCTTATCAATACTTGTGTCTCGAAAAATCTTCAGATGCGTTGAAAGATCTTTGCTGGTAACAGTTTCTATGAATATCTTTTTGCCGTACTTTTGCACAAGCTTGTCGTAGATAAGCGCACGCGCTTTATTTACGTCATTTTCATGAACATAAGCGCAGCCACCACGTCGTCCGCTTACAGACGTAATGAATACTATGTCATCAAGCTTCGAGATCTTTAGCTTTTGCTCATCCCAACGCGCGTTGATCGTTCCAATGACGCAGCTCTCGAAGAGCTCTGATATGCTGTCGTAGATCTCACTCTCGATAGCTTGTACATATCCAAATGTGCCAAGATCAGATATGAATCTGATGCTTAGCATGTTTTCTTGAATCGAAGACAAAAAGTCGTAAGCAGCCGTGTACGGCGAGATAATGTCTTGAATTTTGTCTGACTTTATTTCTTTAAGCACGCTGACAACGCTGAATACGAAATTTTCCGCCAACTTTCCACCAGCGTTGGCGATCTTATAGATCGTTTTGTAATGATCAATTTTTTTAGCGAGTCTTGCCTTCATCGTCCCAAAATCCATGAGTGATAGTAGTTCAGCGCGTGATCATTCGGTGAAACGTTCATGTCGCCGAGGCACAAAAGTTTGTATGCGTCAATGGCGTACTTTCCTACGCCAGGTAGTTCGCTTACATCACTATAAAGCTGCAATGCGTACAAGCAACTCATCTCAACGAGAGTTTCTGCACGTTTTTTTGCAAATCCGAGTGGTCTAACGATCTCTTCAACGAGCGCAAGATCGTCAACTCTGACGTCTGAGCTTGTCGGGAACGCTTCGAAGAACAGCTCAGACACTGTTTCGACTTGCGCTCTTCTTGTTCTATTGAGCATGATGCAGATGACGAGCACTCTCCAGTGCCAGTCTGATTTTCCGACGTGCAGTTCTTGCAGCAGCGGGTTTGGCGATCTTGGCGGGATGTACAACACATGACTACTTGTCTCTTTCATATGCAGAAATTTCCGCAGTCAGCTGATCTAGCTCTGCTGAGAATTTCGCAGATAGCTCACTGTCAGGTCGTAGCTGATTCAGCATGTACGTAACGAGCGCAAATCGACTCATAAGCATCTCGCGCTTCATAATTTCGTCAGCTTTGACATTTATGTTAATCGACAACTTAAATGATAGGATTGCAGCGACAAGAGAAAGAAAAGACAAGAGACACAAAAGCAACGCTACGCTAAGCGTTGCCATATTAAATCTGTATCTGACGAACGCTGATGAGCAGCAGGTAGCGGAGAACGCTATCAACACGAATGCTGCAAGCTCATAACATCTTGCACGATTTTTTAGCTGCGTTGTATTCATTTTTTAATCTGTGTATCCGCGACCACGTTCAACTAGCAAAGCTATAACGAGGATGCATGTTAGCACGATCATCCAAACAAAAAACGAATCGCGCTGATTCGTTTTTTCATTAGAATTCTTCATTCTGTGTCACAACACGATGCTTGTTGCGTACGTTTGCTATCGATCATCGTGCAAGCGAATTTCAATAGTTCTTTCAAGTCATGCGATGTTGGAACGTTCAACCTACGTGCCCACCACAGTTGATAGCTTGTCTTTGGTGCGTCGACTGGTGCGCCAAAGACAACTTTTCCGCTTGACTTCCACGTTCCCCACTCATCGTTCGTTGTGAAGCCAGGCATATTTTCAAGATCGCGCGGAATCCAGAAGACGATAACATCAGCGATCGCAAGACCAGTCGTCTCCCAGATGATTTGCTCATCGTAGTCGAAGTCACCGCAGATGCTGCCACGCTCTTCTGGGATGATGATGTAACCATCGTATCCGAGTGAACGCAGAAGTTCAACAGCAGCGGGCCGCCAGCTTGGAACATCATCGCTGCGTGGCGTAGGACCTGCGAGAAAAATTATTTTCCCACCGTCTGATGGTATAACTTCACGAGCAAAAATATTTCTCTTGTCGTCGCGCATTTGCATTCACCTCGCTGCTTCGAACGTTGAGACAAACCTTTTCCAAGCACGATCGTTCGTAATCGATACAAACTCAAGATCATCGAACAACGAACGCAGCATGTCGTAGTTGGCGTTGCTGTCGCCAGTCACAACGAAACCATTCCAGTCATCATCGTTCGTCCAACGACGAAATTTGATCAACTCCATATTACGTTCGAAAATCTCGAGCCTGCTAGCGTCCTGACGTAGCCAGTCGTAGACTTGCTCTGATCCTTTTTTTACGAGTGCCATTGCACGTTTATCGCCGATTCCAGGGATCCCTGGAATGTTGTCTGACATGTCTCCACGAAGCGACTTCCACATAACGTAGTCATAGTCAGGCGACTCTACGTATATTTTCTTCATTGGATTGTACAGTTTCACATCGCATGCTGTGCCGACAAAGTCAAAAAGCTGCATGAAATCGCTATCGTTGCTAACGACGACGCTTGACTGCAGCTTAGATGCAACATTTGCGATCGCATCATCACATTCAAACTTGGCATGACGAGCTACCGTAATGGGAAGAAAGTGCAGCAGCTCAAGCGCAAGGCTTACTTGCTGATTAAAATCAATCATCTGCGCGATCTTCTCTACATTCGACTCGTCGATCACACGATTCTGCTTGTATCCATCGTACAATGCACGTCGTTCAAGAGCTTTACCTTCAAGAACAATTGTTACGCCAGATGGATCAAGCTGTTCGATGAGAGCGCGAAGCGAACGAAAGAAATTGTATATGATAGAATTTATTCCTTGCGCACCTTGACGTGAGCGGTGAAAAAAATTCATACCGTCTAGCAGCAAATGACGTTTCATAACTTATCTTACCATATGAGGTGGTTAGATTGCATTTAAATCTAACTAAACGAGTTAACATTTTCTTTTTGCAAGCAAAAACCGCAATTCCGTTATGCCAGTCTGATGACTCAAAACGATTTACGCATTTTCCGTCAACTTCGCGCTCTGGTTCAACGTTCATTTCAAATGACTCAAGAACGGTTATACCGCAGTCTTTCAATGCTCTACGCGTTCCAACTTTAGGACCGTCCCAGTACCAGTCATCAACGATAAGCAAGAATCGCTCTGACAAGTTTTTTGCAAAAAGAGTTATTCCATCGTATTGATCTTGTTCACCGTGCGGTCCATCGAACATATAAAAATCAGTATTTCTCCATACTGTATTGCTGAATGTTGAAGGAAGTCTAAAGTCTTGTTCAAGCATCAATATTTTCTGTTGCGAGTCGTCGTAGACAGAAAAGTTTGAGAAGTCTGAGATGTTCATCAAGAACACATCTCTTTTATCACCAAACTGCGACCAGTTATCGCAGCATACAGCTGTTATTGGATTATCGTACAATGCTGACATAAGCGTGGAACCAGTATAAGTTCCAACTTCTGAGTACTTCATACGTGGTATTGACGCAAGGTTGTTGAGAAGATGACGCGTCTTTTTACCAGACATGCCTATCATCTGAATAATCTTTTTTGCTACAAAGCTACCATCAGACAACGAACTACGATACATGTTCGCTTTATTGTACGACTCTCGTAGATGTGAGACTATCATCTCGTCTGAGACGAATATCTGATGTTGAGCAGCAGGTATTTTTTGCTTTATCTTTTTCTTCTTCATGATGATCTCGTATTAATCGTGCACCATGTAGCATACTTTGCTGCTGCGGCGAAGTCCCTGTAGAAATTGATATCCACTGTATCAAAGAATTTTTCGTAGTCGTAGTCAGCCAACGTTTCATCATCGATGTTCACGATGACATTACGAGCGCAATTTATGACTTTTGCGACGTACAGCAAGCATACATTAGACTGTACGTCTACAAGCATAGCGCTTGCCCTACTAGCGTAATAATTTAGCGGTTTTTTGATAGCGTTGTCTGCGTTCTGATACACGATGTTAGGGCGTACGCTGTAATGCGCAAAACAAGTTAGAAGCTGTGGATCTGTTATCTTTTTATTCGTAACAAGATAAACGTACTGTTTTGCATCACGCAGATCATCGTTATCTGCGTCGTAGATCTTCTGTTTGGCTTCTTTGTACGCAGCTGTTTTTAGCTGCGAATTTTGCATAAAGATGTGCAGCTTGGGAAATAGTGGACCATCGTTGAGCGTTCCACCATCGTTGAGATTTAGTCTGCAGCAGTCTATCGCTACATTCGTGAATGCTTCTTCAAATGTATCAGCTTCACGCTGCAGAAATATGCTGCCTCCCTCGATGCTGCATATAACGGCACTTAGCGAAACTTTGTAAAGCTTATCATACGTGCATTCGATACGCAGATCATAGTCAGAGCCAGCTTTGAGAAAATTTTCGATTAGTTTCATAAAAACTTTCAATATTATTATATGTTGCTGATATCACAGATTACACGAGCGTATTGTAACGTCATATCAAGGCAAAACAAGTATTCAACGCAGCTAGCGTGGCCTCCGCTTCTTACGCCAGAGAGATTCGTGCTTCCACCGATTTTTGAACCGATGTACCGCTTATGCGGGATCGAAACAACGCTTACATTTCCCATGCACATGAGTATTTCAACAACCTGATCGTACGTGATAAAGCTTTCATTGCTAAAAGAAACAATCGCGTATTTAGACTTTAGACTGCGGATCAACTTGTTGAAAGTTGATAGAAATTTCTTTTTGCTATTGTAATCGCTTTTCATGCTTTCGCTGTTGTAGTCTCTACGTTTGCACGCTACGCCGAAGTGCTCTGGCGCATCCCATCTAACAAGCGTTTCCCAAACATGGTAGTTGCCAATATAGCTGTGCTGATTGTACGGCGGATCTATGTAGACAAGATCTGCATCGATAGACGCAACAAAGTCTGACGCGTCTCCGCAGAATGCTTCGCAACGTTCGTTAGAGTCAACAAGCTCTGGCAGTCGAAGTGTTAGACTGTCGTAGGAACGTTTCGACCACTTCTTCAGATACGCAGACTGCAACGCGACTGTAGAGTCAACACGATCCGCTGCTTCGACTATCGATGTTAGCACGACTGCTTCAAGCACGGGATCCAACGACAGTCTCGCGACTTCATCGCGCATTGCGTCTATCTTTTCACCGTTGAACGGTTGCAAGAATCGCGAACGAACACAGAACGTATCTGTGAAGTACCCGTACTTGCCCGGCAACTTTTGCAGATCTGAGATTATCTTGCTTGCGTCGTCAGCGTATTTTTTCGCGTCAGCCGTAATGTAACACATCGCGAACGTGTACGCATATCTCGCAGCATCGTTCGAAAGCACCCTCTTGCCGCATTTTTTGAAATGATACCCAACGCGCGATGTGCCGCTAAACGCATCAGCAAATGATGAAACATTATCAAATCTTGCAACTACGTCAGCAATGTTTGATACAAGCAGTCTTTTTGATCCCAAGTACTTTATCATGTGACTATTTTAAGTTGTTACATGAAGCTTAGACTAAGCAAGCTAAGAACGCTTATAGAAGCGGCGCTTAACGCAAATTCAATAGATAGTATGTGTTTGTATGTTGATAAGGCATCAAATGATAGGATTTCTATTCATGTGTACGATGGGTGGAAATTCGCTGAGCTTCTAGAGCAGAACGTTATGGACAGCGGACATTTCGCTCAAGCGATTGTCGGTACTATCTCAATATCAGACGCAAAGTCAGCAATCGGTCAGCCGTGCAATGGAGCATGGATGGTTGACTCAGTCGCTGGTGATGGCAAGCTGATGTATGGGCTTGGGTACATCTATGCTGGTGGAAGGTTGATGCCCGACAGAAAGACTGTCAAGCCCCCCGCCAGGGCTGCTTGGAAAAATCAGTTTTCCAAGCGTGGGGCCAAAGCAGCATACGGAAAAACAATATTTCCGTTCGATGACTACGAAAATCCGCAGACACCAGATCCAAACGACGACTGCGAAGTGTACGGTAATTCAGATCCAGACGCGCTTTATCTTGACAACGCTTACAGCGGAATTGATGACTTTAGCGGTGCTATGCATACGATGCTTGCGAATCACGACGAACTTTGCGCAAGATACGGTAAAAAGAAAGTCGAAAGCGAAGTCGAATACGCAGCGGGTATCTACTTCAGCAATCGTTACAACGAAACATGAAAATTCGTATTAGTGATCTCAAACGTTTGATCGAAAGCATTGCTCGTGATGCAGATACAAAGCTCTGTCTCAACACAGTTTTGCTGTACGGAAATACTTACGATCTTGTTGTGTACGATCCAGATGGAATCGAAGAGCTGCTCAAAAAGCCAGACGCAACTATTAACGTTGCGCAGTTTCAGAAGCGCGTCGTTGGAATGATCAGGGTTGGCCCAACTTACGGAAGAAATAAAGCCAAGCTACCGTGCAACAATGCGCTACAAGTCAAGATGGTCGCTGGCGATGGTAAGCTGATGTATGGGCTTGGATACGAGATAACTGGACGACTCATATCTGACAGAACCTATGTTAGTAAGACTGCACGTAGCGGATGGAAAAAACAGTACAGTAGCGGACGTGGTAAGTATCCTTTGGACGACTACGAAAATCCGCAGACACCAGATCCAAACGACGACTGCGAAGTGTACAAAAATGATCCAGATGCTGCTGTGCTTAATAACGCTTACGAGAAGAATAATGACTACGCTACGCTAGCAGCTGTAATGACAGCTAACAACGAACGTATCGTCAGTCTAGCAACATCGCTTACAAAATTTAGCGAAGACAACATCAAAGCGATGATAGTACGCGCGGGTTCAAACTACTTCAACACATTCGATATTTTAAGTGAACGATGCCGACATTGAGTCGGCATCATCTTTGACTTTAGAATGGCTTTGTGATATCGTGCACTATTTCAAGCACATGATACAGTAGCGGCATTGAGCGTTCTCTACGAAAATCCTCTAGCATAAGTTTGTGTGTATACTCATGTATAAAAGACTTTATCACGACGTCACCTTCTTAGCTTCTGCAATGTATCTTTCGCGTGCTGCTTTTGCGCAAGCATCGTAAGCAAACTTAACATTCTGTATCCCACTCGCTTCGAGAATATTGGATGTCTCTTTCGCAAGGTCAGCCTTCATCCACGCAATGAAGTCGCCGACTTTACGCATGTCATGCTTGAATTCGCCATCATTTGTAGCTCTTACGCCTTGCTCGTACCGAGCGTCTGTTAGAACAAGTTTAACGTAAGCGGCGACAGAGTCGGCAGACGGTACATTGTCTTGCACTGGCTTTTCCTTTTCGACAACTTTATGTTTTTCGCCCTTCGCTTTGAAAGCGAAATTTTGAAAAAGCTCAAATGTACATCTGCCATCAACGAATGGGTACATAACAAGCCCTTCTCCGGTGCCAGAGATGTCAAACGTTGACTTGACCCACGGATCGACCTGCTCTACTTCTTCAACAAGCTTGTTTATCTTGTCGATTTCATCAACGTTGTCAGTCCGCACGTTCAACTTGCACGAATGCATCCACGGCAGAATGTACGCTGAATGTTCAGTCAAAGAGAATCGCTGAAGTTCATTGGGTTCGCAAATAAATGTTTTCGCTTCTGTTACGTTGTCGACCACAACGCAAGCGAAGATAGCAAATACACGTGACTGTAGCTGCGATAGCGCAACACCTTTTTGCACTCCTTTACCGCACCACTCTCCGTACACGTAGATCGTCTTGTTCGTTTGAGATAGCTGCGAATAGCTCTCCGCCAGATGATCGGCAACGTAAGCTGCGAATCCGTAGTTATCTGACTCACGCGAAAGAACAGAAGCTCTCGATAGAGCTCTCACTGCTCCAGTGCTTTCGATAACAACAGCAGCATTCGTACCATGCAGCTTTATCTTGCCCTTGTAGTCGACTGCTGATACATTGGGCATAACGTCGTACTTACTAACATTACGCTTTACGTTGTACCAAGCTTCTATCGATGGCCAAAAAAGTGGATTTGACATGATTATATCATATATTCTATGATTAGCTATTTACAAAATTTGATTCATTCATCCTCTTCAATCTGCAGATCATTGATCTGTCTTTGGAGAATCTCGATCAGTTCTTCAGTCATGTAAATAGAATGACTTCCAAGACTGATTTTCTTAAGAATTTTTTGCAAAACTTCGTTATTTTCATGCTCAAGAACACGTTGTATCAAATCATGTCGCACTGTATCAACGCAGTAAAGAGGAGCTTTTTTCATGTAGTACATCGCTTTTTGCAAATCTTCTACACGAGAATTCTTTAGTCCAGCCCTCCAAAGATACTTTATGATGCATCCGAGACCAAACGGAAAATTTATAATTATGTCAATGCACTCGACACCGCTTGGATGCGACGTGTAGTGCTTCGGGCGATTAATATTGTTGCTCATACTTTTGTATCCCGCTTGTTGTATGGTAATCGATACCTAGTAACATGTCAAGAGAAGAGCAGATAGAAGATATCGTAAGATGGTACAAAGCGTACCAGTACTACATCAATGACGATATAACAGATGCTGAAAACGAGTTCAAGAAGGTTGACAAGCACGTAAAAGATCTGCTACAGATGCTTGCAAGATCTTCGAATCCGTTGAACAACGTAAGCGTAGAGCACTATTCTGCGTATGCGAGAGCCAGGCTAGCATCAAACTTTGATACGATATCGCTGCTGCTTATGGACATGAAACCAGGAATAGTGGGTACCAAATTGCAGCGCTACCATCTGATAGGTATCGACACTAAAATGTCTATGATTGAAGACAGCATCGCAAAGCTGAGGGTGGCGCTAAAAATTCTTGGTAAGAAAAAATCTCACGTTAAAGAGTTTCTCTTTCTTAAGAACTTTCATTCAAAAGTAGCTGTGAATTATTCTATCGCAAAATCGATATGGGATGAGTTTAAAACGTACGTAGGTAAAAGTCTTGTAGAATTTCACGAAGACGTTACTGAGCTTATCGAGGATCTCACGAGCGTTTGTAAAGAAACGTACGAAATATGCAGTCAGGCGATGGACGTAGAATATTTCAAGCTGCCGACATCGATAACGTCGCATGACTCAACGACAGAGGTTCTACTCAAATTTTATACGATCGTAATTCGTGTAAAGAAATTCGTCATTGAATCAATTAAGATAATAAACAGTTTCGTTTATCAAAATGCTTTTTTCAACAAATCGCATAAACTCGAATTCTCTAACATCCTAGACGTAGGAACAAACGGCGATATTTTTCCCGCAAACGTAACACGACAGCTTCGAAAAGCGCTTGAAGACTTTGAAGAAATGTGCACTGAGATAACAAAACAAAAGCCAGCTGTCGATAACAGGCGAATATACGCACAGCTGGGCTCTGATGATCACCCAAGCTTTGAAATGTTTTCTGATCAAGATGTAAACGCTATTTACACATTTTTCGATATCTGTTCAGATCACGTGGGAAAGATTGGCTACACAGTCGATCTTGCAGTTGGCGGGTTGATGCAGATGGCTGATTACTTGTACGAAGAATCTGATAGATACGAGAAAGATTACCGCGATCTTGCGATCGGTCTCAATAAGCGTTTTAATGTTAAGACAGAAGAATAAGGTACCCACATGTCAAGCAGAGAAGAGCAGATAGAAGAAATCATAAGTTGGTACAAAGCATACCATGATGACGCTCACAGTATCACAACGATCTTTCAAGATCAACTTGATAAGACGGCAAACTACGTAAATTTGTTGAAAAATACACTTGCGCCATCGAATTCCGGTAACATACAGAAGATCGAGCACTACTCTTCAATAATAGAAATTAAACTTAGAAGTCAGATGGGTAGTATGGGTATGCTAGCAGATACTGTAAATAACGATGTCAAGAAAAAATTCATCATACATTGGCATCACATCAATGAGATGTGGAATGCGATGTGGAGCATCAAGCTGATTATAGCGCAGCTGCAACTTATACTAAAGAAACTAAGCAAGAAAAAATTCTACGCAAAAGAATTTAGCTATTTGAAGAAATTTCTTTCGACGATATCAGAAAATTACGCATTCATGC